GTGCACGCAGGTATTTGCGTACCTCAAGGGGGAGGTCAGATGAAGGTGGGATATCCGGGTCAATAGAATGGCACACCTCGGGAAGTAACTCAGCAATAACTTCAGAAATGCCAATAAGGATCATCACGTTGCTCGATGATGTAATGGAAGGTGATTTAACGTGCGGTGATTACGATGGTTTCGTCAGGTTCACTGTAAGCCATGTGGGCAATGGATCGGCGATCCAGTCCACGGGTGGCTCTATCCACCGCACAATAGAGGTTGATCATGGCGTTCCGCAGACCCACGAAATCATCGGCTGTCTCGCTCAAGTCAGGTGGAAACAATCCGCCCGCGAATTCGTCGACGAAATGCTCGCCACGGCGCGCCCAGTCACCGTATAAGGAGAAGATCTCATCAAAGTCGTAGGAATGGTCCATCAACCGTGAGAGGTCGTCAATAAAATCCGTGTAAATGTCTCTCCCATCGATTAGGATAATTTGTTCAGCCATCGGATATTCTCACTACAAATCCTTGATCATAAGGGTCGTACCGGATCAAATCAATCACTAAATGATCCTGGTCGTTATATAGACTCAAATGATCGGAGAGATCTGCAAGGATCTCTACCACGGACTCGAATGCTTCTTCTGCCTGAACCATAACTGCGGAGAGGTCGCGGGACCGGGTGCCAGGGTTCTTATAGCTTGTCCAGAATCTCAATACATTCCCATATTCAGCCGGGAGGCAGTTGTAAATAACTCCTCGCATGGCTGAGACAACGGCAATGGACAGCAGCGGTTTAGGGATGGACTGCAAGGCTTCCTTATTGTCAGGGACCATCAGCACCAATGGCAGGGCTGGACGGTCACTTATCTGGAAGTGGGACGATCTCAATGTAGGCCGAATCATCATCGGGATTTACCCCCATTAGGCGGATAGCTTGGGCCTGCCGTTGGATCAATTCCGTTTGGCCATTCAGCTGGTCGATTAACTGGCTCAGGTGATCTCGAATTTGCATCGAGTAGCTATCGGGGTAGCGAGAATTCAATAGGACCTGTTCCGGGAAGCGATCGTGCCGGTAATCGGACAGTGCGGTGGAGAGGTATTCAAATAGCTCTTCCAACGACATGCCGCTGGCCTGTAAGACGTGTGTCAAGTTCACTAAGAACTCGCCACTGGTTTTCAAGGTGATAATAGCGCGGATCGCAGGTGGCACTGACGTAAAGGTCTTCGTCGGTACTGACGTAGTTAACTTTGAGCAAGTGGTAGGTTGATTCCGATTCAGAATGAAACGTGTCTTTGGCATAGTAGACTCGAAGTTGGTAAAGGATATTGCCGAACGCGCAATAGAGATCTTCCATCCATGCCACGATGGGTTCGGCAAGTTCGGGGTTGTGATCGATGAGGTCTTCGGCGAAGAACGAATCATCGAACACGTAATAGGCGATTGCGGCATAAAGGAGTGCCGAGGCACCTAGACGTTCGGCCAGTGTTTCACCGAACGTCTGAAATGCCTCATCAAATGGTAACCTTATAGCAATTGAGCTTATCCCAGTCGACACGGGCGCGAACCTCCAATACCATCAGACCGTCGCAATATTCGACGACCCTGTAGGCGAAAGGTTGGGATGACAACACTCCATGAAATTCTTCATGGAGTCTCTCGGTGATACGTTTAATCTCATCGATACGTCCGGCATACTCATCCTTGGCTACCAGACGAGTCCAAGCCATGCCCGCAGGCGTGTCAAGGACGTTCAGGCCTGACATGGCGCAGTTGGCCATCTCGGCCATTGGCACCATGACACCAATTTTACCCAGGCGCCTGTACAGGATTTTGAAGTCATCATGGTCCATGGGAGAATGGACCATCACATACCGGACCGTGTTGGGGCCTGGATCAACGGTGACTTGTGAGTACTTGTACGGCGTGGGCTTAAATGTACGCAGCCAGTTCGTCGAGAGCCCTACGTATCCGTTCGGGGTAGAAATCACCTTGCATGGTCGCATGCTGGTATTCGTCCTTCAGGTGTTTAACCGGGTCTGGGGCAGGCTTAGGTTGCTGAGTGACTACAAGCGTTTCTTCCTTGGGCAAGTAGTCCAGCACGGCTATGTCGGTGGTGGGGTTTATACAGCTTTCCACGAGCTGGGTGAAGCTTTCAACAATACGGTCAAGAGGAGCGTAATCTTCAAGCCAGTCTGTCCAGGGCGCTGCCAGTCGATCAAGGAGCTCATCGGTCTGGCAATGGTTATAACTGTCAACCAGACGCTGCATGGCATTGGTCACCTCGGCTGCAAAACAGACGCCGAGGTTCTCACTGACAATTGCTTCAATATTCTGCTCAAGCTCGCTGGCACCAAGTAGATACCGAGCCATGTCAGTCTCCTCTAGGGCGCTAGTAGCGTTTAATGGCCTGGTCGAAGATCAGCTTCAGTTCGTCGCGCATGGCTGGTGATTGGACCGAGCCAAGGACTTCACGCACCATCCGGTCGATGTACTCAGCCATGGCTTGCGTATTGAGTTCATCTTCTCCGATCTTCGGCGGGGTGCGGTCCTTCAAGCTGCGCTTGAGAGCCTGATACCGCTGGTTGATCAAATCTCCGGTCACCTCAATGAGGACGTCCTCATCTTCAACGACCATGGTGAAGACCTTACGTTCAAGGTACGGCTGAACCTTGTCGTCAACCGCATCGAACAGGACCGTAAGATAAAGGTAATGATCATCTACCTCTATCATCAGGTTGTCGAGTTCTTCTGTCGACAGGGATTTGACCGGATACCCCAAGTCATGCAACAGCTGGACCACCGGATCGGGTTTATTCCGAATATGTTTGACTGACTGCAATATCAGGTTCTTACAGAGTTCACCGGCTGCAAGGGTCAGCTGATTGTCACGCTCTCGCTTGTCTTCTGGTAGTCTGTGGCCGTGTGGCCATAAATCCAGGGTGCTCTCAATATATGCGAGCAACTCAGTAAAGGGTACTATGATGAACTTCACACGACTACTCCCGTCACCAGTTTTCGTTTGGTCACAATCAGTTCGGTTGTCGTCATCTCAATCGAAATGACGTACTGTGCCAAGTGCTCCATGAGTACCTGACCGACTGATGAGATAATGTTGATGTTATCCCTGGCTTGCAGGGCTTGAATAAGTCGATACTGCTCAGTCAGAGATGGGCACTTCGGGTAGCTGGATACAACGGTCAGATTACCCAAAACCACCAGATCCCTCTCGACGACGTATTGCCACGCTAGAGGCGAGAACTCCCCACCCCTATCCAGGGTATCGGTTAAAGCAAAAACGTCGAATATGAGCACGCTGGGTGCGTTTAAATGGATGGTCATGTCCCCCCTCAGAAGATAAGGACGGGCTGTTCGTTTTTACCGGTATTTGAGGCGACATAAAAGAAAAGTAAGAGGGAGGACCTAGGTCCTCCCTCTATACCGGGTTAGCTGAAGCTGGTGAACGAATTGTCCGGATTGACCTTGTTCAAAGCAGGGCCGTGGATTTCGAAACTATATCGGGTTTCTTGAAAAAGGTGATGCCATTCACCGGTCTTGCAGCGATGACATTCATACCCGATTCCAGTCTGTGGGGTGGCATGGATGGAATCAGCGTTACCGCAACGCTCACATTCAAAGACGGAACACATTCTCAAATCTCCTTAAAGTTGAGGGTGTCTATATCAACTTCATTATGTATGGCTTCAGAAATTTACTGGTAATTTGGAACGAGGATACGCTGCTGCCATGGCATCACTTGTTGATCAGGTTCGAGATCGTCGCATTCGTAAATTCCCACCACCCGATTGTCGTCGGTGACGTACGCGTATTCACAACCGGGAAACTGACGCAGGGCCTCAGCAATATCCAGTGCACCAATGGTCGACGAAAAGGGTTGGCTGGTGTGTACCAGTCGTTTCTTGGACCGTTTTTCTACGTCTTCTGGTGCTGAAGTATTCATAAGAGGTCTTCCTTATCAGAGAGGGAGGGTGGTCGGCAAGCTACCGTCTTCGGCATTCTCGAACTTCAGAAGCTTACGGGCATATGCTTCAGCTTCCTCCAGAGTCTCGGTCGGATAGACGTTGACTTCGAGTCCTGTCCAGTCGGTGTATTCGCGCTGAAACGCCTCGTGCTCATGTACACCGTATTCCAGTTGGTGGCAGTTGAGCTGAATGTCGTAATCGGTGTCGTCACTGAAGCCGATGATCGACAGGTCGGATTCAGGTTCAGTAATCTTGAACGCGCCAGTCTTGGGTGGTGCGACCCGGAAACTGGGGTCTTGCACGCCCTTGAGCCAGATAGGTTCGGGGAAATTGCTATTGAAGCAGTAGTGGGTGACGTTCTCCTCGAATACGGTCACCTCGGTTGCTTCCGGCCAGTACAGCTTGACATGCTCGATTTCTTCCACATACGCCATCAGCATGTTGGCATCGTCAGACATGCGGACGATCCAGTAAGGATGGTACAGTGGCCATGCAATTGGGCGGGAATCGTGGATGTAGGCCTCATTGTTCAAATGACGCGGTGGCACCGGCGACAGGAAACCTACACGCAGCAAGTTGATCTTACCGAAGACGGGTTTATGAATGAACGCCTGCTCCTGATGGGGCTTGGTGATGAGTTCGTACATCGGCTTACCGTCAACGCCGAGGATAATGTTGGGATCTTGCTTGGACATGGGTGAGTCTCCGTAGATGTGGGATGGCGGCATAACGACAGCGGGATTGCTCCCGCTGTCGTGTATTACTTAGAGCACGAGTCCGGTAGTGGACACGTCATCGCTGTCGCTGAAGAACGAGACAGCTTGAGAGCGGGTTTTACGCTGCATCTCCATCTCCTTCTTCAGGCCTTCGAGTTCCTGCGCCAGGGCGCCGAAGGAGTGGTTTTCGATACCAAAGAACAGGCTCTTCGACGTTTGAGCAAACGACGGCATGAAGCCATCGCAGCTGTAAGGCACGAAGACATTCGGCTGAGGGTCATCCTGCTCGCGCTTGAGGTAAGCGGCCGAGATCGGGTCGGTCAGGACTTTCTCGAACTGATCGATGTCATCGAACAGGTGGATACGAGCCAAGCACGCCGGGATATCGGTCGACTTGTTGAACTGCAGGAAGCTGGCGATGTCGGCAGTGTCCAGGCCGTGGTTACGGCGGCTGCACAGGATTGCCAGGGCATTGATCATCAGATGGGCTTCACGGTCGATCGAGGAGCGCGGCACATTCGGACGGTTCATGCCGAAATGGATAACCACCGGCTTGTTGGTCATGCGACCGATGGCATCGAGCGACTTGATGGTACCGATGGTGTTCTCGGCAGTCTTGATGGACTCGTGAGAACCGGTGACGATACCAACGGCCTGGTGACCGTCTTCCAGCAGCTGTTTGAGGATCAGCGGGCCAGCGACCGAACCCGTACCACCCGACGCCGTGAAGATCACGATGTTCATGTCAGCCGGCGCGAACTTACGCAGGATGTCAGGCACTGCCTTGGCAATGACCTTGTCGTTGCTGTTGCGGATCTTACCGGAACCGTCGAGGTCCTTGAACAGCCAGGTGTTGTTTTCCAGACCTTCGGTGAGGTTGGAATCGGAGGTGTCGACGAAGGCCACTTGGAAGTCAGCAATATCTGCCGAATGGCCTGGGGTCAGGTAGTCACGACCGATGTTTATCCCTCCACCTCCGCAAGCAAAAACCCTGATGGTTCCGACCGGACGAGCACTGAGACCGTTATGCATGGTGTTTTCCTTCTGTGGTTTCTTTGAGTTTTTGACGCTTGAGTCTGGCACGTAGAGCATCTGGTTTAATACCTAATTGTCTAGCAGCCTCAGCGTTACTTGGGTAAGTAACGCCATTGGCAGTTACTGGTTTTGCGTTTATCGTTGCCACAAGGGCTCTGAATTCCGGGGACTGTCTGTGTGCAAGGAGTCGGTCACGACTGTCTTCATCTTGCCATGCCTTGGTTCTTGCTGCAGCTAGCTTTTCTAACTCATCAAGTGATCGCTCGCGCCCAACGTGCTTAGCCCTGAATTCAGGATCTTTCCACAGTTCCTTAGAGCGCTCAGACTGCACCTGCCTGGCTGCCTCGTCAGCAAACTGGCGCCGAGCAGCTTCGCTCAGTTTCTTCTTGGCCTCTTCAGGGACCGGGACACCTAAGCCTGTTCGACGAGCATCGGTAGAGACGTTAAACAGTCTGCCTTGACTATGGCCGCTGTCAAGCAAATGCTGTTCAATGTCAAGAGCTTCTTCTTTACTCTCAGCCTTAATGAAACCCAGGTCGAAACGAGGATCGTCATCATAAGCCTTTTGTAAATTTGGGTTCCGGTGAGTCCCGTCTTTCAAACGGTTCTTGTGCTGATTAATGCGTGTGTAGAGGTTGTGCGTGCTGCCGACATATGCCCTGCCCGTCTTCTGATGAGTCAGGACATAAGCCGCTGGAAATGAATGTTCTTTCCTGGTCGGTTTGCCGCTCAATGGGGCAAGAACTATGTCGTTCATTGCTTATTCCTCGATGACCCCGCACGAATAGATACGCACTTGGCCGACAGGACGAGTAGAAAGACCTTGAGACATCTTGTGTTTCCTCTTTGGGGTTGAGCGATTAGTTGATGAAGCTATGATCGCTAGCATATGGATAATGTGTGTCCATGAAATATTTGAGTGGCCAATCGTGTGTATGGGTTCTTAAACAGACAGGAGACAACTATGGTCGATCATCTATCGCGGGCACTTGACACCATCAAGTTTGAAATCCCGCCAGAAGTGTTGCGCTACACCTTTTCCCCGACCCGTTATGACCCGTCGAAGAATGGTCTGATTCGCGACTATAGCACTGGCGTCAGCATGGACACCATCATTCGTCGCCAGATCATTGAGGGTAAGGTGATGATCGATATCAACCTCTGTTCGGGGGTTGAGGTGTTCATCCCGATGAAAAATGTCAAGAGTGAGCGGGTCGATAACTGGACAATGGTCTACACCATCGATAAAGAACTGACTCAAGGACGAAGCATCACCGAAGTCTATGGACTCAGTTATGGTCAAGGCCATACTCTCGGAAATGTTGGGGTGATCTCCGAAGACCGTTCGATGGTACTGGAAGCGGCTGCCGGGCTCATGCAGTCGAATGCCGCCTGGACACAGGTGCAGTCGGCGTACTGCACACTGGTAGCAGATAACGTGGTCATGGTCACCAACATGAACCGGGTGCCAGGCATTATGTACCTGCGCTGTATGGTTGCCCACGATCCGAACCTCGCTAACCTCCCCATGAGCTATTCGGATGCTTTCTCGGAATTGTGCATCCTGGCTACCAGGGCGTACATCTACAACCGTACCATCATTCCATTGGACGAAGGTGCAATCCGAGGCGGTGCTTCGCTGGGCCGGATTCGTGAAGTCGTCGACTCGTATGCTGACGCTGCCACAATGTACAAAGAATACCTGCGGGATGAATGGCGCAAGCGTGGGGTGATGGCAAACCGCGATCAGCATCGCAGACTCCTTCGCTATACTGTTGGGTCCCGGAGATGACAAAGACCGGAAACAAAGAAAAAAAGAAACAGCTAAGAGAGGGAGCGCAAGCTCCCTCTCTATGCCGTCGGTCAGTGGACCATCAAAGAGATATCACGATCCAGCATGATTTTCTCCATTGCCGAGAGTTTCGGTTCAGGGAAAAGGCTCAGTGGTGCGGCCAGGGCGATGATAATCACCTGGGCGGCAGCATAGAGTTCAAGACCGATGAGATAGACACCGGCAATGAATGCGATCTGGAACAGGGTACGACCGATCCGTAGCTTGCCATTGCTGACAAAGCTTTTGTAGATCGCCCGGCTGTAACCGTACGCATAGCCCAGGAAGAACTCCTTCAGATTCTGGGTGGTGAAAGCTTCACCTTTCGGATAGCCCTTGATCAGAGGGATGACAAAAGCGAACAAAATGATAGCGGCGATGAGCAACATGTCGACGATGTCGATAATGGTAGCGAAGTTCATGGTAAAGCTCCTTACGGGAATGGGGTAGCCAGGATAGGACGTCCTATCCTGGATGCAGCGGTTGAGGAAGGGTTATGCAGCTTTGAAGTAACCTTCCGCCGTCCATCTGACGATAAAGGCCAGAGTAGCAGACTGACGAGGTTCGTGCAGATCCAGCATTTCACCGAGTTGATCGATGACTTGATTGGCTTCTTCCTCATCCATAATGACCGGATAGATGACACCATCGACCACGGTCATGTCGTGACTACCCAACTCCGGATTGGCTTTGAAGGTCTCGATGACCATCTCGATGATGTCGTTATCGAGGGTCTCTTCGTTGTAGTGCTTGGAACTCACGGCCAGCAGGCGGTTGGCGCGGTCTTTCAGAAGGTCTGAAACTTTACGGCCAGCAATGACTTTCTCAACAATGGTGGTCAGTTCGGCTTTCATAGTGGCGATGCTCATGGTGGATCTCCTAGATAGATCATGGTTAGACAGGTAGATTATTCTGCCATGTCACGAGTACTATGTAGGGTTGAAATTATTTCGAATCAAATTTTCATGCAAGCGGCATAACAGGGAGGGGCGACTGCCCCTCCCCTATGTTCGAATCAATCCACTAGATCCGCGTTTTATAACCCTGCCGTTGCGCGTATATCGCCGCGAAAGCGACAGCTGTAAAGTAGACTGCACAAGCCAGTGCAATGGCCACTGACCACGCACACAGCAAGAACAACAACACCAAGGTCCCCATGACCTCGAAGAAGCGGTGTTTGACAGCGCTCAAGAACACTTCCATATACCCCACTCCATTGTCGTAGAGGCTGTTCTTCAGCGTCTTGTTATCACGGTAGTACCCGATGTAGGGAAACACTGCCATGAACAGGATGACAGCCACCACCGACCATTCAATAACGGTTTTCATCTTCCGGCCCCTCATGATCCAACATCCCCAGGTATTCAGCCAATTCTTTTACACGGCCCTCGTGACTGACCTGGACCTTACCCTCAGAGACAGTCAGGACAGGAATACCTTCCAAGATGTCTTCTGCACCCTTGCCCTTGTAATAGAACACCACCTGAGGTTCGCTCGTGGGCTCGCCATCATCAGGTTCCATCACCCTGGTCAAAGGATTCAGGGACTCTGCCGACACCGCACTACCAGTCGGAATGACCTTGATCGCATAGCCTAGATCCACAATCTGATTGACCGTGCTCATGAAGCTATCGTCCCAGTCACCCACCTGCATCCCAACGACAGGTGCCTTAGATTCTCCTATCGGAGCCAGTACGTCTTCCAGTGATACGAATACATTGAACATGTCAGGTCACCATTTGAATGCAGCAGGTGGGCTGAGTGACTCCAGTGACAGCATACTAGCAACGTAGCCCTTCAGGAGCGCATAGTGAGCCGCACTGATCGGAGCAATGGAATACGGTTTCAGGTCATTCCACCGGGCATGGTCTTCAAGTAGCGGACCCTCTACCATCCATGCACCCTTACCCAGTGTTCGATCACCACCCAGTAAGATACCCCGATCACTCAGCACCTCAATGACCAGCTTGGTCCGATACTCTGGGACCGATCCTGCTTTGGGCATGATATTAAGCTCAGAGTAAAACATCTTCGCTACAATCACTGGCCGGTATTCACGGGTCGCTGGGCTGTAGGTCACCAGCCAATGCTCATTGGAATTCTCCTGGTCAAACAGGAGTTTCTTATTGGGCTTGATGCAGTACTCATACGGGAGTTCGTATAGATACCAGCCATTCTTAAACTTCTTATTCTTGACATTGTCCCCAGGCCAAGCGATGTCTTTCCAACTGGCCATGTAACCGATGAAGCAGCCCATTATCGAAGGCGCCACCGATACCCTCGGTACTGACACGTTTTCCTTATTGGCAGCACGTCTAGGGACAAAGGGAATGAACTTACTGATCTCTCCGTCTAGACTCATGTGGTACATGGGTCCTGCTTCGTCAATGTGCGAGAACTTAACTGCAGACTTGATGTTAGTAGGCTGAAGACTTAGCCATTGTTTAATTTCTTCGTTGTCCATAGGACTTCCCCTAGATAGAATCGTTCTATATGATTCCCGCGAGACAGCATAAATAACCAGCCAGAAGCTGGTAGATTGGGGGAACTCCTCCTTCGATCTCGCTCACGCTGATCTCAGTCGGTCTTGAACTTACTGATGGATCGTAATAAATTACGGTATCAATTAATGGTATGGTTATATGTTTTACTTAGTGTATATAGAGGGCTTCGCCCTCTTAAGAGCATTACCAGCATTGGTGATTTGTCTCCCTTACGCTACGCTACAGGATCACAAATCAGTAGTCTCCAAACCCCCCAGGATACCAGTGATACAGTACGAGTCTTTTTGGCCGAATTCCCCCCCCCTTTTTTCAAATGGGGCGAAAAACACCTATACCAATATGGACCCTATTGTAAAAGAAAAAGATCACCCGACAAAGTACCCCTACACAGCCTTCGAGAGGGACTGTGTAGGGGCTTTATGTCAGATGAATCAGTTCAACCACACCGGCGCGATGTAGAGGTCCTTCAGCATGAGTTTGTCTAGGAAGAGTTCATCCTTCTTCGTCAAGGAGTGACCGATGGCGATCCCCGACTGATAATCGCTCATGTATCCCCAGATCTCGTTATCTCGCACCATGATGTCGAACGACACCTCATTGTCTGCGAGCAACCGGGTGATGTCACCACGCCAAGTCATCAGGTGGTTGACAATATCATCCACAGACATGTCTGCCGTCAGGTCCCTATGGAAGCCGGTCATGAACCACGCAACCGACTGAATCATTGGAGCGGAGCGGGTAAAGACCTGCCGTTCAATCTCAGGGGGAATGGTGTTATTGGTGTACCGCGAGAGGGTGTCTACCAGTTGCTTGAATGTTTCAATGCGTCCGATAACATCGCTGGACATGAATGTGCCTCCTGGGGCAAAAAAGAAACCCTGCCCATCTTAGCCAGAAATGGAAAGGGGGACCGCTGACTAAGACATCAGCGGACAGGGTTTCAAGTGTAGGTTACTGATCGTCCTTGAGGTTGAACGTCAGAAAGTACGTAGGGCTGATCTGGATGTCGCCCACTTGCAGCTTGGATTGGGGTTCCACGAACCGATCCAGAGGACCAATGCCATTGGCTTGATCAATGAGTCGCTTGTTACGCACATCCATCATCTCTATACGCTCTGTGAAGCCTTTACAGAGGTTATTGATGTTCAACCCTAGGGTGAGTTGGCCAGTGGACCGATCGTACGTTACAATGCATCCTAGGGCCTCCAACCGATCCATGACCTTATCAAGGATCTTGGAGTCATGGGCGGCTTTAAGTTCTTCAAAGATCAACGGATATGCCGGGTGCTCGATAGCCATGGCGCGCCATTCATGCTGAGTTATCCCTTCGACTACATCGCGGGTCAGACTACGAATCCGGCTACTTAAAGTCCCTTGCATTTCACGTTGTCCAATGGCTCCACCGATGGATGATTTGACGGTATGGCTTTCCAGCATCAGCGTGGAAGCTGTGTTGTCAAAGTGGTCGTTGTTCTTCGGGGCGTAAAGATCTTGTTGAGTAGACACGGGTAAATCTCCTTACGATTTTGGGTTATATTCACCTGGATCATGTAGGGTTGAAGAATATTCCATTCGTATCGGTATGATATTCACCTTTGATTCTCACAGCAGGACTTATCATGGCCACGCCTCCCCCTAACGTGAAGTCGTTGTTTGATGCGGCATGTCAACACATCACCATCGACCGCCAGTTTATTCGGCGCCTGCAGACGTACCGCCAAAACTTCGCCAACAAGAATGAAGACCATGTGGCTTTCTTCGGCGGACATTTGATGGGCGTACAGGACGTTCGTTTCACCCGCACCGATCAGTTGGAATGGTTCACCAGCGTGATGGACATCGATGATGTCTCCCTGCAGGATGAACTGCTGGAATTGAGCACCCTGGTACCCGACCCCAAGAAGGTCCGTTTCGTATCGACCAACGTCATGAACCTGTCGTGCCTTTGGCTGGTCCATGCGATCTTCCGATCCAAGCTGACTGAGTCTGAGAAACAACAGGCCATGGTAGATGCCCTGTTGGTGTTGCAGTACAAGTTCATCACCTCCATCTTGGCTTACTGGTTCCCCAATAAGGCCGACGAAGCGGTGGCGGTAGCCACCTACGCTCGCCTCCCCAAGAAATACAAACTGAAGGAGTTGGGAAGCTGGGGTGCCTTGTTGGAATACCGTGCCACCGCTACCTTGGCCAAGGATTCCCCACATTTCAAGCAAAAGACGTTTCAGCAGTTTGACGATGACTACGGCATCATCTACATGGTCAACGACATCCAAGGTCGGATCAAGGGTTACTTGAAGAACATCCGCGACGAGTTCGAGATCGTGCGCCGTGATCCTACGGCATTGATCCGCAGCACCTCGAACACCTCGATCAATATGGATGGGGAGGTCATGGTCCGCAATCGCAAGAACGTCTACTCCACGTACCGCCGCTACCTCGACGAAGTCATGGCAGACCGTAACAGTTTCATCATCCGGGAACTTGCCGAGATCGTCGCAGGCACCATGCCTAAGCTGCCCTTGCACAACATGCTCGAGTGCCTTGAGTACATGGCCAAACACTCCTCCAAGCTCAAAGGCGATCCCAACGTCACCCGTTTGGTGGACCTGACCCTGGAGCACTTGTTTGACTTTATTGCGTCTAACCGCAACAGCATCAACACCAAGGACATCGCCACGCTGCTAGGGAAGCTCCGTAACCTCTACACCGCCTCTCGTGCCAATAACGATCTGTTGCTTGAAATGAGGGACGTGGGTTACGATGTGGTGAAGAAGGCAGTCAAGACCAAGAACGATTCGCTGATGAAATCCATCCGCACCGGTGTAGTTCTTTACATCGTCATTAGGACCGTATGTATGAACCATTACCGTAAAACGTAACGGCCAACATAGAGAGGGGCGGGCGCCCCTCTCTATGCCGTCTCACCGAATCATGACCTGGCCTCTGGGCGCCTGATAATGACCTCGACTGCGCAGGTCAAGGTTCAATGGTCGCTCAAAGGCCAAGGCTCTACCCGGCCCAAACGATCGGGTATCGATCATCTGCCGCTCCCGGTTACTCTCTTTGATCTGGTCAATGGATGCCGCACTCTCCATGTCAAACTCATCGGAGATCTTGGCCATCAAGAGGTCTAACCGGTTTTGCACCTTGGTTCGTTCGTAGACGTTGCGCTCTGAGGACAACCGTTCATTGAGCTGGGCGATCTCGTCACGAATCTGCTGCTGTTTATCGTAGCGGCGCTGTTCATCCCAGGACAACTTATGTTCAGCCTCATAGACGCGTCGTTTGACCTCACTCAAGGTAATGCCGTAATGCTCAAGGTTCTGACCGTACGTCAAGAACCAGTGACAGAGTAGCCAGCTGATGACATGGTCGTCGTGTCCAGATGCCTGGTGGTCGATCCGGTTATTCCTTTCCACCAGCCGCGCCAGCTCACCTTGCAACTTGGCATCCCGTACCAGTGAACCTGTCTTCTTGGCCGCTTCCTGCAAGACGGGTCCATAGATGATCTCACGCAACCCTTGGTTCGTTGGGAAACCGAAATGCTTCCGATACGACCGGTAATTATCCCGATCCCCAATGTACTCGTGATAACGCTTACGGTCCTCAGGCGATTGGTCCTTGGCATCAACCAACGTCGAGTAGATCCGCTTGGCAGGGTCAATACCGTGAGACGGCAGAGTCAGCAGCAAGGTGTCCAGAATACCTATCCAGGTGGATTTCGACTCAGGCACCAAGGTCAACTTCTTGAATCGGATAAAGAACTTCACCAGCCACATGGCAAACACCGTGAGGTTGGAGTCGTTCACTGTCCATGCCCCGACCGTCTCAAGAGTACTGGTGTCCAATATCACCCCTGTGATGTTGTCTCGTCCGACTGCGTTGGAGGTGTCCATCCCCATGACAAGTTCACGCCCCGGCAAACCTTCCCGAACTTCTCGTTCTGGCACATACCAGCGAATCGAATAATAGTCCGTCTTATCGATTTCAAGGAACTCGGGCTTGACCACACTGGCCATGATCTTGCGCAACAAGTCTTTGGTCAGCGGGTTCTTGGCGTTACCTGAGGTCCATTCGTTCAGATAGTCACGCCGAACCTCGTCACCGGTCTGGCGAGATTCTGCAATCTTGGTCCTGAGCCATGCATCGGTCTTACCCAACTGACGATGGTTGAAGGTACCGTTGATCAGGATGGCATCTTTGTTACGGCACTGCTTGCGAATCACCTCGTACAGTTCGGTGCGATTGGTGCAGTCGTAGAAGTGATCATTCCACTCGGCTCCACCGGTCATGAGGTCGTAGGCATAGGCTCCTTCTGGGGTGTCCAGTTCGCCCGCTGTGGTAGTGAAGATGTTACCGTACGGTAGGCCGTTGCGGGCCGCTTCTTCACGTGCCGCACCACCACCTGCGAGCATAACACCCAAGGAGATGTGGACGTTCTTCAGGAACGCGATTTCGTCCGTGTGGTTGTGGGGTACAGTCAGACCACGACCTAGGTTACGGGCCGCTTCTTCGTCCTTCTGGGGGATGTAGACCACCATCCGGTTACCCTGGGACATGTTGGTGAATTCTTTCTGGTTATCCGTGTCCTTCTTGACAATGTTCACCAGGTACTTAGGGAGCAATGCCCGGAGTTTCTTCAGGCGTGCAATGTGTTCCTTGTACAAGTCACCCTTGGTGAACAAGTTGGAACGCGAGTTGCGCGCGCCGAAGACCTGGTACCAAACCGAGATACCGTCCGAGTTAAGGGACTTACCGGTCTGACGGATCTGCACAAGGAAGTAGTCGATGTGGTTCAGGAAACTCCACCACAGCGAGATGTTACCCCGGTTTGCTTCCAGCTTGATGGGTGTATCACCTGCTGCCGGCGGTACCCGCATGACTTCACGAATGAAGTACCAAGGGTTGAACGTACACTCGATCTTGATCTTGAGTTTCATCTCCTCGGAGAGTAACGGATCAAAGGGATCGACCCCTTGAAGATCAGGCTGAAGCAATGCCAGCATGAACAGGTGGTTCTTAACCCCCATGTGTTTCAGCAGGGCCGAGAAACCCAAAAAGGAGGTATTGGTCGTCTTGGTATCCCAAATTGCGGTGGGGTACTTCTCCTGCCAGTCGTTAGCAAAAAGAATAGTTTCCATTGATGGACCTCAATCCCAAGGCATACCCAGGCCTATCGGGGAATTACCCCCGACAGACCCAGGCACCCTAACTCAGTTGCTTTGCTGCACACTCATGCCCGTGACCCCAAGCTGCAATGGACCTTGCACAGTTTCGCGCACCCATCGCAGGTAAATAGTCTCGCCAACTTTAACATCATTGAGAATCGGGAACTCCTGGTTCCACTGATCACGATGGAAGGTGTACTCGCGTGTCTTGGTATGGATCACAAAGTGTGTCGGCTCTGGAGCAGCGACTTCACTTGTGCTGTCATACAAATGGTTCAAAGGCCAGTACACTTTGTCCAGCCATGTATCCAGGCTGGTAGCACCGGACTTCAGATCCAGGTACGACAGGTTGGTGTTGACGAAGCGGTTCTTGGCCACGATACCTTGACCGTAGAACTTCTCCTGCGACGGATCACATTTGATCTGCCAACGGTCACCTGCCTGATCACCCGCCTTGGTCAGCGAGATCTCAGCCGCCTGTACAAAGCGGTGAGCGGTGAAGATCGGATCGACGCTGGACAGTTTCAGACCAAACTTAAGCCGTTGACGGGAGACAAAGTCCTGGCCATCGAAGGCCACTTCATTGTCGGGGATCTCGATTACGCTACGCGGCACGCGGTAGTAAACGTCCCGGTCGATGTTAAACAACCAGAAGTCCAAGTCATACCGACCTGCTGCACCATTCCACGTCGGGAAGACGTACAGACGAAGGCTGTAAGCATTATCTGCCGCAATCGCCTTGATGGTGAAGGCTTCAGTGATATACCCGTTCTCAGTGATCCCGTGTTCCAGAGAGTATTCATCCTCACTCATCCGGTAGCTCAGGGTCATTTTGTGCGGGTGAGACTGAATCGTCGGAGTGAACCACCGCAGACCGTGCAGACTCATCTTACCGGAGCCGTCCAGCGTGATGGGGACTTCCATCTCTTCACCGGAGTTGTACCGTACGACCCCTGTAACGCCCACAGTGCGCAGATCGACGTTAATCGGTACCACGAGTTGGGTTGGGTCTGCATCGGACAGATACGGGCTCTTGAGGCCGATGGAACGGATGCGTTTCATGCCAGCAGCAGAGCGACGTACCAGGCTGGTGTTCTGCACCAGCATCGACGAATGGCTAAGCTTGTGCCCCGTGGCATTATACATCACCACAGTCACCACTTCCCCGTCATTGAGGCGGCGGTTGGTGTTACCGGCAGCTGGCGCCCAGATCGCCCAGTTATTGATATTGTCAGTCCCGACATGCTCCAGTGGAATGTTCTCCCCAAGGAATTCACCGGAGGCATTGTAATGGGCGCTGACGACTACACCGTTGTCGGTGAGATCGGTACCCAGGAAGACTTTGTAATGGTCCGCATCAGACCGATACAGGTGCAGGCGACCATCCACTTGAAGCGAGAAGGGCATCTGACGTGTGTCAATGTAGACCCGCCACGTCTCACTTTGCTGACCAGTACCTACACCAAGCAACTGATCGATGACCACGTTGTTCTGGGTGACCGGAGGCAACTCCCATGGGATGTAGGTGCTACGACCGGTGGTTATGTCGATGGTGGTGACGCGGTAGTAACCCGACGTCAGGTCCAGGATCAGGTCATCGACGTTCGGACAGTGTAGACCAGTGCCCGGCAGACCAGTGAAGATCTGGGTGATGTTCCAGATCCTCCACTCACGGTCAAGGTCAACAATACCGACCTGAGGAATGTCAGAAATTGTGCTCATCGTTTATTTCGCGGGGCCTATTGACCCCGTGCTCCATGGAAGTTAAACAGGTGGGTGATCGATGGTGATCGAGTGTGTGATGTCGACCTTATCGTTGAGCATCACCCGAATAGCGCGCGCCAAGAAGTTGTAATGGTAGACGTTCAGCTCAAGCTTGGCTGCCCGTTCATGTGCCTCGATGGCGATGTACCGTTGATCGAAGTCTCGAACAGACGGCTCATACGGCAGCAACCAGACGTAAGGCTCGCACCACTTGCGTACCTCGACATCGCTGTAGTGGCCTGTCAGTTCGATCTGATCAAAGAACCCATCCATGAGATCGTGCATCAGCTTGGCGACGAACGGACTGTAGATACGATGCCGGCGTGGAATCAAATTGACGTCCTGTGCCGGCATGTCACCGACGACCACGGTCATGTAGTTTTCAATCTGCAGGTCGGTGGCTTCCGCTCGATCCCTTAACCGGTACGATTCTTCATGCGTCAAACCACGCAATGGAATCAGGGGCTCGGTGACCTGGTAGGGTGCACCGTTTCGTACGTTAGTCAGAATCACATCGGGCCTGTCTTCTGCCCAGCTGAGTTCATCACGGGACCAGATTCGCCCGTCCGCAATCACCCGAATGACCTTATCGTCCCGCAGGTTCCAGCGGTTGTTACGACTCAGCAGACCGTTTTCAACAAACCCGTACTCAGAAGCATGGATTCTCCCCATGTCCTTGGTGCAGAACCCTGTCGCGCGAACTGTGATGGTGTTCGATGTGCCGGCCTGGTTACGCCACTCCTTGTTGATGATGCAGATCTCCTGACCATTCATCAGCCAGTCCAACCCTTCAATCAACGGATGACCATTCAGCCATAACTCGAGCAAACCAGAGGGAATCTCAACCAGACCGTTGTACAGCAGGCCATTGATCCGCAGTTCCTGTACGTTCAGACTGAAACGCAGCAGGCCATCCGGGTAGTCGAGCACCAGGTTGTACGTCAGGAAGGTGTCGTCCATCTTGACCGCGGTGTAATAGAACGCCGGGTCGACCTTCCACAGAACGGTATCGTCGAGAAAATCGTAGAACGCCGGGTCATCGGTCACATCGCGCCATTCCCCAGTGGGGATGGCCGACTCTATAGGGCACACGTAGCAGCGAAAGGTCAGACCTTTCGCCGGCTTGTGGTTTTTCCCGTAGACTGTTGATTGGATCGCACCACCCTTGCCCACGATCGCCTCGATATAGCGACAGGTTTCAGACCGTGGAACGTACCACTGCGTGTTCTGGTTAACATACCACCCAAGCAACACACCTTGGCCGTCGTACTCGTAGACTGTACTCTCGCCCCGCAGTCCAAACGGCAACTCCACCCAACCCTTCGGCGTGGTGACGGCCTGTGGGGTGTCTGCTACAATGCGCGTGATGGCATTGTAACCGTACGCCTGTTCTACCATCTGACGAGTGATCTTACCTGCTGGAGCACGCATCAGGGCCGTGTACATGGATTTCTCAAGGGCTTCTACCCGCCAGACATCCACGACAGCTTCCGATCCCATGATAGCCGAATGGAATCCATCCTCATCAAACTTGTACAACTCTTTGATGTGTTGGGCTTCGTCTACCAGGTTCTTATCCATTCCCGACCGACGCTGGACCATCACAGCGGTCAGCTGATTACTGCGCGCCCAGTTCGGGTTCAACGAACACATCCTGTCCACATAGATCGATGGGATCGAGTAATCCTGATGGGTGACCATCCGGATAGAGTCTTCCAGGTTCTTGTGGTAGTAAACACCCTTTTGAATGTGTGCGGTTCGCTTGTGCACCAGGAACAGATCCTGATCATCACGGTAACGGATTAGATCGTCGCCAACTCGCGGCGGGTGTAGCAGGTACTTTTGCTTCTGGTCCAGCTCTGACAGAAATACCGGCAGATCAGCAACTGCAAACTCCACTACCCGTTCCACCGAACTGTCACGTACCAGTTCGACGTGGTCACCTCTACCCACAGTGGCGGTGGTGACATCATTGGTGAACCAACCATTGACATAGATGAAAACATGCCCTGAGCGTTCCTGCATCCTGCGAAGCTGGAAGGTCAGGCTGTTAATCTGGCTGGTAGTCAGGGGCACGTTGTACAGGTATTCAATGCCTTCATAGGGGTCATGTTCATCAGCCCGATCGAAGAAAGCATTGCTGTAAAACCGGAAGTACAGATCCTCGGTCCCGAAGTCGCCAATCTCCGGCAGCGCCAGCACGGCGACCACGATATTGCCATCCTCGGTCCCGAGAAAGTACATCTGCGACCGCGGGACCATGAGACCCCGCTCGGTATAGACCTCAATCACCATGCTGTCAGTAACCATTTGATTACTGACCGCTGTCCAGACGTTGCGCTTGAACTTCAGACCCAAGGTTCCCTGGGCGATGTTGCCAAACTGAAACACATGGTAGCGTGGGCCTTGTGTCGGCAGGTTAACAGTGTTCCAGAGTACCTGAATACTGCCCCGTGCACCGACTTTTGGACTGATCCTTGAGGGTCTCAGGATATGTTGCCGGTCCTGCTCCGGCGCACACCAGACATGCTGGTAGGCGTGATTGATGAGAAAGTCATCGGAGGTCATGTGGACACCTATCGAATTAGCGCTTGCCAGCCACGACGTCTTTCAAGTACTGGCCGAAAGTGGTGTTCATGGGCTTGTCGCTAGTGGGGGTTGTTTGGTAAAGCTTGCCCTTGTCATCGCCGACAGCAGTGCCTTAGAACGCTTCCAGGCTGGCGCGACGACTGGGTGAACCCGGTGCCCTGACCTTACCGGCCAGCACTTCCATGGAGCGACTGAACTCATCGCCTGTACGTCCCACGGCAAAACGCTCAACCAGTTTACCGAGGTGGGTCTTACGCCAGACCTTGGCATTGCACGCCGCTTCCACCAGCGCAAGGTAAACGGGCGGGTATTCCAGTGCGACAGCAGCAATCTCTTGCGCACCGTACCCGAACCACGAACGCCCCAAAGTCATGATCAGGAAGCCGACATTGATCTGGCTGATCCGAGTGTTCTGGGCAAAGTGGGTGTGCAGGGCTGCCACATACTCATCCAGCAGGCTCATGTACGGCAGGTCATCCACGATCGAGGTGATCAGTTGGATAGGGGCACGAGTCCAACGCTGGAGCAGTTTGACCAGCTTCTCACGGCCGCGATCGGAGAGCATTTCTTCAGGCGAGAAGAAACGCTGGGCATAGTAAGCACCGGTAATGATCTGTACTTCACGGGCCACATCCAGGTCCAGGCCTAGCTTGTTGGCAATCGATTGACTGAGCCAACTGATATAGACTTGAGCCGGAAGATCGCTGGTGCGCATGAAGTCTTCGCGCAGGGATGGGTCTTTGATCCACAGGGCGGTCAGGTCACCCATACGCGAAAAGAAATCTGCCTGCATTTGGTTGGCAACCACAAACCCTGTGTCAGAGCGTTGTTCGCGACGCATGAACGAACGGGCATCCATGAACACGCTACCGTTGTCATCGAGCTTGCGTTCAGCATACTCGACCGAGGTAACTGGCATGACGAACACAGGTACTTTTTCTGCCAACGGTGTGACGAATACCACCGACTCACTATCACGAATCAGTCCGCCCGTGGCCTTAGCCATGGCCAATTCACTGAGCAATGTGGAGAGCTTATGCTTACGCAAAACGGTGGTGTTCCAAGGGCTGGTGAGCATGATAAACCTCGTGTGGATGTAAAATTAAACAAAGTCAGGGAATACCGGAATCGAATAGTATGCGGTGATGGTATCAGTCACCTTGATTGCCGTATACGTCACTCTATATAGCGGCGTGGTCATACCATCTCTCTGCCAAAGTAAACTTCGCGCGGAAGTTGATTCATTTATTCCCATGGGAGACATGTACATGTCGTCTGTTTCGATGGCTTCATCTTTGCCGAGAACTGAAGTTCTCGGCTTCAAGGATGTGAGTGGCCAAGGCCAACCGCTGGAGATCGTCAACCTGCCGATCTTCCTGCCGTTCTGCCCGCTGTTCACCTCTTGGGGTCCGTCCGACACTGCCAGTCTGGTTAGTGGCGATGGTTTCAATTCCATTTATGGCGCAGATAACTTCTACGCCGGCTCTGCATTCCTGAGCCACCAGGCCGCTATGTTGCAGAAAGTTCTGCAAACTGGTGCCATGGCACTTGTCCGTCGGATGAAACCGGCTGGCGCAAAAGTAGCCACCCTGCGTGTCTGGGCTGACGTGATCGCTGATCAAGTTGCACAGTACGAGCGTAATGCCGACGGTACCTTCAAGCGTATCAATGGTGAACTGGTTGAAACCGGTGAAACCGTCGACGGCCATCGCGTCCGTTTCCACATCGACGAGCCGGGTGAAACCGCTCTTCGTCAAGGCACACCGACCACCGGCACTATGGTCGATGGTAGCGGCGCGCCGTCGACCATGTACCCGCTGTTTGACATCGAAGCGCGTTTCTTCGGTGCCAAGGGCTCCAACTTCGGCATCCGTCTGGTTGCACCGACCACCAACTCCTCGACTCCGGCCAACGCCGAACTGATCGAAGAGCAGGGCGCTTACCTGTATCGCCTGTCGATCCTCGAGCGTGCCAACAGCAACAGCACTGGTTCGCCGCTGATGAACATGAACGGTGAGCCGTTCGTCGAGTTCAGCCTGAAGCAGGGTGTGGTCGACCCGAAGACCAAGATCAACTACGCGCACGACAAGCGTATCCTCAAGGCGTTCGAGGACAATGATCCGGAAGTGTTCACCGGCTATGGCCCGCTGAAGAGCTTCCATGTCTACAAGGACAACCTGCAATTGGTCCTGGACAATCTTCTGTCCACCGAGCAAGACTACGGTCTGATCGGTAGTGAAGTGACCCCAGAGCATTCGATCAACCTGTTTGGCGGCGTCGACGTCAATGGCGTGCCGTACTACAGCATCAAGATCGAAGGTCCGAGCGAGGGCGGTGCCCTGTTCGGCGAAGCGGCCACCCACTGGCTGCAAGGCGGTACCGACGGTGCGGTAAGTCCTGCCGAGTATGACGCCGCTGTGCGTGAAGAACTGAACGTATTCGGTCAGGGCGAGATCGCCTACTCCGACCGCGCCAGCTTCCCGATGTCGGCTTTCATTGACACCGGCTTCACCCTGGAAACCAAGCTGCTGATGGCCAACATCATGGCTGTTCGTCCGGACGCCTGGGTATTGGCTGCTACGCAGGACGTACTCGAGCCCCTGAACACGCCGGAAGAAGATTCCAGCATCGGTGCTGCTCTGCGTAACGCGTTGTCGCTGGTTCCTGAGTCTGAGTTCTACAACACTGGCGCATGCCGTGCTGTGGTGATGAAGCACGCCGGGACCTACCTCGATTCCATGTACGACGGTATCCTGCCGTTCACCGTGGACTTCGCGACCAAGGTTGCTACCTACATGGGTGGTGCTCGCATGCTGTCCGGTTATGCGCCGGATAACGGCATCTATCGTGTCGTGACTCGTTTCGTCGATCACAATGCCAAGTTCCGTCCAGTCAAACCGCGTAACACTGACTGGCAGAATGGAATCAGCTCGGCCGAGCCGTTCGATCACCGCAACCAGGTATTCTTCCCTGGTATCCAGACGGTTTATCACGACAACACCTCGGTGCTGAACTCGTTCTTCCCAATGGCCATCTGCTGCCACCTGAACCGCATCGGCGAACTCGCCTGGCGCATGTTCACCGGCGACAGCCGCATGTCCGCTGATGAATACACGACTAACGTCGACCGTTTCATCGAAGAGCAGATCAAGGACCGTTATGACGGTCGCGCCAACATCACCCCGTCGTCCTACTACACCCCGGCTGACACTCAGCGTGGGTACAGCTGGCACACGGATATCGAAGGCCTGTTCGACGGCATGAAGACGGTGCAAGTACTGACCATCGTGGCCGGTCGTCGTACTGGACAGGAGACTGAATAATGGGCGTCCGGCATCGTGACTCTCTCCTGGGCAATGGCCTGGGTTACGGCGAGTTCAACAACTCGCCGATGGTAAACCTGGCAATTGGTGGGCAGAACGCCTACCAGTCTGACCTGCGTTACTTCCACGCCAACACCGATTACGTCCGTCGTAACCTGGTGATCAAAGTCCTGCAGGCCCCGCGCGGCTTCCAGTACCTCGATAACCCGGACAGCTACTACCGGGCGCTGAAAGGCATCGTGGAAATGCATGCACAGACCTGGGACGGCTTCAACCGTACCCTGACTGTCAACAGCGTCGAGGCTCCGGTCTCGGGTGCTGGTGAAATGCAACAGACGCCGAGCAACGTGCTGCGTCAGAAGTCCGACCCGTCGATGTCCATCCGTGAAAAGTACGGCCGTCCCGTCCAGCGTTTCCTGGAGTCGTGGATTACCGAGCTGATCATGGACCCGGATTCGAAGGTTCCAGGTATTGCCACGCGCGTCAATGCGCCGACCGACCTGCTGCCGGACATCTACTCCATGTCGATCATCGCGTTCGAACCCGATCCGACCTTCACCAAGGTCAACTCGGCATGGCTGATGACCAACATGTACCCGACTACCGCCGGTGATTTCACTGGTCGTCGGGACAAGACCGCCGACGGCGAAGAACTGGTCCTGACTGTTCCCTTCACGGGCATGCAGCAGGTCGGTATCGCTGTTGATCGGTTTGCTCAGCAGTTGCTCGATGCAATGCCGAAGACTGGCACCAGTCCGAACCTGAAACCGGCCTTCATGTCCGGTGTGGAAGCGGATGTCGCCAAGCACAATGTCGGCTTCAGCGAGCAGGTTGCGGAATTCAACCGTACCTACATCAAGCTGTAAAGCAAAGAAAAAAGAAACAGCTAAGAGAGGGAGCGCAAGCTCCCTCTCTATGCCGCCTGTCAGTAACGCAGGGTAAATGGACGCAGACGACCCGGTTCAACGCGGATGTGTGGATCTTCCATGCTGTCACGTGTCATCCGGTAGTCACGATCACTCCTGCCGCCGAACCTGGCCTCACGTTCACGCCGTGCAGAGTCAGCAATGGTCAGGATGAACATGTTCTTATACAGGTCGTAATCGGCGATGACGTAGAGTTCGTCTTCACCTTCGACCCTCACGAACTGGTTCATCTGGGGAATCCAATCGCGCACCGGCGCTTTTGGTGCAGCCCCCCGCACCACATCCGGACCTGCACCAATCAGCTCCACGTAAAAGCTCAGACCAAAGCGATCGGAGCTGTTGTCAAGGTGTGGCGCCGGAACGATCTTACCGTTGACCAGCATGGTCCCGATCCGATGACCATCGACGGTGATGATGGTGTTATAGTGATAGTCTGTGCACCCCGGAATGTTGGGATGCAATGTCACCTTGACCCGACGACTTTCACTTCCCAACACCAACCGATCGATGATCTGCATGATTGCCTTGTACCACGGGGCAGTCTCTTGATAGCGGAGCATCTGGGCCTGCTGCTCATTCTGGAACTGGATCTGGTAACGCTCGTTCAACTCGCCACTGACCTCCACAGTGTAATCGTAGTTGGGTTCTGGAACATCCAGTTCATCCAGAATGTCTTCGATCTGGGTGGCGTTGGACTGAGGGGGTGTTAACGGATCAGGGATCACACGTTCGAAAAAGAACTTATGATCGATAGTCGCAGCTGACACAAAGCCCTCTTCTGGCCAGTCATTCAGGAAAAACAAGCACCCTGCTCGCGATGTTACAGGAGTCACAGCATCAGCCGTGACTCGTGCGATGCATTTGGACTGTTGCACCCGCAGTACGGTAAAGATCTCTTTGTCATTGAGGGGCTCCAGTTTCCCGTGCTTATCGTAAATGCCTTCGGCGATCTGAAGCGCGTTGCAGAAGTCAACAACCTTGCCAGTGCGAGGCATGGCAACACGGTTTTCACAGCGAACTTTGATTTGAGATGCAGACATGATGATGCTCCTGTAGCGGGTTGGGTATGTTCACCGTTATCATGTATCTTTAAAATAAACTGGAATCGAAACAAAAAAGAAATAGGGAGAGGGGCCGAAGCCCCTCTCTTATTCCGACGGCAACCAGGTCAGTGCATCGAAGTACAACTCGACAGGACAGTCCAATACCAGCCAGCCCTTTATCGACTCGATCATCCGATGTCCGGTTACAGGTGCACATCTCACCACCCTGCCAAAGACGGTGCTATAAAACACCCTTCTGGCATCGTCTCGACCACGGTTAAGCAATATGCCAAACCCACCCGACCGAATCAGTTGCCTTAAGGTCTCCACGCTCTCTATATGGCACATAGCGCGTAGATCCAACAACTGACCATGCATCGTAGGGATTAATGCTAGATCGTGCTCTATGGCGCTTACAGCGGCTTCTAGGGCATGATCGAAGTCAGGTACGATCATCCGATCCCCCGACCACCTTAAACCGTGCGCGCTTGGTAGCCCGTTCAGCCGCTTCTGCTTCTGCTTGACGGCGTTTCTCCATTTCCTGGTTGCCTTCTTGGTCCACCATGGCCATGGCATGAATCACCGTACCGATGTCGTGGATCAGATCGATCTCAGAGTCAGACCGAATAAGGATCAAGGGGACCTCAAGGTTTAAGTCGATCAAGAAATGGTCGTACTCTGTCCCACATTCGTGAAACCCAATTCGTAGACGATGTGTAAAGCCAAACTCAGGACTCAGCGAAAATGTAATCCAGACCTCATCTCCATGATCCTCGTATCCTGTCGTCATACCGAACTCATCGACAACAGGACAGAGGTCGCGGTAAATCCAGATATCGTTCTCACGGGATGCCTGATCGACTTTTGAATGGATGGCCGCTATTGCCCCTAGGAGCGCTGCCTCCATCATCCGTAGACCGGTCATAGCCTACCCCTTGATCAGCTCTTGATGACGCGAATTTCGGTGAACTGGCGACGTTTGACAGGGGGTTGCTTCTTGTGCGGCTTACTGGCCTTGACTGGCGTCACGGTAGCCTTGGGTTTCTCAACCTTAGGCGGTAGTGACTTCACCAGATCCGCCATGGTCACGGCCGGTTTGGCAGGGGCCTTATCGACGACTTTGGCTACCGTCTTAGGGGCTGGGCGCTTAACACGAGCTTTCGTCGTACGGGCGCTCACGTAGAAGCCCATGCCATTGCCGAGCAGGGTAAATAGGTACGCATCCTGATCCTGATGGAATTCCACCGCCAGTTGATGCTCAGTCAGATTATCCTGGGTGAGCAATTCCAGCAATGCCGCCTTATGTTCACGTACCAGGCCATCGAGCATATCCTGCAGCCGATCAGGAAGCGCAGCGCCGTAGAAGAAGAAATTCTTTTCGGCAGTGGCACGCTCACGTAGCTTACGGTAATCCTTGATGTCGTCGGTCATCATGAGGCGCTTGGCATAACCACCTGCAGTCAGGTCCTTCTGCAGGGAAGCGAGTTTGGAAATGAGGTCTTCAAGTGGCAGGGTGTTCATGTGAATCAGATCCTTAAGTAGAGGAATGGAACGAAAGAAAGAAGGAACATAATCAGACCTGGTACCGAAGTACCAGGTCTGATCCAGATGGGCTTACTTGCCGCCGAAGGTGCTGGCGTAGTTTTCAGCGATGCCCAGGTTGACGCGCTTCAGGTCGCCGCGCTTGGCGGTGGCACCGGATTCCAGTTTGACTGCGACGTTGCCCCACTTTTCCTTCTCTTCAGTCGAGCCAGGTGCGCGGGTCATGATCTTGCGGTCGATGGACGCCTTGATGGTGTTGTGGCCGAAGCACAGGTGGGCGCTGGTACGCTCGAGGTCCTTCTTCTTCTTCATCAGCGGCAGGGTGGCGTTGCCCAGACCCAGGGCCAGACCGGCAGCGAAGTTGGCTTCTTCATCCTGGACACGCTTGACGGTGTCGAGGTCAACACCTTCGATCAGGTTGTCGGCGAGGAAGGTTTCCGGCAGGGTCGCTGCACCGTCGTCGTCGAAAGAGATGGACTCTTCAACCTTGGTAGCCAGATCTTTGATGCGCTGGTTGATTTTGTTCAGTGCGTCGCTCATTTGTTTCTCCTAGGATGTAAAGATGTTCGTTGTCAACACGTGCTATTGCATAATCGTAGCCGCTGCAGTAAATTATTACAGAACAACGTTAGATGCAAGTGGATAATGTGTTTCTGTATTTGGGTTCAATGGAATCTTAAACGACAAAGAAAAAAGGACCCGAAGGTCCTTTTTTCCAGATGGGCTTACTTGGCCTCAGCCTTGACGGGCTCGGCTGTTGCAGTGACGGCAGCCGCTGCAGCAAGCGCCACGGCAGCGACTTCCGGAGTGATGGTGATTTGACCCATCACCTTGGTCTGCTTGCGCTTATGGTACCAGATGGTCCCACCGGTGCCGACTACCGCGACTGCGGCGACGCCACAGGCAACGGCCGGATGTTCTTTGATAGCATCAGTAATAACTGAACTGAGCGCTTTGAGGGTTTCTGCAATTGCCATGGTGTAACTCCTTACAGGTTTTGGTTTGGATGGAGCGGGTTATACGCGGGTTGCGCCGCGCAGTTTACTTTTCTTGTATTGGCCATAACGGTGCCCAACGTAGGATATCGCCGTTATGACAGCCAAGAAGCCGGTCAGTATTGCTGCATCGATCAAGGGATTGAAGCCTTCCATTACCTGTTCTCCATGCGCGCTTTAAGAGAACTGAGTTCGTCTTTAAGCTTTTTGTTTTCTTCGATCTTGGCTTTGACCAGGTAGCCAATGCCAGCACCTACAGCAATCAGAATGAATTCTTTCATGGGACGACTCCTTAATCGAAACGGCGAAACTCACCCAGCTCAACCAGAGCTTCGGTGAGGATGGCAACAGTCAGTACGGCACCGCGAGTGAAGCCACCGGCGGCATGGGCTTCTTCCACCGCTGCCATGGCAGCGGCAAACTCTTCAGGGGCGATGGCCACCAGCACGCCGTCGTGACGCCCAGGGTGGGCGCTCTTCTGGACGTGACCTGTGATCAGCTTGTTGCTGAACATGTCGATAAACATGCCGGCTTCAGCGATATCGCTCTCGGTAAGATCATCTTCATTGAACCCTGTCAATTCGATGATCTTGTCTTTGATCGCGATCATCTGCTTTTCGGCAGCAGCATCGATGGAGATCACGTAACCCTTTTCGCTTTCGATCTTGCGGACCAGAATGTCTTTAAGGGCTTCTTTAGTTTTAGCGGACATGATTAGATCTCCATTAGATCAGGGGTAGGGTATCTCACCGTTATCATGTATCGTTGAAAAATACTGGAATCGAATAAACTGTCAGGCGGCATAAAGGGAGGGCCGAAGCCCTCCCCGTATGTTTGGACGCTTAGCGCATCTTGTCGGCGACTTTACCGTTGATGGAGTTGACCTCACGGATCACACCAGCAATGATGGTGAACGCGCCGTTCAGGCACTGCCAGCCCAGACGATCGAGTTCGCTGATGGCGCGACGAGTGGCGCTGGCTTCGGAAGAACCAGTGACTTCAGCCTTGAGGTCCTTGACGAGCTTCTCGTGCTCGCGCCATTTCTTCGGCGCAGCGTTCCGGATGGCCTGAGTCTTGGCAGCAGCAGCCTGGAACTTTTCCAGACCCTGTACCAGCGCCTTCACGTCGATCTTGCGCTTGACAGTACCGTTGATCAGGACGCTGAGCTTACCGCCCGTCAGCAGCCAGAAATCGACCTTCTCGAAGGTGGTCATGCGCGAGCCACTGACCTTGATGGTGCCACCCTTGCTCCACTCTTTCAGCAGCTCACCTTTCTTGATGGTGAATTCTTTACTGGTGATCTTGCGGTTGGACATGGTGAACGCTTGGCGGAATGCGCGCAGGATGTCTTTGGTGGGGTTGCGCAGGGCGGCAATCTTACCCATGCCGGCACGAGCGGCTTCCTCGTCCTTCCAGTTCACGGTACTGGCAATAGCAGCAGCCTTCTTGGCGGCATCGATTGCTTCGCTGCCCATCCTGACCAGATCGTCGACGATCTTGGCGGTGTCACCGGCCGCGCTCGACAGGTTTTCAGCGATCTCGCCGTCAACGGTGAAGGCACGGTACATGAGGCCCAGACGGATCTTGGTCTGGCCGTCGTAGTTCTTCAGTACGGAGATGGCATCGCGCAGACCGGTCATTTCGCGGTTGATCATGCCAACGCTGTCCCACATGTCGCGCAGCGCGAAGGATTCCATCGCCACGTTCATGCTCGATTCCAGCGATGCGTTGACATCACGGATCTGGGCGACCAGTTGGCTGGCGCGTGCAGCAGGGTCTTCCGAAGACTCGAGGCCGGTGCCTTCGAAGCTGACGCCATAGCGACCCATGACGGCATTGGCCAGATGTGCTACCTGATCCAGTTGCTCGTGGCTGACGGTCTCGTTGTTCTCGATCTGGGTAGCGGCTTCTTCCAGGACATCAACGTCCTGTTCCATTTCGATGCGTTCATCGACGTAGACTTCAGGAGTCAGATCGCCTGCGGCCGCTTGGTGCTCTTCCAGCAGCTCCATGGTGCCTTCGGTGACTTCGAGGTCTTCGAGGGACACGTTGAGTGCCTGAGACAGAATGCTGTTTTTCATTACTTCTTTTCCTTGCGAAGTTTGGAGGTTTGTTTCAACACATCATGGGCAATGAGTGTGACGTTGCGGTACACGTAATTGGAATGGTCTTCCATCATGGTAGCGATGGCTTTCCCCAGAAACATGTACTGAGACACGCTGCGCCGAGCCGCACGATGCAGGGCACGCAGCTCACGAAGGCGAGTTACGTTTTCCTGCTGGGTTTTCTCGGTGTTCACATGATTGTACGCATCGTCCATGTCGCTAGAAAGCCGCTGGACTTTTTCACTCATGGCAGCCGCCATTTGAGCGAACTTGACAGCTCGGGTGTTCAGCGCCAGCGTTTTGTCAATTACCCTGACGAAATCACTGACCTCGGTTTCACCACCTGAAGCCTTGATCTGTTCGGCTACTTTTTTCTTGGCCACCACGGAATTCAGACCTACCACACCCTTCACAGCGGTGATCGGCCCGCCAATGGAAAATCCGTGGATCTTCTTTTTGGCCAACATGGTCGGAAGGTTGTGTTCGTCGTCCTCCTTGGAGGTAAACGACCACGGTATCGGCGACTTCTTGAACTGGGGGTAACCTCGCTTATCCATGACCACCGTACGATTGCCCAGCAACTTGAAACGAGTCAGGTCATTGAACTCGGTGCGGTCGAGGATGTTCTCATCGAAGAAATCGATGGCCTCACGAATAACTTCGTTGGAATCGCTGTTAGCCGCTTCACGAAACTTCTTGCCCATGTCCGTGGAACGCTCAAAGAGCATCTGGTACTTGGACTCGCACGCTTCAATGAATTTAAGGTCCTGGTCAATACTGGAGCTCATCTTGTTGACCGGTTTGTTATCCCGAGTCAAGAAGGAGTAAGTACTGGCAGAACTGAGCATGACAGGGTTTTCTGCAATTCTTGAGCGGTTGACGTTAAGCTTTGTCTTGATGTCGACCAGGTTCTTGCCAAAGGTCCGAAGGGACGTGCTCATGGCGTGGAAACTGCGCTTGAGGTTCTGGATCAGGTTCGATTCCATGGCAGGGTTATTTAGCACCGCCACGGCGTCACGAATCTCATCAATCAGTGCCTCACCGGTCTGGGCACGACTCTGTCCAGACAAGAGGTCGGAGTGGGAAGCCCGCCATTCCAGGTAGGTCTGCTCAGCTTCCAGGACATCGACAATTGAGCCGTCAGCCATAGTGAGCTGCTCAATGCAGCTCTCTAGGGTGATGCGACTGGCATCGATGTCTGCCAGCTCAGAGAGCGTAGCAAGCGCCGGTGCCAGAGTCGCTTCTGCCTCTACCCGCTCAGACGCATCCACCAAGGCATTGTGGAATGTGTCGTTCATTTACCATCTCCAGCTGGAGGGTACGTAGGCCCGGATGGGACGTTCAACTTCAGCGATGAGGCTGAACATATTGGCGCGACTTTCAAAGCCGATGCCCTCACCTACACCTGTCGGAATCGCTTGGGCTTCGCGGCGAAGTGCGTCGATGTAGAACGCAGTTTCCAGTTCAGCCATCGGGATATCCCCATTAGCATCCTGGGCGAGGCTTTCCAGCGAGGCGGTGCCGTATTTCGAAGACTTGGCGATCCCAGGCTCGTTCACACAATCCCAGGTCACGATCTTCTTCAGCAACTTGGTCTTGATGCCGCCAATGACCTTGTCATCGGTGAAGGAGCGGATTGAGAAGCATACGTCCTCATCCCGGTTCTCCAGCTGACGGTCAAGCCACATGCTCTCTTTACCAGAGGCTTTGACTTCGCCCACCACCATGGTCACGCCACGGCCCCGTTCATCGACACCCGGCTCCAGACGAATCCGGCGGATATGGACGCAGACGTTAGGTTCATAGATGTCATTGACACGACCGAACCATTCCAACTGACTCATACCCGGCCGAAACCGCGGATGACCGCACTCGCCACGCAGACGACCTGCATCGATCAGGCGCATCAGGCCACCGGAGCCCTCGATGAGGCGCCGACCTTCTGGCTCGCTGTACAGCCAGCCCAGAGCATTGAATGCCCCAAGGGCACCCAAACGTACTTCATAATAGCCGTTGTCGAGCTTCTTAAGGTCCCCTGCCTTGTTGATGCCCTGCAACACGTTACACTGATAAACAATACGTTCCATGAGGAACCTCAACTCAAGTTCGCAGAATTCGTTCAGTGCGCTCAACCCGGTCACCTGGGTTCACAATCGCACTGGTCATACCTTCATCAAACCGACTACCTGCCAACTTCGCAATGGTGTTATTCGCACCATAGCTTACGTTACGTAGTGGAATGATGGTCGGAGGATTCTGGTCAATATCTTCATAGGTTTCCACCGATTCCCGGTAGAACCGTCTCAGATCGGACGGGTCACGGCAAATGGTGCTGGCGATGATCTCCATCACCGTGGGGGTCTTACCGACCCTGACGCCGGCGTGTTTACGAGCGGTGGAAAACATCCCACCGAGTTCGCGGTAAGTCAGGTACCATGGCACACGTCCTTTCGCAATCAACTCATCGTAAATGCGGTAGAGCAGGTTGTCGATCATCACCAGATCTTCACTGGCAATGACCCTATCACCTGGTTCGTACTGCATCTCGATGTACTCCACCTCATCAACGACTACACTGCCCACCAGTGTGGGTTCACTCCGGATGGGTGCACAGATCTTCGAAGCCATGTAGTACGTATCGTCGAGGATGATGGCGCAAAACCCCAGGAAGGTGATCTCTTCCTCGAAGACCGCCAGTTCACGCTGGGGAAAGCGTGCTGGGATCTGGACCTTCAGTGGCTTCAATGCCACGTACGACCCTTCATCGGTGCGAGAAAGGGCCTTGTGTACCCGAGCTGCATCACGGATGTATCGGGAAGATGAAATGCTCATGGTGAGATATCCTTGAGAGGGTCAGTGAGTCGCCCCACCGACCACAATTGCCATTACGCCTGAATCAGGCCCAGCTGGCGCGCTTGCCAGTGGCTGATGTACTTCACGGTGGCCATCAGCGCCACTTCGCGCGGGTCAGTATCGGCCTCCATCTGCGCACCAACACGATTCATCAGGTTGATGAAGGTCAGGGCATCGGTCTTCGGGTAGAAAACTTCACAGATGATTTCGGTGATCAGTTGATTCAGATCATCACAGCACTTCTCGTGAATCTTGCTGCACAGATCGACCAGCTTACGCTGCGCATCGGCCATGTCCTCGCCGAGGTCTTTCTCAACGATTTCACCATTGACGATCTGGCGCACGCCATCGCGCACAATGCCGGTCATTTCAGACTGTACCTTGAGGCTGCGCAGGTTCATCTCACGGGTGTAGATCTGTTCCAGAGCGGTCTTGTTCTCGATCAGCTGACCCTGACTGAACCGACGGCCGGCCATCTCGTTACCGATCAGTGCCTCCGGGGTAAGACCCTGGTCCAACATCTGGCGGTAGACGCGACCCATCACTGCAACAGTGGTCAGCGAATCCCGACCTGTGGCATAGAGGGTGCCAGCCTTGTCGGCTGCTTCGTAACGCAACTGGGCACCGCGAATCAACTGGGCAGTTTTGGCCAGCAGGCGGTTGACCAGATCGTTGTACTCGACCAGTGTCAGGTTAACACCCGGCTCGGGTTCACCGTAGATGGCTTGAGCGGCCACCAGAACACCAGGAAGGTGATCGACGTGGAGTGCCTGTACACCTTTGCGACCCGACAGCACTTGCTGAACTTCAGCATAGCCTTCGTCGTTGCCCAGCCCCAGAATCACAGCCAGTTCTTCGTCGAAACCAGCCATGCCGGTTTTGCAGAGGTCCTTGACTCGGTCCAGTTCGACCGGGCACAGGTTGCGAGCGGGAGTGTCCAACTGACTGGCAGTCGGGTAGCGCTCATACAGCTGCTTCAGAACAGGGTTGCTGTACACGGCAGGGATTTCACGCATCTCCACGGTGTAGGGGAGGGAGGCCTCGACCCGACGGGCACTGACGTAGGCCTGAACACGCGGAACCACGTCCTTGATGTGCGGCAGAATGACGTTGCGCGTCATGTCATGTAGACGGGAGATGGACAGCGAAGCCAGTTTGATGATGTCGGCTTTGGCCAGGCGATGAAGGTCGTTGTTGGAACGCTCTTGCAGTACAGTGGTGACATCACTGTTCAGGGCCAGGGCGTTTTCCACCAAGGCGGTTTCAGTGGTCATGGTCAGGCTGAGCAAAGGGCTACCTTCGCTCGGCAGCACGCGCAGCTTACGCTCAGCCAAACGCTGAGCCACTGGCAGGGCTGCTTCGATGGCGATACGGTTAAGCATGTTCGCGACCCTCGATTACATTGTTCAGTTCGGCAGCCAGGATAGCTGCGATCGTGCGATCGTTCAGCGTGGTACCTTCCAGACGGTTGGAGATCATGTTGCCGGAGACGTTTCCGATGATCTCGGTGCCGATGTCGACGGCGTTCGCCAACACCGACAGGTTGTCAAAAGTAGTATTGGTGCTCATGAGAGAAAACCCTGTTTTGTGAAGCTGTAAAAGGAGGGCCAGAGACCCTTGAAGATCTCTGGCCTTCGATCACGTTATTTACCGTCCATCCACATCGCGGCAGCGTTTTCACCAATCGCTGTCAAGACCGAGATGGTCATGCCAGACAACAGTGCGGACAATACAATCCGGTCCATGACCGACTTGGCACCGAAGACTGCGTTGACTGTCCGTCCCGATTCGGTCTCATTGATCCCCGACAACCGGTGACCGACAACACTCTTCATCTGGGAGGCAAATACCAACTTGTCCCCTACCGACATTCCTTCACGGTGCGTGATGTACACCTTGATTGCCATGTGATCGAGTTCGAGACCGTTGCCATCAATACGCAATGACTGATCCACTTGCCCACTGGCTGCCGGTTTACCCAGCCGCTTGGCCACCTTACGGCGACGCTTGTCGTGAGCCAACGCCAACTCCAAAAGCGAATCCGACATGTCGTCCGGGTCACCATGGTAGAAGACTTCGATCTTCGAGACTTCACCTACAGCGCCTGCCGAAGGTGTTGCCGATGACATTAGGCGCAAGGTATCCAGATCGTCGTCTGAGAACAAGCCGGATTCGGCTGTTACAGCGTCTTCGATCGTACATAGGATAGTTGCGATGTCCGTGTGGTCGCCTTCCTTGACCAAGTTACGGATTGTCTGGTCAAACCGAACAACAATGGTCTTGACCTTGGTGACTTCCGATCCCAGTTGCTCAGCCAACCAATCATCAATGGCCGAGGAGTCCTCGAGCGTATAGGACGCTTCCATCAAAGCTGTCCGGGCAATCACCCCTGCCATCCACTGTACCTGCTTGGGATGGAACCGGCTGGGCTTGAAGAACCCGGCGTTGTACTTGAGGATGTCGCCCTTCTCGATCTTGTCGCCCAGCTTCAGGGTTGTAGCCTGTCGCTGCGGATAGACCGAACCGGCCGAGATGCCATACTGCGTGGTCAGATCAACGTGTTCAAACGTCCCGTCCTCATACGCCACCACCAGATGCTCGTCACTCTGCTCAACCACTTCACCTGCTTTAGAAGCAGGCACGGCGAAGATCTCATCGACCCGATGGGCCAGAATGTGATCGTAACCGGTGCTGATAGGTGACTCACGGTAACCCTGTGCAGCGATTACGTGAGACTGCTGGATGCCGATGAAGTTGACGCGTTTTGGCGATGTCTTCGGTTAGGTTCGTTAAGCCTAACCCGCACCATTACGTGCAGCTCTGGGCTTTCCCCAGATGTCGAGACTATATCTTTACCCTCACTGTAGGGTAGTCCACATTTCCACTCACTTGAGTGTACAGGCTGACGAGGCCTTAGTCGTTGAACCCGATCACCGTATCCGAAGACTTAGGTGCTTGGCTGCTGATTACCCAATCCTCACACTTTTCTAACCATGACCGTCTGATCTTTCGATCTCCGTTTTGGTAGTGAGGCTCTAAGGATGTCCCAGCAATTAGAGGACGCTCAGTTAACCATTACTGATTAACCGGACCATTGTTACGGGCTGCATAGTCCGAATAGTACATGAATCTATATCCATCCCCATACGCCCGATCTGGGCGCTTGAGTCTGTAATCAAGAAGAGTTGGCGAGATATCGAATTTCCTAGCCGCATCTGTACATTGAGGAAATATCTCAATTGACTCACACGTGTCGTCAATTACTACGACAGACCTTTTCTTAGTGTACAAATCCAATTCCAAGTAGGGGTCTTCTACGTGTCGCCATGGTTTAGGATCACTAGCCAATTTTACCTGAATGTATCCAGGGAGTACTGGCTGGTTTTCTTGTTTTAACCATAGTGTCAACTTCGATTGATTGGTTCCTAGGAGCATAGCGAGCGTTTTAAGCTTCGAGAATGACTTTATTTTCCCTGTTAGAAGTTCTCTCACTAAAACTACTTTGCCATTGCGGTCCGGGAATGTCTTCCTTAATTCCTTTCCAGGAATGAACCAATCTTCTTCATCATGGAGACGTTTATACTGCCGTCCATCGGGAAATACCTTCTGTCCCTTAGACATTATCCTCCACAGTACAGCGTCCTTTGTCAAACCTAGATTAAGTGCGCATTTGATAGCACTTGGAAACTCAATAACAATACCAGTTACCGAGTCCCTGACAAGGACGGGAACGCATTTACTGGTCAATTGGTTATAACCAGCGTGTTCAGCGTTACCTGTATAAGTCTCCCACTCGAGATTATCAAGGAAATCATCGCCCTTGATGCAGTTCTTGTGGTTGACCACTAGGTTATCTATTGGGTATCCTGGGTGTTTGAAGACGAAGCACATGAGTCTGTGTCGACCCCAAGTTAACACCTTTCCATTGTCCCCAATTAATCGAAAGTTAAAGTAACCCTTCGGATTTCGACTTCCTTGCAGATATTTCCCATCTGCCCGCCTAATTACTTCCCCAGTTATGGAAATCCCATAACGACTATATCCAGAAATTTCATAGAAACCTGGATAGTCCTCTAACTCGATTGGATTCATGTGCAACTCCTATCATGACATACAATAGGAGTACTATATTCATTACTATACAGCAAACATTAATCGTCTCGGTCAGAGAACGGTGAGATCAAAGCTGATGTCGACAGCAGGTTAGCCGAACCATCCTTTTCCTTGTCGTACTTGCGAACGGTACCGCGAATGCTGGTGATGTTGGCATTCGGTGACATGTAGGTGATGACCGCCACGTCCCCCGAGTCCACTGTATCCCCAGAGATGAAGCCAATATCACTTTCCTTGTACAGGCGAGATTCTGCGGTCATCGAGCGGCTGCTCCGTCCACCGCGACCCCCGTACGTGATGATCTCCTTTTGCTTGAGGTTCTGAATCGGGTTGATGTCATCGACCAGTGCCGACGCCGGGTCTTGGACGATGTTGGTCCAGACTTCATGGGGCTTCATGGTGACTTGAGAGTTGCTCGATGCACTGCGCGAGTTATACACCCGAATCGAACGCACCAGTTCCCCATAGACTGCTCCCGGAATCCGCTCATAGCCCTTGGCTCGTTCGAGACCATCGATCAGACCTTCCGCCCCTTCCACAACAGTTGGGACATAACGGTTGATCAGCAGCTCGACAGCCCGTAGCAACAATGGCACATACTCGGTGGGTTCTTTCATCCACTCGAGTACGCCCTTGGTGATCGGATCGACCCACATGGCGTTCATCAGGTCCAGTTCACGCAAATACCGCAACCCGATGCCGTTGGCGTCCAATACCGTGAAGTACACATCCTTGGCATTGAAGCTATGGCGACTGAAGCTCTTGATCTGCTTGTGATAGTGCACGAACCCGGCGAAAATCATACTGACTTTGTCGTCGGTCTTGTCGAGCACCACCGTTTCATCCAGGAACTTCAACGCGTACTCATCCGGCCCCATCTGCAGCCTAGTTCCAACAGGGACCGTCCGGAAGCTGGCTTTGGTCAGTTCAAGCAACCGATCAAACCCGACCAGATACGCCAGTGCGATTCCAACCGGCATGGTTTTACCGAAGATGCTGATTTCAGCCATCCCCACCGGGGCCTTTTCACGGTTCAGGTTAAACAGCTCTTCGACATGACCCAGCTCTTCAACCTGTTCATTACCCTTAACCAGGTAGAAAGCATTGTCACGGTCCACCAGTACATAACCGTTGTCGCGCTTACCGCAGACCACCATCCCAGGATGCTTGTTCTCCAGCGCTTCGACCTGTACCATGTCCAATACACGGCTGCGGTGGCGGTTCTTGTAATCGAACCAGTACTGTCCATTCGACTCAAAGGACATCACACGGCTGCCGATGATGGTGTAAATCGTGGGCAGGTCAAGTCCGAAGTCCGCTACGTCAGCGACCTTTACATTGTTGATGACGTTATCGGTCTTATCCAGACCCTTGGCGACAATCTGCTTACCGATCCAGGCATCGTAGTTGAACACAGAGCGCTGAGAGCGTTCGATGAACAACTTACTGTAGTAGCTGGTCAGTGCTACACGGGTGGGGTTAACTTTTCTGATGGGAATCAACCCCATCTGGTTGGACCATATCTTCATCCTCAGCACTCTATTGAGTTGTAGGATGCCTACCGTTTCCCCATTCTTAATGAACAGGTACTCTACTCGCTTTAAAGACTCCTAAGAGCCACCACCTGGCTTTATGCAGATGTCATTAGTCCGTATGTACGGATGTAGCTTTCGATGGCCTCTGAGCACATCCCATGGCCTTGTAGGGCGTTAGGGACTTCGCTGCGTCGGTTGCGCCTATCGTTGACGTTTTTACCATGCTCATCGCTTCCATTACTGGGATGAGTGTTACTCTCAGTTTCCTGGAGCAAGTGGTAGCCAATGACCTTAACGGCGTTTTCCCGCAATTAGGTAGGTTTGCTAGTGACGCATTACTGCATCACGCGAACATTCGTTTCCGGTGTAATGATTTTACTGGGGTCGAACACATGTCCCCGTGCTTTAACGATTACTGGAAATTATTTATCCGCTTTCTGAGTCCGCAACCGATACCGTTGACCGTTGGAGATGTACACCCCGCGCTTGTCAACGACCGGCACCCGGAACGAGATGGTCGAAGGTTTTCCCGTTACAGGAGTCAACTGGATCTTGTGGATCTCATAGTGACTGACCGCATCCTGCACCACCTCTACCTTATACCCAGTAACTGCTACACCGGCTTTCTGAACGGACATCACCGCATTGAGAATGTCCTTTTTCATCACCCGTTCGATGTACTGACTGTCCATCTGCTCCACGGTGGATTGCAACATGGATTCGTCACGCACCGCGTCAGTCTTAGGGTAGTTGTCAGCTGCCGAGAGGATTTGATCTTCATCGGTGATGACCAGCGACTCTTCCACAGTCTTCCCTGTGTTCCACGGATCGGGCATGGTCTTGTACGACTCGGCCAGACGCTGCATCCGACGGTACTGGGCAGCGGTATACAGGTCCTTGTCCACCAATTCATCGAGCTTAGCCTGAATGCTGCTAGTCAGGGTGTGTGCGATGTTGCTGGTACCGACCACTTGACCGACGCTTTCGCGTTTATCCTGGTCAGCCTCAATCACCAGCTCCCCGTCCTCATCGGTGAGTACAGTGTCGGTATTGTCGGTCGCTGGCTCATCGAGTTCTTCAGCCAGTTCTTCTTCCACCTCGTCGATGGTCAGTTCGGGAGTGGTTGACTCCTCCAGCAGTCGGGCTTCTTCGTCAGCTTCTTCCTTGGCCTGAGCCGCTTCTTCAGGGTCCACCTCGCCTGCTTCAGGGGATTCCTCCAGCAAATCCGGATCAACTTCGGCCTGCACTGTACTGGTCTGAGCAACAACCCGTGTCAACATCTTCAGGAAGCGCAACTGGATGATCTTGGGGTCAATGCCAGCCGCAGCTTCCATCGAAACCTGCATGTCCTCATCCAGCGTCATGTCACCATTGTTCTCCATCGAGACATACCGATCAAAGGTCTCCTCGAAGTCAAACTCAGGGTCCGGTTCACCGATGGTCAGAGATTCCATAGAGACACCGGCACCTGCTTTACGCCAGCTATTGAGCAAGCCCAAGTTGATGGTCAGGAACCCAGTCTCGCGGCGAATAAGCAGTTCGATCTCATGTAGGCGCGATTCGTCCAACTTAGCCATTGGCGCCTTGGCACGGTGTTCGCCCAACCACATCCACAGATCCAGCAGATCCAGACGCTCACGTGAGTTGAATACTTTCATCAACATCGGCGTCATGTTGCGCTCTGCTTTACGCAGATCCGACAGGGCTGGCAGGCTCTGAGGGACATCCATCACGACCAGATGATGACGTTCGTGAGGAGTCTTCAGCTGATTGATCCGCTCCCATTGCGTGGAACGAATGTTCTTCCAGTACCACCACCGACTCAGAGCCGAACGCTGATACTTGTACATGTGTCCGATCATGGCGTAGTTGACCACCACCATGTTGGTCAGCTCTTTGGTGCTACCGATGTAATCGCGCATCGGTCGGATGAACATGTGCTCACGCCGATACTGCTGAATCATCGGACCAATCAGCTTATAGGTCGGCCGGGGATTGCCGTCTTTAACCAACAGATCAGATACATGATCAATGAAGACCAACCGCTGGGCCGCCTTGATGGCAGGGTCGTCATTGGCCGGGCCGAGTTCAGTCTCGGTGACGGGCATGTAGTGGTAGACCGTACCACGCGGTAGCGCAAAGCGACTGATCGGCCTGACCTTGGGGTTTTCCAGACCACCCAAGCGTCGAATACCGAACAGCTTTTCATAGCGCTCGTAAAGAAACATTACAGCCATGTTAAATCTCCTGGCGCTCACATATCGACTTAGGCTTTTGCCCGGCCGTGTTTGAAGCGACCCGTCATGTTGGCAATCACGTACTTGATGGTGTCGTAGTTGTAGGAGGAAAGCAGGCTGCCGTCAGTGTCGACCCAATACTGGCGACTGCTGAGCAGTTTGTCGTTTTCATCCAAGGCTTCATTACTCATCACCAAGGTTGCAGAACCAGTGTCTCCGTCAAACGGTATCTTCGGGTAGAGCCGCAACGCTCTACCCCGTGCACTCAAGCACTGCTCCAGGCTTTCCCTAGATGTCGAGACTATATCTTCACCTTCACCCTGAGGTGGTCAGGTGTCTCCCATTTCGGAACGCTTGTTCCTACGGGGCGCTACCCCCTAGTCGTTGAACCTTCCCCATGCCGTTTGGTTTAGGGGCTTGGCTGCTAAAGGGACTCTTAGAGTCCACGGTTCCCCATTGTACATCCGTCCCGTTTTCAGACCATGGCTTTGCCTTTCGGCTCGCAGTGGTGGGACAGCTTTAGGGGGTTCCAGCAATTAGAGAGAAATCACTCCATCATTTCGGATGGAGGGGACTTTACTTGTTAATCCGCCTGCAATCCCACCAGTTTGGCGGAATGTGGTGACTGACTGTCCATATAGGACGTCGATCCAGTCAATGGAAACTCAAGGGCGACATGATCTTCTGGATAGGGTTCCCAGTTATCGTCGAGTTCAGTCCGCTTCTCACCCACGATGGTCGTCTTGACATAGATGCGGCTCGCATAGATCGAGCGGTTACCGGAAATGGGGTAACGACTGATCTGGGCAAAATACCGGTTCCAGTGCTTGTAACCACAGAGGTAGAGCAACTCCACCAAGTTGATGGGGTGGACATGATCACGGTTAAGCTCGGCAGGCATGTCATGCAGATCGTGGAAGATCTTGAAAGTCATGTCCGGACCTTTATAGATCAGGGCCAGATAATTCCCCTCCACCTCAATAGCCCGATGACGCACATCCATCATCTGGTAGCGATCGATGATCCGCTCCAATCCATCGCGGGTGGTCCACAGATCACGGGTTTCAGGCGACAGAGTTACCCACTTGGGACGGAGGGTTTCCTTGTCAATCAGGCGGGCTTGACCTTCCCCTGGGTTGATCAGCGGCTCTACCAGGTTACGCAGATGGTGGATGGTGACTGGGGTCAGTCCCTTGATGACCTGAAACAGGCCAAGGGTCGTGGCATCGAAACCCGGTGCATTAGTGTCATCCAAGTTGGCAATGGAGGTGTCCATTACGGTCAGGACGTTCCGGGTACCGTAAGTCACCCGACGGCTGGCCCACTTGTCCAGAATCAGACCATTCTTACCGGACAGCATACCTTCGATGAGGTCGTAGATTTCCATCAGGCAGTTGGTCAGTGCGTTACGGGCAATGTCCAGGGCGGGTGATTCCATGTCACTGCTAATCGGGATGGTGTTACTGATTGACAGTGCCCGGTAATACAAGTCATGGATCTCGTTCTTAGAGACCACACCGTTGTCACTGATCTCAAGGTCACGCATCCCAGCCGGAATAATCGGCAAGTACTGCCCCAATGCGGTATCACGCCACTGATTAATGAACTCAACGCGCATCTGGCGGGTTGGCGACTTGCTCTTGCGCAGCTGCAGTTCATGGAAGTGACGAACAAAGAAGCTGTAACCGGTTTCAGCCTTCTCGGACTTGTCTGCAATGAAATCCTTGGACACCGGGTCAAAAATGGCGGTCTCCCGCCCACTGACGATCCCACGGTAAATACCTTTCAGGCTCATCAGGTCCCTGAAGATCTTGGGGTGAAACACCCGGACCTTGAGGTTAATGTAGGAAAAGGTGGTTTCGCGTTGATCTGAACCCACCCGACCGAAGATCCGGGTTGAATACAGTCCCTCATCGTGAAATTCACTGCTGGCCCCGTCGTAGATATCAAGGCTGGTGACCGGGGTCAAGCGACTGACCCGTTCTTTAGTCAGGACCATTGGCCAGACCTTGGCCGGAATCTCTGCGTAATTCATAGTGGGATTTCCAACAGTTGGTATGAAAGAAGGCTAATCTTATTTAAAGCCTGCGTGGAGTATCTAGACCATGGCTAAGAAAGACGAAATCAATTTGGACGACCTCGACCTCGATAGTTTCGACTTCGACGTCCCTGAATTTGATGGCGAAGGTGTGGAGGATAGCTCTTCCCGCAAACCCATCGAGCGTGTGCTCAAAGGCGTAGTACACGGCGCTAAAAACGAATTGACCAGTGTATCCAGCCTCAGGACCGCTATGTCGCTGGCAATGCCTGAAGGGTATTCGCTGGCAGCTGACACACTCGAGAATATCGCAACCGACACCCGCTCACTATACGATAAGGTAGCCGGGGATTCTCCAGAACTGGTTCGCAGCAGTAAGAGTTTTGGTCGAAAGGCCATGAACCTTCTGGGAAATAAGGTTCTGCCTAAGAAAGTCGCAGACCGCCTGAACAACGCCCTGGAGGAAGGTGAAGACTACAAGGTCACCTCCGAAGCCCAGTACCGTCGAGAACAGGAAGAGAGTGAGCTGGCTGCGCTGGCTGAGATCTTCAAGGCCAAGGCCGCTGCCGACGAAGAGCGTTCTGATCAGGATGCAGTTGAGAACGTCGAACGCAAGGCGCTTGAACAGGCTCGCTTTAAGTCCAACATCCAAGCCCTCAATGCCATCAATCGCAGCATGGCACGGTTGGTTGGGTATCAGGACAAGGTCACTATTCGTTACCAGCAAAAGATGCTGGAACTGAATTACCGTCAGTACGCGACCACCAAGCAACTGACGGACATGATGTCCATTGCGACACAGAAACAACAACAATTACTTGAAACCATCCGCCACAACACCGCGCTCCCTGAGGCAGTTAAGATTCGTGGCAGTGAAATGTTTGGTCAGATGGCCAGACAACGACTCATGGGAAATGGTCTTAACACGATTTCCAATTGGTCGCAAAATTACACCAAACAGATGATGTCCAACGTCCAGGGCATGGTCAGCGGTTTCCTTGATCCAGTCAAGGATGCCCGCAGCATGACCGAGGGCATGGATAAGAGCTATCTGGCAGGTCAGACCCTCGGCGCGACTGCCGCCGGGGCAGCTCGCGATCACGCATCGATGTTCATCTCGCCATTCCTGGCGAAGAACAAGCGTATCGCAATGGGTGGTGAGAAACTCAGAGGTGCATTCAGCGGCCTGCCGCAGAAAGTCAACGAATACGCGCAAAGTCAATCTGACAACGAAGGCTATGGCTTCAAGTCAGTGATGGGCAAAGTCTTCAAGAGCTTTTTGCCGCAATTTAGTCTGGATGCACGAACTGGTGGGGATTCGATTGAATCCCTCGATGAGATGGCGACGTTTGATAAACTCTCACGCCGTTCATTGATCGAAGTGATTCCAGGTTACCTGTCTGAAATTGCTCACTGGACCAAAACCCTCGCTCGAGGTGAAGAGGGCGAGAAGCAGGTCTATAACCTTGCTCGGGGTGGTTTCACTAGCCGCAAAGATCAACTGAAGGATATCCAACGCACGCTGATGCCACGTCAAGAACGTGAAAGTCTACGCGCTGCCGCGGATGACTTCCTGAAGATGATTGGCGCCGACGGGATGTCTACGCGCGCACAGCGAGTGCTCAAACTGAAGTTGCTCGATGAGTTGGCTAACGGACGCGACCTGAAACCCGACCGGTTGTCCGATCCCGACAACTACCCAGGTGAAGAACTGGGGGTGGTGGAGGAAATCACCGAAGCGGTAATCGATGCATTCGGGTTGGATGAGAACGGCAAGCGCACTGACATGTCCATCGAGGGACGTAAGCGCTTCAATGACATTGCCGATCACTTCTATCGCATGTCCAGCATGGTACCTGCGATAGGCGACAAGACCCGCATCCTCGGAGACCTATTTGGTAAAGACACCCTTAGAGAACTTGGCTTCATACGCCGGGATGGCCGCGAAGACACCATTGATTTCAACAAATATTGGAGCAACATTCTCGATGGCGACTCCGACGCTGAATCAGGTAAAACAGGAACTCCGCAAGGTCGCAAGGATGACGTTAATCTGCGTGATCTCCTGCCTGGTAGTATTGCAAAGCTTATTGATCCTGCTGGTGATCATGCCTCGCGGGCTGTTCGAGCTGACGTATCTTCCGCTGGCGCGGCGCAGAGCCTCGGTCGAAAGACCGGACTAGAGCGTTACCTAGGGGATAAATCCACCCTCCTGACTTTGATCCGTGAATCGCGAGATTTTCACAGTGAGACAGTTGAGCTACTCAAGCAACTCAGTACAAAAGGAATGTGCTGCAGTCAGCGCGGGGCCATGGAAGGGATGGCAGGAAAGGTGCAAGGGGCTACCCAGAACCTCTCCGAACGCTTCAGGCATTACCGCAATGTTGCCGGTGATCGGGCATCCGATGTCTGGAAACGCGGTAATGAAAAATTCGACAAAGCCAAGGAGCTGGGTAGGGATATCTGGCTCCAAGGCGATGATCATCCATTGATCACTGAAGCCAAGCTTAAAGCTGGCGAGTACCGTGACAAAGCCACCGGTGAGATCCTCAAGCACTGGGAGGAGATTAAAGGCGATGTCGTCGACCTCAAGGGCAAGACAGTCATGCGGTACAACGACTTCATGGAAAGCGGTTACATCGCTGACAAGAAAGGGAAGCTGATCAAGCGCGCTGCAGACCTTAAGTTCAGGTTTGCCAGTTCAAAGGCCGGTCAGATGACCAGTGAGGCAGCCCGGTATATCACCGATCAGTCCAACAAATTGGCAACTGCAGCCAGCCCCCACCTGGACCAGGCAGGCAAGGAACTGAAGCGCCAGAAGCGTACCTTCAGACCTCGCATGAATCGTCTGATGCGCAGGCTCAAAGGTGAGCTGGGTGCTGATGTTTCCAGTGAGCTGACCGGAGACCATAACGAGGACATGTTGACGCTGGCGCTGCGCAACGTGCAGCTTCAGTACCAGACCTTGCAGGAAGTCACCCGCGAGAAAGTCCGTAAGGGATCGTTCCAGGATCTGGCTTCGAGAGCCAAAGGAATGAAAGATGATCTTAAGGACAAGATCAAAGGAAAATCCGATGGCATCGGTGGACTCTTTAGTAAAGGTGGTCCGCTTGCTGCACTGATGGCCAAACTCCAAGGTGGGGAAGGCGAAGAAGGCGGTGGTGTTGGATGGTTGGGTGGCCTCGGCGGCTTATTAGGGGGTGGCCTCGGCGGCTTATTAGGGGGTGGCGATGGCGAGAGTAATAAAGACCGCGAGAATAAGCGGCGTGCTAAGCGAACCGGTAAACTCGGTAAGCTGATGAACTTTGGGGGACGGGCGCTTGATAAGATGGGGATCGTCGGCAAAGGATTGAAGCTGGGCGCTAAAGGAATCGGCGGCGCGGCTAAGTTGGGCTGGGGTGCAACCAAGCTCGTGGGTAAGGGAGCCTGGGGTGCAACCAAGCTTGCTGGGCGCCTCCTGACTAATCCCCTGACCCGTACTGTGCTGGGGACAGGTGCTCGCATGGCCGCCGGTGCTCTCTTGGGTGCGGCTGGTCTGGTCAGTGCTCCGGTACTCGCAGGGCTGGCGATCGGGGGTGCTGCCATAGCCGGGGGTGCCATGGTGTACTCGTTCGTCAAGGAGAAGGTTCCGCCACTGACGCGTCTTCGGATGGCACAGTACGGTATCGATCCGAAACCTGACACGGCTGAACTGAAGACCCTGCTGCAACTGGAAGAGTACGTGGGCAAGTACACGACCGTTGACCCAACCGGGAAGGCGCAAGTGGACATGCAGAGCATGTCGTTCGAACCCATTGCCCAGATGTTCAAGATCAACATGGATGTCCCACCCGCAGAGAACGAACTGTTCCAGCGCGTCAAGGCGTTTGTGACCGGTCGTTTTGCGGCGGTGTACTTGAACTGGATTGGCAACTACCACATGCTGAACAAGTCGCTTGACCTAGTCAAGATCGACGAGAAGCTGACCGGTAAGGTGGCGCTGGAGTTTGTGGGTAAGGTCGCCATGAGTGAGCGCTCCGAAGTCCTTAATGCCATGGTCAGTCCGTTCGAGGATGATGAGCTGGAAATGGATGCCAGGGACGTGGAAAAGATTGTCAAGGATGTCAAGCGAGAAATCGAAGCCAAGGCTGTGAAGTCTACAGTCGATACCGTGGCCAAGACAAACGCAGCCGCTGCAGGGATGTCCCCCGGTCACGATGGTGCGGCACGCAAGGAAGCAGCAGCGAAAGCCAAAGCAGAACTGCAAAGCCCATCGACCACCCCGGCTACTCCACCGCCACAACCGCTGAATAGCCAGAGCAAGACCACGACGGCCAATGTCACTGGGATGGTGAAGGCAAGCTACGACCCGGCTGGCGCCACTGCCATCATGGGTGCAGGTGCGGCAGTGATTGCTGCGATCAATAAATCGGCTAAGGATTTGACTGACGGGCGGTCTGTCCGTTATCGTGTCTACGGCCTGACCGAGATGGTCGAAAGTAAAGTCAATCAATTGGCTGCACTTGAAGCTTACTGCTTTGCTACCACACGCTACAACAAGGATGGCCAAGCTGAACTGGCTGATGTTAATACCGGGATGTTGATGGCAGAGAAGATATTCGCCCCCATCGGGGAAGAGGTTGATCGGTGCTATATTTGGTTCCATCGTCGTTTCCTGCCGGCATACCTGGCCTTCTGCACTGGGGTGAGGGCACGCGCTAACATCGATGCACAAACTGCCGATGACCGACTGGCACCTGAGCAGTTGATGGAAGTGCTCCGTGAAACGGCCACGGCACGGGACAATGCCGGTATCTCGGTCTGGGAGATTACAGCGAGCCCATGGCCCGGCTACTACCTCAATGAGGACAGTGACTCGGTCAAGGAACCCCTGTACAACCTCAGCTTGAAGATTAAGGACAAAGTCCTGTCGGAACAGGAAGCCATTCATAAGGGCCGCACCCGCGGCAAGAATGGTGAACTCCTGGCTGAAGATCCCACCCAAACCAACCGGCCGAGCGCACCGGGACAAGGCAATGGCCCGAACGGCTCTGCGACCCCAGAATCTCAAAAGGAGAATGGGGGTAGTTGGTGGTCGAAGACAAAGGACTTCTTCGGACTTGGTAGTAAGTCTGAACAACAGGGGTCTATCAACAGCAGCGGTCAACCCGCTGCACCTGGGGGTGCATCGACACTGAAGACTGGAACACCCGTCAGCCATCCTGGTGGTGGCACAGGCGGTAACATCAACGACATCCCAGAACCGCAAGGCGATGGGTGGGAAGCGAACCGGGCTACCTTGATGGCAGCTGCCAACATGGTCGGGGTCGATCCAGCACTGGCTGCTAGTATTGCCGGTGTTGAATCTAACTACAGACCTAATGCATTGCCATACAAGAACCCGCGCAACCCCTCCGCCGGTGTGCTCTCTTCGGCTGCCAGTTACTACCAGGTCATCAGCGGTACTTGGAAAGAACTGATGGGTAAGTATGCAGGTAAGTACGGCATCAACCCTGGCACCACGCAGCACGATCCACGGGCAAACGCCCTGTTGGGCCTTGAGTATATCCGGGAAAACATCAACACCATCAAGAAGGCGGTGAACCGTGGCATCACGGACACTGACGTCTACTTGGCACACTTCCTAGGTCCAGGTGGGGCGAGGAAATTCTTGAGAGCACCTCCGGGCGATCTTGCGATCAACCATGTAGGGCAAGCTCAGGCAAGATCAAACCCCGCGATCTTCTACAGTCGCAGTGGCCAACCGCGTACCGTGGCTGATGTCTACAACGACTTCGATAAGAAGTTGACGAAGCATCGGAAACAAGACGCAGGTCAAGTGGCCCAAGGGCTGCTGACAGGTTCGCCTGTACTCGCTGCCAGCGAAACCGCCGCAGGCAATGCTGGAGGAGCCGCAGGTTCAGTGGAGGCAACTGCGGCAACTGAGTCAGTGGCAGTTACCGCCGATGGTACAATGCCATCGATGGTTAAGCCTGTTGAAACAGCACCTGCAACAAATACTGTGGCAGAGAACCAGAGTGCACCTTCCGCGACCAGTCTCACCGAACAGGCCGACGCACGGCAGACCCAGTCTACCATTGCACCCTTGGCCGTGGCTGCACGTACTGCAGAAGCTCAGACTGCCCCGCAGACTCGAGCCAATGCCGATACATTCGGTGGTGCTGAAGCTAACATCGGTCGTCTGATCAGTGTTAACGAATCGCAGCTGGAGCAACTGATCACCTTGGTCAGTCTGGTCAAAGGTGGTGCCATGCCCACACCCGGAGTCACCTCCGGTAAAAGTGAGCTGATGGCCAATTCCACCACTCGACAGAACCCCAGTATCAATGCCACACGACCCGCTCCGAAAGGGACGGTCTCCGTAGGGCGGATGGCGTAACCACAGAGTGAGGGGAGCAATCCCCTCACTCTCTTTTCTATTTTTAAGAGGTCACCCATGGACAATATCCTCGACGACAGTTGGGTTAAATCAGCCTTCTTGCTGCCTGCCGATACCATCATCGGGGGTAATGCTGCGGTCGTCAACCGAATTTATTCCACCTCGATGCAGAAGGCCAACGACACCACCCTAGGTGGAAACTTTGTCATCAACCCTCTCCCTCAGTTCACTCGGTATGCAGACCTGAAACACAACCTGTTTACCAATCAGCACGGTCGAGGATCATCGACCCTGCTCCCGAAGGTATCGCGCAGTCACAGCACTGACCCGAAAGGGTGTAATGGCATGGGTCGTACCTACAGCGAGAAGATTGACGACAACATGCAGGTTGTACACTTTCGCATGGGCTTTCCGCAGTTCAACAGCCTGACTCAGTTCTACACCAACTATTACTCGGTTCCTGCCTCGTCCATGGCGCGGACTGGTCGTGCACCAGGGTTCTTCTACACCTTGGGCTGGGCAGTAGGTACAGTGGCAACGATTCCACTGATGCCGTTCATCATGGTTGCAGGTGTGGCCGGTAAAGCCATCCGGTTCTTCCTGCGTCGGCCGGCGTCAAAATACTACTACCTCAAACCTGCCATGTTGCCTTACTGGCAAGCAGTCAGCTCGATGGTTAACGGTATTGCAGCGAACATGGGCATCATCGAACGACCTTTGTTCGAGGGTAACAAACCCATCTACAACAAAGAAAATGGCATCGACCAGAACGATATTAAGAACATGCACCGGATGATCCCATCGATCTACCGGAAGAATGGCGGTATCGACGTATTTGCCGTGGCTCAACGTGGTCAGCGTCTGGTCAACCATCGCCGCGAATTACTCAATGGTGAATTGGATAAGGTCAACTCTAAAGAAGAGATTCAGGCCATCTTTAAGCGACGCATGTACGGCGATGACATGAATGATGTCATCACAGGCGTCAACAACATGGATGCCACGCTAGACAACTACGTGGAGATCTGGCGAAAAAGTGAGATGCTCGGGCAAATCAAGGAAGGCGAAGAACTCCTCGCTGAGGCTAAGGTTGAGAAAGTCGGCCGAATGGAAGACGGCATCGTTGAGCGTACTGCCGATGCATTTATGGCAGAAGCCAGAATGGGTTCCGAGTTCCTGAGCCTGCGGGTGGACTTCACCGGAACGCAATCCGAGTCGTTCAATAATAGCACCAAGGAACCGTCAATCAGCAGCCAGATCAACAGCATCTCGGCCAGTGCCCGTGAAACCCGATTCAGCATGTTCGATGGCAACATTGATGGAGCCGGGATCATCGGCGGTGCGGTAGAAGCCTTCAAGGGTTTCATGTCAGGTACTGCTACAGGACTGGGTATTCAAGGCCTAGCCCAGTTGGCCGGTTCTGCCTATGTGGATATCCCTAAGGTCTGGGACAGTTCAAGCTGTGACTTCAACAAACTGTCGCTGAACATTCCATTGCGTTCGCCCTATGGTGATCCGATCTCTCGTCTACAGAACTTGATTCTGCCGATGAGTTGCATCTTTGCCATGGCGGTTCCACTGTCCACCGGTAAATCTTCTCACACTTCCCCGTTCCTCGTTGAGTACTTTGCTCAAGGTCGTGCGCATTCGCGTCTGGCCATTGTGGATTCGGTGACCTTTACTCGTGGCGTGGGTGATGTGGGCTGGACCAACAATGGCGCCTTCTTGGGTGTCGATGTCCAGTTGGGCTTGATTGATTTGACCAGTGCAGTCAACATGCCTATCAACCCGTCGTTCGAGTATTCGGACAAGGCCATCCAGGCGGCCGGTTACGCGGTAGGTGGTTCTATCGGTTGGTTGAATGGCTATGACTTCTCTCAGGGTGGGCAGGTCGGTGAGAACATTGCATCGGTCATGCTGGGTTCAACGTACGATGACGATAACAACTACACGGACTACTTGTCGATTCTGGCTGGCATTCCGTTGGAGGCTGAGATCAACATCGTGCGTAAATGGGCTTTGCGACTGGCGCGTCAGCAAGCTGCATTCGACGACACCCAGTCGCCAGAGCGTGCAGCCATGTGGGCGATGTCGGGTCTGCTTGGCGAAGGTGCCAAGGCTATCTCGATGGCCACCGACAGACAGTAACATCCAGCATAAGGGGAGGGGCAGCTGCCCCTCCCTGTTATGCGCTTATTTGAGATTGGTGACCATCTTTGGGAATTGTGAACGGATCACTTCGGCCACTGAGACCGCTTGGAAATTAGGCGCGATCTGAACAAGAGGACCGATGACCGGATGGATAGAGAGTACCCGCAACGCATCCGGTGTGACCTTGGTCAGGTATTTGAGATCGTAGACCACAGGTGTGGTGTCAGCCGAGTGGATGTACCAGTGGGGGTCCAACAGGGTCAGGTTCTCGACCAGGTCGTTGGAGAAGGCTGCCATGTCAGTCGGGTGTGGTTCGGGTAACTTGAACTGACTGAAGAACATCTCAATGAAGCCTGGCTGGTTGGCCAATATGACTTCGGGATTCAAGGCCCTCAGCGCTTGTTTAAGCGCATCTACCGACCCAGAGGTAGCTACGGAGGGTAACGAGTAGATAACCGCCTGATGGTACACGTCAGGGTCTACATGGCTCCTTACTGACTCGTAGTAGTCATACGTGCCGAAGCTATTGGCTTCAGTGAAGGCTGCACCCCAGACTGCAGACTCAAAACCGACATTGATCATCCTGGATATTTCAGGATTACCGCTCAGATCACCCATCAGACTGGCGACGTTGCCATACTGACTGATGTCTTTCAAGTTGCCATTGGTAACCGTGGTCAGTAGCCCATCGGAAGTACGTTTGATCTTACTGGCAAGGGCTGGGTCAAGGTCGATGAACTTGGCGGCCTTATCCAGTACACCACCGCCCACTGTACGCAGCAGACCAGTTGAACTGGTCCCAAACATCCCGAGTCCCTGTTCCAGTAGCTGTGCTCCACTGGCACCGGCTTGCTTAGACAGAAGAATGTTAGTCAGGCCACTTGTGACACCATTGACACCCCCGGCTCGAAAGTAAAGCTCGCCAGCTTTCTTCTTACTGGCTTGGTAAATCTTGTTGATGGGGCGTTCATTGGCCACGTCGTATGCGTCAGCCACTTCAAGTTTTTCGGTATTGTCCGTCTTAAATAATGGAATGGAAATCAGGCTCATGACTGGATCTCGAACAAACAAAAAAGAAAAGGAGGAAGAGGGGCCCTAAGGCCCCGCATCCGGTGTGTCAGATGTCGTCTTTCGGACATTCTTTCGGGTTGCTGAGGTGGTACTTGATTTCCTCTTGCAGTTCCTGACGGATGACGTTCAACGAGCCGGTGCTCTTCAGTGCCGAGCGCAACAGTGCCCAATAGTCCAGCTGCCACTGATGGCGATCCTGGACAATGACTTTGGTATGGTACACGTAATAGTGCGCCAAGGGCAGTTCGTTCTCGACCAGATCACGTTGCAGTTGGGGATTGCGTTCGAGTTTTTCGAGCATCCCCAGCTTGAACATCTTGCTGAACAGGGGATAGTAATCACTCGGCATCCGCTTGCCTTGATCGCGAGCGGTCATACCTTTCACAATCCGGAACGAATCATCTTTGAAACCGGTCTTCATGTAGAACCACAGGCCTTCCAGTGTCCGGAAGTGTCCGAAGTAGGGGTGCTCAATGTTGCAGTCCGACAGATTGGACAATGCACGGCCAAGTGCAGTGGCACCACGCGAATAGACATTGATGTGGTCAATCCCATCGTTTTTCGGTTGGATGGGTTGGGTGTCCTGTTTTTGCAATGCGTCGAGGGTCATTATAGTGGTCCTGTAAAACCTATAGGTGGGCAGCACGCGACTTGGTCGTTCTAGTCATTGCGGTACGTCCGTCGGCGGCGGGTAACAAACGCCTGACCTTCGCTGCCTTCTGGGATTTGGATCTGATCGATTGAATGGTCAACAGCATCGGCGGTCAGGTCTTGGTCCTGATCGTAGTCTTCGATGTCGTTTTCCGGTGACATGCCTGTGTTAGAGACAGCCGAGGACAGCTCATCGATGATCGCATATGGGTTCTTAAACATCGGTGTGGAGATGGTGATCTCCTCGCCGTTGCGGAGCAGCAACGTGACACTCATACTATATTTGAGTGGTCCAAGAATCTGAAGGGCCTTCTGAAACGTCTTGAAGGTCATCTGGGTCTTGGAAATTGCCCGGTTAAAGTTGTTGCGTTCCTGGCCAATGTCCTTGGGGTTCTTCGGACACCGGCTAAGGTGGCTGTTTAGAAAGCGCGTGAGACGCATGTTCCAATTCTTGGCTTCCACACCGCTGGGCCAGTCTCCCGATCCTGCAGGCCAGTCACGAAGAATCTTACGAAAGAGGTAGGTCAATGGATTACCTGCTTCATTCAGCAGCTTATCCCGATCCTCCATCATGCGTTGTTGCTCTTTGCTCATGGTTAAGTACCTAGGTGGATCACTTCAGACACAAACGACTGGCCGCAACCAGAGCATTCAGATCCTCAATGATAAAGTTGGTTTTACGTTGGTAGTACTCAGCATCAGCTCGATCCATTTTCTGGATAGCGTCCGTGAGTTTAAGGATGTGGTGACGTTGCAACTCAATCCAGTCCAGTGGGTGGATGAGGTCATTGTCTTCTGTGATGTAGTGGTCTAACGATGTCTCACGCTTTCGGGTGGATCGACCTTTCCATGATTCAGGAAGATACTGTCCCTTGCTGACAAAGATAGACGCTTCGATGAGTAATTTCTCCAGCTCCTCTAAGTTGCGGGTGGTACATGCAAGCATTGTGGACTGGGCCTTTGCGGGTGAGAATTTCTTCAGGTTCAGTTCATGGAGTTCTCCTAGATGAAATTGGATGAGTTCATAAATGGTGAGGCCTTGGGTGATGGAGGCTGGTTTTTTACGCCGCCACCATGGGAATATTGAAGTCAGCATGTGGGTTCCTGACGTACTTCTCACAAGATCCTATGGATTACTGTCTTTTCCTGGAGATTTTACCATGTCCGAGATAAATCCCCTCGAAGGGGATCTGATGCCTGTTACTGATGCTGAATATCTGACCGAGATGCCGATGAACATCAATGCATCGGTCGACCCATCCGATGTCATCAAGACCACCCAGAGCATCCGCCTGGCGATGGTTCAGAAACACCTCAAGAGTGGCGTTCCGAGTGTCGATAAAGATTCAAACACCCTCTTGCAAGTCCTGCGTGACCTTGATCAAGCTGCCCTGACTACCCGCAAGATCGATGTCGATGAGCGGCAGGTCAGCGAGTCTGAACGCCTGGCGCAAGCCCAGAATGAGTTGCTGCGTATGCTCGGTGGGAAGAACCCGTTCCTTCTCGATCTGGCAACTGGCCAGTCGATACCGCCGGTCCAGCGACCGGAGGCGGAATTACCCGCTCCGGTGCTGGTGCCCGACGTAACAACCCAAGGTACACAACCGGTAAACTACGACGACTTCGTGACTTCGGTAGAAGCCTCTGAAGCCTCGCGTTTGACCGGTGACGACTGATCTTCCGGTAGACGATAAGTGCCGGGGACGATGAAGCTAAAATCACTTACCGGGATATGCTCCAGGTGGATGTAATCTTCCATCACCAGCTCCAGTAGCCCGTGTCGATCAGCCCCCTGCAATTCCCCTGTCAGCTCATCTTCCTCCCCAAGCTCTCGGTAGTAGAGCTTGGGGAGTATGACCGAAACCCCGTTAATGGGTTTAACCAGCAGGGTTTCGTTGTGCAGCTCCAGCCACGGGTGAAAGTGGTAAGTGACCCACCCACTGTACTGACGACTGAGGGCCTCCGGAGACAGCGACTCAGGCGAGTGGGAGACAACATGCACCTCGACGTAAGGTGGAACCAGAGCTGTAAGGCAGTTCTTGTACATCTCGATCAGGGGACCGGGCAGACTGTACGGCCAGATGTTTAGGTCGATCCGAATGCCGGCCACATCCACCTGTCTAACCAGACGTTCCTCAAGACCTGCGATGTACGTCAGAAGAACCGGCAGGACCCCGGTGACAATAGAGCGCCGCAAGACGTCATAGTCGCGCTTGGCGTAGCGTTCCTGGAACGCTTTGTTGGTGACACGGCCATCGGTGATCTCTTCGAAATCATCCATGGTTCGGGCACGGTACTTCTCAGGCGACAGAGTCTTGCTCAACTCCGGATCAAGAAGCATCAGAGTTCCCATGCGGGTATCCATGAGCGCATCGAGATCCAAGAGGAGAACGTAGCTGCTATCAGGGGACATAAGGACCTCATCAACAACTTGATAATGTATCGTTATAAAGATTACTGATCGACAGGGGTGATCGACAGCAGGATCATCAACAAGATCCAGTGATTCTCTTTCAGCAGCTTCTGGAATGAGTCGTAATCGTGAGCGTACTCACGCACGTATTCGGGTACCAGTGGACTTGAGCGCACCCATGCCAGCACGTTGCAGAGATGACCGATGAACGACTCTTTCTGCAACTGTACGGCCGGAGTCGCCAGCCACATGTAGGTCGCACCATTCATGTAAAAATCCAGAATGGCGTTTTTCATTTCACCGGTGTAGTCTTCCACCTCGACGTATTCGCGCCATAGCTTCTCGACTGCAACGGGTCCACCAATGGCATACCAGCGAATGCGACGGAGTCGAACCAGGTGTTCGGTCAGGACTTCTTCAAGCCCCAATGCTTCATTGACCGGATCGGAAAGGAAGATCCGTTTCCAATCCTTGACGGCTATCAGCAACTTATCCAGGATAAGCTTATCGTTGTCGGCTGTATTCATGGGCCCACATCATCCAGGTTGTTATCGATCATCATCCCTCGCAACCAGTTGGCCACGCTGGATGTAGACTTGGTCACACCGCCGCCTGCAGTGACATCTTCCAGAGACGCTTCACCGTTCTCGATCAGTTGCCGATCAAACTCGACCTGTGCCATGCGGTCACCGGCTCGTACCTTGACTTCTTCCACCAGCGTCTGTTCCAACCCCTGCGATAGCTGTGATTGAAACTCTGGGAAGGAAATCTTAGAGCCCTTAGACTTACCTGTCACCTGACCGGTCATCTCGTCAACGTGGCGAGTGTTTTCTGGGATCGAAGATTTCTTGGTCAGCATCTGGGCCTGACGACGGACCATCATGTCCAGAATCAGGTAGCTATGCGGCGTGAGGAAGGTCTCGTTGGTCTGAGGGTCAGTCAGCCAGATGCGCTCAAAGAGCGGGTGTTTAATCTTCTCCGCCACCTGCATCAGACTCTCCATGGTGATGCGGGGGTCTTTCAGGTTAGGGGAGTAGAACGGTATGATTTCCTGATGCACTCGCTCATCTTCGGTACTGGGTTTAGCCAGTGCCCGAATATACTGATCGAATTCCTCATCACCCATGGCATTGAGGCGCTTCTCGGCCAGATCGGCATTATACCGATCACCAGGAATGATGCCTGCCAGCGACTCTACGATGAAGGCAGTGACTTCTTGACGACTGGCCATAGCAGAGACCTCAGTGAACGACTGGCAGGTTGTGATTGACGATGATCGGCAACACCAACCGACCAAAGTGACGCAGCCAGTCACGTGGCGCCATATCATCGACCAAGCAGGTGCGAGCAGATATGGTGGAGGTGTGAAGGCCCATCAACTGGTCACGCCAGTAACGGTTGAGCGCAACGATTGCCGCATGGTCATCAGCGGCACTGTCACGAAAGTTCTGGGTAAATCGCGTTGCCGCATGGGGATTCTTATCTGCCAACATGTCGATGACGGCAGACACTACAGTATTCGACATGGTCGTTTTCCTCGTATCTTCATTTGGGTGTCGCCCGTACAAGCACTTGCGTATACGGGCGTGTCAAATAATTAGCTGGCTTTAGCCGCCTGCCGATCCTTGATCTTATCGAGCAACGCCTTAGGCGTCAGCTTAGTACCACTGTCAGTGCCAGCTGAGGCTTCTTGTATACTGGCGACACCGCCGCTGGCTTTAGCCTTAGCCGAGACAGCTTTGTCGTACCAGTAAGGACGGTAGGTCCCAGCTCGCATGTTCAGCAAGTCCATGGTGGAGAGGAACGGGATATCGGCGTAAGTTCCCTTCTCCTCCAGAGGCAGCCAGAAACCGCGCGTATCGAGCAGCAAGTCCCAATCGTAGCCAGCGGCCACGATATCGCTGTAAAGCTCTTTAGGCGTGCACAGGAGGCCTTCTGGCAGGTCATGCCACAGGTTACGCATCATACACAGCTCAGCTGTGATGTTCATGGCACGCTGCAGACGAGGATCGGTCTCCAACAGACGACGGGTCGTCTTCCTGGTTAGGTTCTGTTGAGGATACAGATCGAGACGGTAGTTAGGCTTGCCTTTGGCCTTGTTGCCATCTTTGTCACTGATCCCATAGTACTCATACCCCTTACAGTAGATGAACTCGGTCAACTCGGGCTTAAGTCCTTCCGACTGGGACACCACCACCTCAAAGGGGATACCCGATGGACCAGACTTGCCACGCAGGTTGACAAGGTTGATGCAGATCAGGTCGGTATCGCCCTTCAGATCGTCTTCGTCGTCACGCGGGAACTCAGGGGCCTTGTCGGCATCGAGCATCGGCATCAGAGAGACGCAATACCAGCAGTTCGCCGTCAGGAAGCTGAAGTTCTCCGGTACCTTCTTGAGCTTGAGGTCCCCTTTGAGGAACTTCAGGCGCTTGACGTTCGGCTTGTACATGTCCAGCTGGTATTCTTGTCCGACGTGTGCTGTCATCAGGATGTGCAGACCAGACCCGCCGGTTACGCCAGTGACTTGGTCGATCAGCTGACTCTTAGCCCCAGCGCCTTTCATCGCCACCATGTTCAGGTCTTTGTGGCCGACATCGGCCTTCTCGTACATGTTCATGATGCCTTCGGTCTGCAGACCAGACAGTGAGTCAAGGAAGCTCAGTGTCGGACTCGGGACCTTGATCAGTTCGCCGGTGTTCTCATCGACAAACGGGGTGGTGACCAGAATGGACTTGTCGTTGCGCCGGTCATTGGCATACTCGCGCATGACGTTCCACCACTCGTTACCGTTGTACACGGTGGCGTCGGTAAACAGGAGCCGTCCACCGTCGACCAGATCAGTGCCAAACAGCTCCGGGAACTGTCGAAAGACGTTCTGAATTCGACCCGGAGACAGTGTGTTCTCCGAATCATGTGCCATCATGATGGCTAACGATACCCGGTTCATCACAGAACCTAGTTGAAATAGCGAGATCACGGTTTTGAACATGTTGGGCAAACCGGCTACGCCAGTGAAGTGGTTCAGACCACCGCAGAGGATAGATTCGCCGTGCTTGCCTTTGTAGTATTTACCGGTTTGGATGTCGAAGAGTGCTCCGATGTTCCACATGGGACGAATGGATGCGGCCTTCTTAAACTTCGCGAAAGGGCTGGTGCTCATGTGTTGGTTTCCGACAGATGAAGGTTGTTAGTACAAATCGATATGGAAAACTGCTTTTCTTTAACTTGGAGTTGGACCTTATTATGAATCCTGAATATTACCAGTCGCTTGACACGTGCAGCCTGGAAGACCTTGAACGACTGGCAGGCGTGGTCGCGATGGAATCAGCCGCAGGTGGCATCACCCTTGATCCGCGTCAACGCATGGGTCAGTTCTTCCGTAAGGCCAGTGGCTTCTTCGGTAAGATGACACTCCCTACCCTCAACCTCGCAGCCATGCTCCCACGTGACATGGTTGGCTTTGTAGGTAAGGTTGGTTTTGTCGATGCCTCGAACAAGACCATCGTCGTACCGGAAAGCTTTATCGGTCAGTGGGTACCTTACAGTGCTGCACTGTTGGATGCCACCACCAAGGCGGTCCAGATCGAAGCCATGATCAAGTCGTTCAATGTCACCCTCGGACGGATCATTAATGACCCCAACATGCTGCAGTCCTCCAGTGGCTTGGGCCACAACGGTGCTGTGAGTGTTGGGCTCAACGATGCCATGGTCTCCATCGGTCAGACCTTCTTTGACCCCAAGAGCAACCACATCCATCGTACTCTGGGTGCTGTGATCGAACGTGCTCAAGACATCGCCACCACCCACAATAACCTCAATGAGGCCGTGGCGCTGGATAAGGCCCATCCGGCCAAGAACGCCCTGGACCTGACCAACCGTGCCATGGTCCTAGCTGACAAGATCCTCCCCCTCGTAGAAGAACAGGGCCGTGCCTCCCGTACTGCAGTGAATGAACTGATCGGCATTACCCTGTCGATTGCCAAGGAAATGGAAGCGTACGGCTCGTTGCTGTACCGCCTGCGTCAGTTCTCTGAAGCGCTGAAAGACAGCCTGAAAGAGATCAAAAAATAATGCATCGCGCATAAGGTCGATGGGAGGGCGCCAGTCCCTCCCATCTATGCCGTTTCAAGCAAAGCGTTTACGCCGGCGAGTTCGTGCAATGACACTCTCTGCATCACGCACCATGGTTTCTCGATCCAGGTACCTGAGCCAACGAGGCATTTTTCCATACACTAATTCCACCGCCTTTTTGAGTTCGCCACGCTCACAATACCCTATCACCTGATCCACGGTCTTCTCACGCCACAACATGCGGCAGATCATCGCGGGGAAGGATAACGACTGGGGATTGACAACGAGGTAAAACAACTGGTTGAACTCATTGAGCAGCGACTCGTCGGGATCGTAGTTACGGATCAGACGGAAGTACAGACTGGCCATGAACAGCGTGCGTTTAAGCGTGGACCAAAATCCGTAGGACTGATTAATCGCAACAGATCTATACATAGAAGCCCCTATGTTTATCGTACCAGTTTAAAGTTGCCGAACGGGTTTGCCCACAGTCCGATATCGTGCTCCGTCTCAATGACTGTCGCATAACGAATCACTGTTTCAGATTCACGCCATGTAAGGACTGTCACGCGTTGGACGTTGTCACCAAGCGCCGATAGGGCATTGCGTCCGATGATGTCAGAGCCCATGATCAAACGTACCTTGGTGCGTTCAACCGGGACCTCTTCCATCGCCCTCAGCTCACGGGCAAAGGATGTATTGAAGTTGACGTTCACATCGAGGTGTTTCACCGTGTTGGTGATCTCCTTGCGAAGCTTTAACGACTTTACACCCTTCTTTTCCGCGGCTTCATATAGTAGGTCAGTCAGATCGGTCGCGATCAGGGACTTGTCACCATCGAGAAACTGATTGAGGATGGTGGTCATATTCTCCAGGTTCTCGACGTTGTAATACGCCAGACCGGTTGGAGTAACGTGGTGAATCACCGGCAATTTCTTCTGACTCACGAGTCCCATGTTGGCCTTATTCTTGCGAAAAACCGACATGCCAAAACGGGTAATATCCTCGGCGATGGTGGCGGTTAGGATGTTGCGCAGGACACCGACAAAAAGGTGTCCCACTTGGTGGGTATCCTGCTCGATGAAATGCGCGCGAACCTTTTCCAGAACCTCAATCTTCTCCTTGAGATAAAGGACGGCATTGGATGAATCAGACTGTGGCTTGGCCACGTCTTCGTCGTCGCCGTGTTGACCTGTCCAGTACACATGACGGCCACAGGCACTGATACGACGATCAGTCTGGTCGGAACTAAAGTACCATTTAGGTTGGTCCAGGAGTCGGTTATGGTTCACCGTCGATTTCCAATACCCTTCGGGTTTCTGTTCGAGCTTGTAGGTCAGGTTGTAGCCATTGACGCCGATGCAGTTACCTTTACCTGCCCATTGATCGGCCATCTCATTACCAGTATGGCCGTTGTGACCCTTGATCCACGCGAGCTGGATTTCATTGTTCAGGTCTTTGTGGCGATTTAGCAAGGAATCAACTTTAAGCCAATCTTCCTTGCAGGCGATGTCTTCACCGGCACGGGTGCGCCAGCCGTTTTGCTTCCAGCGGTCGATGTACTCGTTGACCCCTTTGACCACGTAAGCTGAATCTGAGTAAATAAGGGTGTGGCTTAATCCCTTTTCCAGCGCATATTCCAATGCCTGTCTGGCAGCAATCAGCTCTGTGTGATTGTTGTCTTTAGCCTTAGGTACGCCACCGAACGTATCGACGTAGTTAAGGACGTTGACTGCCTTGTCCTCAGCTTTGGTCTCGCTGTAGCCATTTGCAGTAGGGGTGGATTTAGGATGTCCACTCCCTTTGGTCGGAAGGCTGTCTACGCTGTAGACGTAGCCGTGCACACCCCATCCGCCTGCCTTCTCAGTGCTGTAGAACCCACCGTCGGCGTACAAAACCCCCTTACACACTGGAATGGATTCCGATTCTTTTACTCCCGACATGACTGCTGAACCTTCGAGATGATGATGATGATTATGTTGGTGTTGGCGATCCATATCTGCTCCATCTAATATCTAAGATCCTTTTTTGAAAACACCATCTTACCTGGAGTGGTTACTTTGACACTTGTCCTGATGACGGGCAATGTCCTGTTTCAAAAAGGCTTCCTCATTTTCAATGAAGGTCACCAGATCCTCCGTCAAGGTGAGAAGGACATCATTAAGCTGTTCGGTTGACAGCCTGGAGATGTCTATATCCGGAACCACAGGCTTGTGGTGCCCTAGTCGTATGGTGCGTTCGAACTTGTGGCAATCGCTCTCATCATCGACAATTTGCTGCAGACCAAAGGCCTGATTATTGGTGATGTTGTACTGGACTACTGAGCAGGAGCCGAGGCTGACCACTAACCAGAATAAACCTACGAAACGGCCACCTCGAGATGTATGAGTATTTGACATGAATTAACCTATTGACGGAGTCGTTTCCATCTCTCGACTAAGTCCGTAGAAGGACCGCGAGTCGTGACGGGTCTATCGGTAGTGGTAGGAGTTGGAGGGGGGTTAATCGGCTTTCCTGGGGTGTGCTTAGGCTTAGGTGGTGGTTTCGGGTCAGCGGCGTGTGAGGCGGCCGCTACGGCCTCGAGATAGCGAGACTTATATAGCGTTACCTGCTCACGAAGTAGAGGTACCTCGGTGTCATAGGCGAGTCTCAAACGTGAATTTTCAAATTGGTATTGTGAAATCTGCGCTTCTTGGTCTTTGACGATCATGTAGACGTGAACAAAGAACACGGACATGATTACAAAGCCCATCGACATCACGATAAGCGACAAGTTCTCATGGATGAACTGTCGAAACGTACGGTCGCGCAGCCACATCTCCCTGATGAACAAGAACAGGGCCTTTGCCAATTTGAATAGCGTGGCTATGGGCATGGACATATTCCAAGAGGTTCTTGTCGAATAGTGACAAGGGTCGTATGATCCGTTAAGAAGTGAGTTATGTGGGTTGATGCGCGTAGCGGTAACCGTCATTGTGCTGTAACCGACTGACGTGACGTTGACGGGTGGTGATTTTACCAACGTCAGTTGTAATGACAAATTGGCCACTACTTCTTACAGCTACACGTCCTACATACGCACCGATATATTTACCTCTGGGTACTTTGGCTTCGACTATATCGCCGGTCCGGTATCCGCAGACCATAGAAGGACCTTTAGCTAAGGTTCTAGGGAAACCATACTGATCTACCCGACACATCTGTCTCGAACCATGTCCCAATGCTTTTGCAGTCAACGGTCTCATCCCCTTCGGAATGTATACAATGTCACAGGCACCACCCAGTACCGCTGCATCGATAAAGTGATCCTTTGGATACCCTTGACGATGACGGTTGTATTTCGTCATGTAGCTTGGACGTTCTACCGAGAGCAGTCCGATTTCACGGACTTCTTGGATCAACCGTTTAGCTGTGCTGTTGACGGCTGCTGCATCTCTGAGAGGTGGTTTCTTACCTTGGGCAACTCGGCGACAGCCTTTGCGTCTCGCTGCACTGAGCACATCCCCTTTGCCCTTGAGGGACCATTCCCACTGGACAGGAGTGCGATTGCCCTTGTCGCGGTTACAGGTATGGCAGGACAGGGTCAGGTTGGTGATCGAGTTCGATCCACCTTGAGCCTTGGGAGTGACATGTTCAGTCTCCAGACGTTTATCCTTGGAGATACCCGAACAATACTGACAGATGTAGTTGTACCGATAGAGTAGGTACTCACGGATCTTGTAGCCTTGCAGTGTACCTTGCTGATACCCTTTGCCTTTGATCGACCCGTTGAGCATCTTCTGGGTGTCAAAGGACACATGTTCGATCTCGATCTTGGAGACAGGACTCGCTAGACAGAGTCGTTTCACCCAGGTCAGAGTCGTCAGCACCCGGTGCATTAGACTGGGTGGGAGCCATCCGGCGGGTCGAGTTCGGTTGAGGAATCGGGGTTTACGGTAACGCGTCTTACGATTACGACGGTTACGTCGGCAGGTAGCACGACTGACCAGATTCTTCTTGATTGTGATACCGCGGTGCTCCAGATGGACACCCATGATACAACGTTCGCCGCGTTTACCTTTGACAGTGACTGCGATCCCGGTGGTCTTGCTGCCCGGATCGATCTTGATTGCCGTAGGTTGAGGGATGGAGCCCACCGGGTCTTTTAAGATAATGGTAAAAGGGAAGCGTCGAAATACCGCTGCTTTACCTTTACCTAGAAGTTCTCTAGCTCTAGCCGGATGACAGGGCATGAGCGCTCGGCGTCTCGTGTCAAGGACGAGAACATAGTTAGTAGGTGTTACCTTCATTAGGGTTTCCCCTTAGTCTATCCGATCTAAGTCGGTGTAACGTGAGCCTCGACGATGTTATCCCAAGGTTTTGTATCCTGACTGCACTAACCCTGCCTCACAGGCTTGTTTAACAGCTCGGCGTAGAGTCCGGGACTGGCTCGGCCATCCCGGAGTACCTATGTATTCTTGGGTAACGTAGGTTCTATTACAAACCTGGGTCTGGTCAACTAAACCTCTATACCAGCAGATTATCTTCGGTTAAAAGGATGGGGCGGTTGACATCATTTCTTGGAATCATATGATCGTTTGTCTTAATCGACCTTCATAAATTACGCCCTTGGGCGGGAGATTAACATGTATAAGCTAAAGGCATTCAGTGTCATTTCGGCCTTGATCGACAACACGCGGGCTCAAGTGGCTCCGGTGGGTGAACTCTCCCCCATGGCGTTGACCTATGCCCGTGAGAAGGAATACCTCAACACAGCAGCTGCTGCTGGTCACATGCTGGTGGTTTTCTCTAGCACCCAGGACGGCGTGAACCAGCAGGTCGACCCGGTACTCGCCGGTAAACTGCTACTGATCAACAAATGGGCATACGAGCAAGCGCTTGCTGGCACTTTCACACCTAGCACTGAATCCTTCCGCACGGCTTTCATTCGTCAGTTCGGTACCCAGTACAGTCTCTGGTCTATTGGGGCCATGGTTGAGGCCGGTCGGAACATCTGGCTGCCTGGTGTCATCGAGGTCCGTGACCAGGCAGATGATACCAAGCAATATAAGCTTTGGTACGCCACTGAGGTCTTTGAGCAGCAGTTCGACGAATACGAGATCAAGATCGTCCCACCTGTAGAAGACCTCGATGTGTTCTTCCTAGGTCGCGCGGCGGTACAGACTGCTCTGACAGACATGACTCACGACATTGTAGTCGAGAAGATCATGGCAGCCAAGGAGGGTTATCCTGAGACCTACCTGCAAGGTGAGATGTTCGAATGGTTCGATCCTGTAGCACCGTTGGATGTCAGTCGTCGTATTAAGACCTACTGGTCAGTCATCATTCACGGCATCGCCGGTCGTAACATCGATGTGATCAAGGAAGCTATTCGCGACTACATCCTCAGTCATAGCGACCACACCAAAGACGAATGGGCTAAACTCTTCCCGGAGATCTTCACCTCCACGGAGTTCGTCTTCGTTCCGCTCTGGGGCAACTACTCGATCACCAACCGTGAACTGGAATCGGGCCTTTACAGCTCGGTGACCAATGCACTGGCAGGTATCGCACAGCTTAAGCAACTGGTCAAAGGTGAGGGTTATACTCCCGAGTACCTTGAAACCAATGCTGAAGTCTTTGGAGCGGCGTTCAAAGCTGTCACTGTGATGGTCGCCGGCGGTCCGCACAACCGCGACGGTATCCGGTCGTTTGTTCAGCGTTACACCGATTACATCAACATTGACACCACGAACACAGACTTCGGGCGGATGTCGCCTGAAACCCGCCGGTTCGTGCTGGCGTTGATTGAACTACTTGCTGTCGCCGAGGAAATGACTCCGGATTCGGCTGTGCCTGTCAAGTTCACTCGACTGATTCGAGATGGTGTCTTGTACGTAGCGTACAACCTCGACCGGTTCCAACTGATCGTGGCCAGTAAGTATTCGTATAATGACGCCACTGTAACAAATGGTAGCGACGATGGCGAACCTCAATTCTGACTAGAGTTTGTGAGAATTAAAATGCATCCATTATTGATGGCGGCGGCAGAATGGGCTGGCGCCCTGTCTTAGAACTGGTGGAATAAGGAAAGTCGACATAAGGGGAGGGGCAGCTGCCCCTCCCTGTTATGTGGTTTCGCGGTGTTACCAGTCTGGTGTGAGCGGTAGGCCGTCAGTGCGAGGACACCCAAGACGATCGAGTACCTCATCTTTACTGACTGATAGGTATTTGCCTTGGCCGTGTTGCAGCATCTCCAGCACCGTAGTCTCACCTACGTCTTCAACCAGTTCAGCGATCGACATGAGGTACGTCTTACCGTCGTCTTGGCTTTGTGCAGTAAACAACCCGTACTTCTTCCATGTGTCCAAGTCAGGCTCTAAAGAACGACTGCAGTTTAGCTTGTAACTGAGCTCGTACAGCAACGGCAGGTCCCGTCCGGGCCACGACCACTTACCGGGACCGGTACCTGTGGTTGCAGCGCCGATATAGAAACGTGCCGTGGTGGCAATCAGGTTCATGGTACCTCCTCAGGTGATGGTTACATGCTCGTTGTACTCACGCTTCAGTGAGACATGGCTGTCATCAATGACTGCGATCTGACTGGCAGGGTAACTGTTCTGGCTCTCGAACGAGTGACTGATGAAGAAGATCTGTGAGTACGTCTCATCACCCATCAAATCCTTCAATGCCAGAGTCAGGTTCAGACGATGGACTTCGTCAAAGGTCCGACCCAATTCATCGAGATAGAGCGGATACCCGTCCAGTTCCATGAACTTGTAAACCACCAACCGGAAAGCCTGATTGACAATGTCCTTCTGACTGTCCGAGCCAAAGCGGATATCGTCAACGGTATTGTCAGCATTGTGTACGTACATCGGGAACTTGTAATCCAGCTCCCCTTCAGCCAGGTCGCAGACATCCAGTGCAAGGTTGTAGCCCCACACCTTGGCGATTACGTCATTGATGCTCTCGATGAAGGTGTTGATGAAGACCAGGATCTGCTCAGCGATGATCCCGTCGCGAGGCGACAGCACCTTCTCCAGCATGATCAAGGCTTTCTCTTCCACGCGGGCGTCTTCGAGCGAACGGTTAAGGTCGGTGACAATCCCCATCTGCACTTCAGCTTCAGCCAGAGACTGCTCCAACATGCCGAGTTGCACCTGATGCTTCTTGACCTGAGCTTCGACTTCTTCGACTGCGATAAAGCGGGTCATCTGAGTCATCAAGTCATCCAGGCGCAGCATGCTGTATTCAACAGCCTTACTGATCTCACGGGCCTCCGCCATTCGCTGAGAGAAACTCTCCACTTCCTTCAGGGTCTGTCTGGCATCGATCAAATGGCCTTTAAGATCCACCACACGCTCGCTGAGCGACTGGGCAACGTCACGCAAGCCACTGGACTGGTCCAGCTGTTTAAGCGCACTGAGGCGCTCTACAAGTGGCACAATCTCATGATCCAACTCAATCATGGCCAGATGGGCTTTAACGTCACTCACAAAGTCAGTGCACAATGGGATCAATGCCCGCCCTCGTCCAAAGCCACCTGCATCATTGATCAGACTGAACAGTTCAGCCAAGTTGGGATTGCGATCACGCAGCCCGTACAGTTGATGGATGACATCACCTGCTTGTTGTGCTTCTCCGAGCCACGCCTTGACCTCATCGATCTTGGCAGACATGTTCTGTCGGAACGAGTATCCTTTGGCCAGTAGCTGACTGATCTCCTCCTCTTCACTTCCTGAGACCCCTTCCTTGAACTGATGATTGCAGTTGGGGCAGGAAACCGTGGAGCAATTACGGATGTGATTGAGTCGGTACTCCAGTTCACTGATCCTGGACGATCCGGAGACCAGCTTCTGCTGGAGTTCATTAAGTTCCTGCTGCTTGCGAAAGATATTGGCCCGATCAATCAAACTATCATCGGTGACCGAGACGCCATGCAAGGTTTCAATGACTTCTTGAATGGCTGCAAAGCAATACCCATGGTTGGGTAGGTTGTCTGGGTTGGCTGTAGTCTTAAACTGGACCTTGAGCAGTTCTTTACGTGTGGTCAATTCTGCGATACGGGCATGGAGTTCAGCAGGATCGATCGCTTCCAGCTCTCCAATGTCGTGCAATTGCTTGTCAATTTCCTGATGACGACTGGAAACTTCATGAAGCGCTGCGTCAAGCATCTGTACACGGCTACGCAAGGCCTCCTTAAGCTCTGTGACGGCCTCTTCGTCCGTATCCTTGACCGACAGTGGCACTTCACCTTTAAGGTACTTGGCGCGCTGTAGGAGAGCTTCCAGATCAGACAGCAGATTATGGTACTCTCGACCATAGGCATCGAAGTTATCAGCCAGACCTTCACGCTTGGAATGCTGGTGCAGTCGGATCAGTTTGTCACAGATCTCCTGAGACTGGCGCCGCAAGGTGTTGAATGTCTCATCGTCAATCTTCTTGGCGATCTCATTGACAAGGCGACCCGACAGGTGCTTGATAACTGCACCCGTGTCACGCACTGCACGTTTGATCTTACCGTGCAGTTTGATGACGTATTCAAAGTCAGCCGAGGACAACAGAGTGATCCACTCGCGTCGCTGGACAGCACTCATGTCAGTAAAGTTCAGCTGGCCAGTCAGGACCTGATGCAGCTCATTGGTCATGCCAAAGTGTTCACGCACCAGTTCACGTTGAACAGCGCCAGTATGGCCTTCATTGAGTTCCTCACCGTCACAGATGAAACTGTGCAGAGGGGCTTTCCCGGAGAAGTCATTCTTCAGCTCGTACACTTTGCCGTTGTGCATCACGTGAACCAGCTTATAGCCGCCCTTCATGAAGTCACGAGCATCGGCAGGCAGAACGGTGAAGCCAACCTTAAGTAGACTGGACTTACCGGAACCGTTGGTACCTAGGATGATCTGGGTCTTTAAGGTCGGGTTGATTTCCAGGGTTTCAATTTCACGTAGATAGAAACGCTTGCAGCGATGCAAGATCAGCTTTGTGATAAACATATTGGCATTGCTCCCCAATTCTGTAGAATAAGTCGTTTATGTTTTCGTTTAATGAGGTGGGTATGTTTGACAACACCGTCAGTATGTTTCGCTGTGTGGCCATTGGCACTGCGGCTGAAAACAAGAAGTTAAAATCCCACGAATTGCTGGTATCGCCCCATGAGAAGATGCCCTTCATGGATGGGGAGATTGTCGATAAAGTCGACGAAATGGAGTACGAGGTCAAAGACAGTTCGGGTAATGTCCAAGCAGGTACCGCATTTGTAGCCACTGACCTACCTGCTATCTGGCTCCCTGACAGTAACCGCCTCACCCCTCCCGATATCCAGCGCGGCGAGATGGTCGAGCTATGGCAGATGGCGGGCAACGACCAGTACTACTGGCGATCCATGGCCAAGGATGAAAAGCTGCGTCGCTTGGAGACCGTGGTCATTGGGATCTCGGGCAATGCCGACCCCGATGCCGATGGACGCATTCCAGAGAACATGTACTTCATCGAGATCAGCAGTCACGCCAAGACCATTACACTCTCCACCAGTCAAAAGAATGGGGAGTTCTGCACCTATGACTTCCAGTTCGACATGGGTAATGGTCGAGTGGTGCTTCAAGATAACGTAGGTAATAGCTGCTTGTTTGACTCCAAGAATATTCACTACAAGGTACTGAACCAACTCGGTACGTTCTTTGAGATGAACAAGCAAGACATAAATGCCTACGCACCGAGGAACATCGCTTTTACGGCCGATCAGAATGTCGATGTGAAAGCGAAGAAGATCACGCTCAATGGTGGTGGGAGCGTGTTCATATTACAATCTAGCGGGACTACCCTTAAGACACCGAACTTCAAAGGGGTATCGTAATGGGTATTGTATCTCTGGTCGGGGTGGACAGTGCTGGTGCCGTTATTACCGGTCCGGGTGCATCGAACTGGACATGGAATGGGTCACCCATCTCGTTAGTGGGTGACGCAGTGGCAGGACATGGCAAAGATGCTCACGCGGGTCCTGTGATTGCTTCAGGCAGTCCCTGGATGACCATCGATGGTGTCCCTGTGACACGGGTCGGTAGTGTGGCCACTTGCGGTCACGGGGCAACTGGTTCCAGTGACATGGATATCCCATGAGGCGGACATAGGGGAGGGCATGAGCCCTCCCCTTATGCTGTCAGACAAGACTGGCCAGGAACCGTTCTAGGTTGTTACCAAGACCACTGACGATGAATGTCAGCTTGTTGGTCTCAGGGTGCCACGCTGCAATGAACATCTCATCGCGAGTATGATCGGTACCGTACACCAGAAACTGACCATCCTCGGTGGTGGCGAATGGAACCACCCCAGCCAGGGTTTCGCCGCGCGCCATCGTTTTCTGCATGGCCACGTAGACCGCCAGGACGTTCGTGGGTGACTTGGGAATGCAGTCGAGCATTCGGCCGAACTTCATTTCTGGAGAAGTCTTAGTGGCAGGGATCTTGCGACGTTTGGTAGGTCTGGATCGACCGTGCATCGATAACACACCGACCAACTCATAAGGCAGTTTGAGGTTACCTACCTTGGAGCCGATCTGGACCGCCTTTTGCAAATCGATGAGTACTTGAACGTCATAACCTGGTGCGTTATATTCCCAATCCAACTCGGCAAGTTCGATGGCCACTTCGGCTGGAAACCGAAGTGGACTAGTTACTCGGATGCTTTCCATGGCTGTTACAAGGACTTTATTTTTCATGAGTGTTTCTCGTTAATCAATCAATTCCAACACAGGTCGCCAGCCAAAACGATGGGTTACTGTGCCTGTGGTGTACACTGCCTGGGTAATGTGTGTATCATTACCGCGGTACAGATAAGGTTCCTGACACCACGTATAGCCACCAAAACCTTTAATACCGAGATCGTCATCACTGATCTTAGCCCATTGGCCAAACTCAATGCCTTCGCCGGACAAGCCCACCGAAGACCCGCTGATACGGTACATCAGGCGGTTCCACTCAGACCCATAACATGCAGCCGGGTCGGCTGCCGACCCTCTGAACGAAGTTGCCCCTCCATTGAACAAGCGTACTTTATAAACTTTGCCCTTGATGGTTACCGTCTTATTACCATCCACCACCCCGGCGCTGAAAAGCTCAGTGTATTTTAAGCCTGATCGGAGCGGGCGCTTTGGTACGTATTTGGTCTTGCCGTCAACTGGGTCGGCAAACACCAACCAAGGTGTAGTATCGTTCGCGCCAATCGAACTCCCGCTAGTCAATCCCACTGCCGTGGCCAACACTGTGCCTGTAATGAAATCACTGGCAAGAACTTCCCCTTGAAAGGGCGTCTTAGGCCCCATCCTTAAACGCATCTGAGATGCACCGATCATCAAGCTTTTCATATCGTCACTCACTCAATTATCAGGGTACTGGTACCCCATTTGACCAACTCGCCACGGTGGAATGTAACTGGCTCTGCCGAGATCCGCTTCTCATCCACCTTGGGTTGCCAGCGATAGTTGTAGGTGTCCATCAACCGATGCTGGTGCAGATTATTGTCAGTACGTAGAACCCAGACCTTGTTTTCTTCCTCCTTGATATAAGAGGGCAGTAAACCAAGCTGAGTCCTCAAGGGCCAGAGTGGCACCTCGCCTTCAAGGTAGAAGCGACCGGGTAGGAACGTCCGACTGGTCTGGATGGTGTCGACCGTCATGTGATCTGCTTCGATGGCCACTACAAACGACTGACTGAGTCCCAGCAGTTCCAACATGCATTCATTGGAGTGGAAGTTCTGAAGGTCGTAATCGGTGGGGTTCGTCGGACTGACTTCGTGAAACCGCTCCAGCGCCGATTGGTTGATAAGGTACCGCGATTCCATGTACCGCTCAAGGAACGGGATGCGTTTCATGTCCACCCGCAGTGTATGGGGTCCGATCACCTTAACGTCTCGGCTGGCCAGGTGCAGATACCCACCGATGACAATCCCGACCACTTTATTCGTGGTGTCGAAAGGCAACTTCAAGTAGAACTGATCCGACAACAGGCGTGTTGGGTTGGGCTGATAGACCATCTCCGGTGTGATACTGACCGTATGGACTCGACCAATGTTCTTGAAACTGATCAGACCAAGCATGGCATTCTGTGTTTTACGAAACGTCACACCGCCGTCCTTGATGTAGGCCCCATCGCTGTCTGCATCCAATCGATGTACCAGACCATTGACAGTAGCCAGACAATGACGCTGCAGGTCAACATAATCAGTGTCGTCCCGAGTCAGCCAGATATCAGGTTTGTCATAGTCGGTCGCATCGTTAAATGGCGAACCCTTGGCCACGCAAAGATCGGCTTTAAAACCCGCCTGCCAGATGTCTCGTGCCAGTGCATCGAATTGCTTGACTTTGGGTTCACCGGTGATTGTAGGTAGCGTGGTGTTGGCGTTATCGATCAACCACTGCGCTACCGTGACGGTATCTAGCACCGGGACGAGCAGGGCCTCAGCGTCACGCAGGCGCAGGGTGTGCTTACCTTCCAGTGCCGGATGCGTCACGACAAGGTAGACTTCGGTATAGGCCTGAAGCATGGTTTTGACTGGCAGATCACGGATATCTTTTTCTTCGTAACGCACATTGGGCAGCCGGTGCTTCAACATGGCGTATTGGTATTCGTACATTTTCGGCTCCCCCGGCAATAATGGTATGCCAGTTGTTTGATGAATAATATTGTCAAGCATAGTTCTTACAAACACGTCGACCGTTCAGGCCCTGTCAAATAGAGTCGATGCCGGTGGAGATTCCTCTTCGGAGAGTGTAACTCATGAGTACTGTCATCCCACAATACCCTTTCGATCCGACGGGGCTTGCTCAAAGTAACAAGGTAGTTGAGACTCAGGCGATCAAATCGCGTGGTACGTTCGATTACTACTATGTCGTCCCGCGCGTCAGCCCGTTTTATGCCGAAGGCGCTGAACTGCGTCTATATCCGGTGGGCACCAGCACCGCTAACCCCCTGGGAGGTCAGCTGCTAGTAGAAGGTGTCCACTATAGTTTCGGATACCATTTCGCTCAAGCATCACATACCATTGGAAAGCCGGTGTACGGCGCGATCACCTTCTTCGATCGTACGATGGAAGGTCAACTGCGGATGGTACTGCAGACGGTCGGTGGTGATTGGGTTCTTGACGATCAGGCAATGAATGAGCTCCTGCTCAATACTGCCTACAACCCCCGCATTGCTACCTGGGAACAATTGGTTGAATTGCCTCACCAGTTCCCTGTTGTAAACCATGATTTCAGTGTCGATGATTTTGTCGGCATGAGTGAAGTCGTCGATGAACTAGGAGATATCGAACGCGCCATCCTTCAATCTAACGAAGGTGGTCTGCAGCAACACATTGAAGACCAGGCCAACCCACACCAAGTCTCCAAGATTCAGGTTGGTCTCGGACTGGTCGATAACTACCCGACTGCGACCATTGCAGAAGCCACAGGCGGTACCGCCAACAACCGCTTCATGACGCCGTTGCGTACCAAGCAACTGATCGACACCGTGGCCACTGCAGCACTGGTGGCTCACCAGGGCGATTATACCAACCCGCACCAGGTGACAAAGACACAGGTCGGTCTGGGTAACGTACAAAACCTGGCCCTGGCCACCCAAGCGGAAGCCGAAGCGGGCGCCTCCCATGCGCGTTATATGACGGCACTGCGCACACGCGAGGCCATTATCGCTATTGTCGGTAACCGTCTCGACGGCCACATTGGTGATTACGCCAACCCGCACCAGGTGACGAAAGCCCAAGTGGGGCTCGGGAATGTCCAGAACATCGGGATCGCTACCGATGTCGATGCATTGTCAGGCCTTGGCGACAGTGGGGTGATCACACCTCGACTCCTTAGCCTTGTGTTGAGTGAGACGGTAGGTGAAGGTGTCACCGATCACATTCAGGACTCTGCAAACCCCCATGGTGTCACCAAAGCACAAGTGGGTTTGGGGAGTGTTGAGAACTTCGGGATCGCGACAGAAGTAGAGGCTCGGGAAGCCACTGCTGCCAACAAGTACATGACCCCACTGGCCGTCCGGCAGGCAATCAATGCTCTGGTCGGTGACAGTTCCAACGCTCACGTCACTGACTTCGGTAACCCGCATGCCGTTACTGCCGCCCAGGTCGGCACGTACGATCGTGACCAGATCAACCTTCTGTTGAACGATAAGTTGGACCTGGCCGATACGGCAGGCGATTCGGCGCGAGTGTTCGGTCTTAACCAAGAGGGTCTGGCAGCATGGATTGGGTCCGTCACCTCAGGTGATGCACTGAAGTTTGATGGCAAGACTTACAATGAAGTCAAGCTCGACATCCTCGCAGGTAAAGCTGCAGACTCTGCTCGACTTGATGGTAAGTCCTACGCTGACATCTTGCAACAGATCTCGGAAGCAACAGGTAACAGCTCGTTTAAGTATGTTGTAGACGGCATCCCCATGGTCGAGGACGACCTCGGCGATAGCATCGAAGCGCCTACAAACTGGTGCCATATCGGCTCCATGTTCCAACGGTCAGCCTTCGCCGATGCCGACCTTACGATACTTATCACAGGGGGTCGAGTTGACAATATAGACATTCGCCGTCACCACTCTATCCTAGTCGAGATTTCCACAACCAACGACTATGAAAACGGTGATGTAGGTGCCGCCTATGCTCCTCTCCTACTAGGAGACTGCGTGGTCAAGTACCTCACTCCACCAGAGCGATCCATCGACGTTGGAGTTGTAGTGTCTGATGTTGAAGGTAGACCGTGTCTTGATATTTACGTTAAGAGCACTGGGGTTACTTCACCGTGGGTCGTGACTGAACTGACCGATGGGCTATTTGTCCAGAAGGAGCGGGGCCCTATCATTGGGGTTTCTGATCTGATTACGGTAGAGCCTGCTGGGATTGTCTATCCGCGTATTCTCCTCGAAGGAACGGCTGAGATCCAGGCGCTTCAGGAGTTCTCGCAGCGTAATGATAACCCTCATGCCGTCACCAAGGCCCAGGTTGGATTGGGGAGCGTGGATAACTACGGAACGGCATCTACGGCAATGGCCATCACCGGCACTGCTACCGATAAGTTCATGACCCCCGCATCTACCACGGCTAAGGTCAACGACTCCATCGGCATTCTCTGCGATGAGCTGATCCTTGTCATGGATGATGCAATGGCTAACCTGTTCTCATAACACCCTGGACGCTGCGCTGGAGACGGCGCAGCGTCATTATCTGATAGACCCAGACACTGGAGTTTTCCATGAGCGTGCCACCCATTATTCAATATCCGCTCGACCTTACCGGAACGTCAGCGACAAACGCCATTGTAGGTGAAAGTCGGGACATTGCCAACCTCAACGAGCGGGTCTTCGTGCCCAAAGCCGGACCATTCTACACCGACAGCTTCGTCATTCGTAACGCCGAAACCGGTCAGCCCCTGAGGCCTGTGGATGACTATGTTCTGGCACAACCGTTTTCTCAAGCGTCGTTGCGCAGCGGCAAGGATGTTCAGTGCGCCGTTGTCCTGAAGACTTCTGTCCCCATCAGCGTTGAGATGGATTATCAGGTTGTCGGGGGCGAGTATTCCTGGAACCTGGCGGGCTTGGCCGACCTCATTGCCGAACTCGATCTGGATGACCGCCCTATCAAATGGGGTGCAGTTATTGGTCGACCGACCATGTATCCGCCAGCACCGCACATGCACGACATTGGCGACACCTACGGGTGGGAATACGTCGTGTGGCAGTTGGAGCGTGTGACGTATGCGATCCTCACAGGTGACGAGGCCTCTCACGAAGAGCTGCGCCAACAGATGCAGACGCTACATGCCCAGCAACAAGCGATCATCGATGCTCTGGATGCGCGGTTTGTAGGTCACACCAACGACAAAACCAACCCTCATGCCGTCACCAAGGCCCAGACGGGACTGGGTAGTGTCGACAACTATCCGACAGCTAACGCCAGTGAGTCGCTGGCCGGGGTCGCCAACAACCGCTTCATGACACCTCTGGGAAGTGCATCGCTGGCAGACCGCATCGCCACCGAGCGGGTCAGTGACCATGAAGCCAAGAAGACCAACCCGCACCAGGTAACCAAAGCGCAAGTCGGCCTAGGAAACGTGGATAACTACGGGACAGCCACTCAGGCACAGGCCGAATCTGCATCGGTTACCGACAAGTTCATGACGCCTCAACGGACTTATCAAGCCATCATGATCCATGCGGGTGTTCTACTGGATGCCCACGTCAACAACAAGCAGAATCCGCACAGTGTCACCAAAGCACAGGTCGGGCTTGGAAGCGTCGACAACTATGCCACCGCCAGTCAGGCTGAAGCCCTGGCGGGTGTGGCCACCAACCGCTTCATGACACCCCAGCGAGTCAAACAATCGATTGACGTCCATGCCGGCAACCTGATCAATGCCCACGTCACCAACACCAGTAACCCACACCAAGTAACGAAGGCTCAGGTCGGTCTGAGTAACATCCCCAATGCCGTCACTCGCGAGCGAAGCCTTGACAGTAACACCACCCTGCTACTCGCTGGTGCAATGCGCGATCACCTTATTTCGGGTGACCACGACAACCGGTATGTTCGTCTGAACACTCAGCAGAACACCAGTATGCGGATCGTCAACGGTACACTGCAGTCGTATGTCGGTGGTTACTGGCGTCAGGTCTGGCCGGCGGTGTGGAGTAACCACGTTGCACAGGGTTACAACGACCCCTACCTTGGAGAAGGTACTGGGGTGCAGCTGTTGTCAGCAGGCGGACGCCTGTACGCCACGGTCAACGGTAATTGGCAGCAGATCTGGCCTTCGCAGTGGGCGGATTAATTTACCGGACATTAGAATTCTATAGACGATGGCAAGCAGGGCGGCAGAGTTCGCCCTGTACCTTCAAATAGACTTCTAAATCTGACGAGGTGCACCGATGCTCCAGCGATTGGAGATGTTCAAATTTTCAGGAATCTGTGAAGATACCTTAGCGGTGGAGGATGTCATTGCCAGTGCCCATGTATACGAGCAGAACATGATCAAGGTGGTTCGCAACAATGCGTCTTATGTAGTCAATAACTTGAACGAATACCTTGAGCTTTCGACCTACCCGATTAAGATCGAGGGATATGAGCGATTCAATTCGGTCATGTTTCGCGAATGCAAGGCGCTGGCGTCCCACATGAAGCACCAGGGGTTTGTCAGTTGCCATTTGTTCTTGTCGCCCAAGGCCTCGGTAAGTTTTGCCATGCACACTGACCCTGACGATGTCGTTGTTCACATGGTCAAAGGGCGTAAGCTCTTTGAATCACCCGACGGTGTTCTAGAACTCAGTGAAGGTCAGTCGATCTACATCCCACGCAACTATCCGCACCGAGCAATCAACACCGAGGATTCTATCATGTTGAGTTTTGGGTTGGAATTGTTCACTGAGCAAAAATTATGGGCATGAACAAGACCATCTACATCAAGACCACGGGTACCTGCAATCTTGACTGTCATCATTGCTTCACCAACGGGAAGAACGGCGACAAGACGCAGTTTGATCCGATGGTCACAGCTGACTGGGTCCGGTCATTTATGGCCAAGTATCCAGTAGGAACACACTACCACATGGAGTTTCATGGTGGAGAACCGTTTCTGGTGCCACTCGAAAAGCTTAAGGCTTTTGCCGATCAGTTCATCGACAACCCACATGTCTCGTTCTGTGCAAACAGTAACCTGACATTCAAGTTGAGGGAGGAGCATATTCTTTTTATGCTCGATTACTTCGACGGGTTTATCGGCACAAGCTGGGACCCATGGATTCGATGGGCGAACGATAAACAGTTCAACCTCTGGAAAAGTAACCTTGAGTTGCTCCGGAGTAGGGGTATAGGCATTGCGCTTAAAGCCTCGGTCAGCCGTGCTTTGCTGCAGATGACTCCCGACTGGTTCATCGATCAGATGGAAAGCTTTGCAGTTGAAGAAGTGTCACTCGAGCGCCTGACCTTCGATGGGAACGCAACCGCCAATCGGGATGTATTCCCCGACAATGAAGAGCAGGACAATTGGTACCTGGCCCTGTACCAACGCTATAAACAGCGAAAGCCAAGGGTCCGGATCAAGACCCTCGACATCATCGAGGAAAAACTCAAGAACAATATCGTCAAGGTCGACACCAATTGCCGTAATTGTGAACAGAACCTTGTAACCATCAACTCAGACGGATCGCTCTCAGGTTGTCCAAACGCAGCCGCTAAGCTCCATCACGCCAAGATAGAAGACGGTGTGGAAGCTTTTCTGGTCTCGGACGGTCGGGTAACCGAGATCGCTACCGAATTGACTTGGGGTGATGGTTGCCTCGGATGCGATGTGTTTGATCTATGTGGCGGTGATTGCCACAGACTTCCATGGCAAGATGGGCGATGCGGTGGGTTGAAAAACACCCTGCGCTTCCTGTCTGGCCGAAACACTCACAGTAACCTGATTTTGAAGGTGTAACATGACTGAACAAATAACTCGTAACCGTCTAGCGGTCCAAGCCAACAGCCGGATTCGTGACCGCTGCAACAGTGGTATTTCGTGGGGCACCAACAGTTATCCGGCCAACTCGTTGTCGTGGTGGTTTGGTGGCACGACAGCAGGCCGTGGTGAGTCCTTGTCTCGCGATAGTTTCAACGCCGGCGATACCGATGCCAGCCAAGTCGTGGAGCGCCTGCGGTCATTCGCCAACATCTTTGCGGCTATCCGTCGGACGCGCATCGTCATTTACCGCACCCATCATCAACTCGGCAGTGAAGTGATCTATGATGGGACGGCGGTGGCACACACGGCGTACTCGGTGGGGGCGTTCGCCAACGGTGTGCCAGTATCTGCAGTTCGCAATGGCGTGACAATGGATCTCGGGATGCTGAACGATAGTATCGATGAACTGTACAGTGCCTACGTATCCAATTGCCGCAACACCACCCTGGACCTGACCAACACGGTCTGTCATTCAAGCTGTCACAGTAACTGCCATACAGCCCGCGGTCGACGTTAAACCAGGAGCAGCACCATGGAACATCAAGAAAAGAAAGTCATCGTTACTCCGGCACCCATTCCAATGGATCTCTTGCGGTTGAAGTTCACCGAAGATGTTCATTACGTAATCGACTACAGTGAAAGTAAGTTCAAGGGGAAGGTTCTGCTCACGTACCTGACCAACCTTAACCTGAACTGTGAGATCAAGTTTCCCGATCTCGAATCAGAGCTACAGGTGTTTAAAGAATATCTGTCTCTTCCAAGTATGGTGAATACGCCGCAGTTTGAAAGCATCATCATTCATCTGCTACTCGATATCATGGCCGTCCCCAATGCCCTGACATTCGACCCAACTCAATTCGTCATCGAGAACGCAGAGGTTCTTTCCCGCTGGTTGACTAACGTCTCCATGCTACCGGCCTTCGCCCTACACTGCCACCCTAAGCTTAAGGATCAGGTAGGTAAGTACGAGGAGGTGGCGGACGATCTGCGAGGGATCAACTTCGTCAATCTGGTCAAGCATCCTGATTTCCCACTGCTCATTGATGAGATCCCGGAAAGCGACTGGTGCTGGAACCGGACTTTCTTTAACGAGCCGTGTTTTGCTGGTAAGAAGATGTTTGAGTTCTTCATGGATAAGAATAACCCTTACTTTATCTGTCTGCTGGCAATGGAAGATCAGCTCGAATCCGGTAGGTTCCTTGATGCCCTATCGTCTACAGTTTCCAACCTAGCTACTCTGCCCGAAGGAGTGTAGTATGTATCATTTTATCAACCGTGTCTATGTGGACACATCGCTACTGCTCGACCATGACGCAAAGCGAATGACCATCGGTAAACAAATCGGGTATGAATACGCCAAGGTGAGTGAATTTGATCCAGAGGGCGGTGTCCAGCTGTTCTACGCTGAGTCTCTGGATGCTGTCGATCATAAGGCTTTCAAAGACGCGATGGTCCAAGCGGTATCCAGCGATGAGAAGACCACCATCTTCTGTGATTCCGATACGTACGTGCGCCTGTACGGTATGTTCATCAAGGCTCTTTTCCCCAATATCGACTTCGACACCTTCAAGTGGATCATGGTCTGTAAGAAAGCGATGTTCAACAGTTCGGTATCGTCACGCGGTGAACCCAGCGTCGATGTCCTTTCTAAGCTGGTGATTAATGGGGCTGTAGTAAAGGCTGTCTACGACAGTGAAGAAGAACTTCAGGACATCATCGATGAGCTGGTCCGTGACAATGCCGAAGAGCTTTCGCTTGAGTGGCAGATCATCCGACTTCGACTTGATGGAAAATACGGTAAGATCCCTCGGGTAACCAAGAACATCCTGCGCAAGATCGCACTGTCGAACGCACACGATGCTCTGGAAGTGTGGGCTCGTCATATCACGCGGCCAGAGAACTGGGATATGGCAGGTGCTGATATAGACACCTTGCTCAACGGCCAGACTGTATTTGAAGGGTGCCTGAGGCTCCCTCATCTATCGTCTACGGTACTCATGCGCCCGGGTCTTTACGCCTACCGTCCTACCGATGAATGGCTCATGGGTATGCTCCGTGAAGCCATTAAGTTAATGACTCATCTTGAGGATGAGTCCTCGGCCAAGCGTGCTGCCAAGATTCTCGAGTTACTCGCCGATACCCGTCCCATGTCCGACCCTGCAAACTGCATGGATCGTATCCAGGTTATGTTCAACGGTCCGATGCGCATTGCTCTCGCTATGCGTGATAACGGTAAGTACGACGAGAGCCTTATCAGGCTAATCCTTAGCCTCGACGACGATAAGCTTAAGGATATACTTGAAGGGGCTGCCTGGCGATGATAAAGATCCCACTGGTAGATATACTCCAGGAGAAGAAGGGCCGATTCAAAGAGGTGCACCTAATACTCTTTGAATTCTGTAACATGAGCTGTTCGTTTTGTCACCAGGACCATAGTTCCAAAGTGGGTGTCGATCACCACGCTATGTTCGATAAGGTACAGACCCTGATTGGGGTGTCGGACCCAAACGTTCCTGTCGTAGTGAACATCACCGGTGGGGAATTGTTCATGGACGATATCGCAGATGAGTACTTTGATACTTACTACGAGATCGGGTCAAGGATCATCGAGCATTTCACTGAAGTCAAATTAGTCTTTGGGACTAACCTGGTCTACGGCGACGCGGATCGCGTGAGATGTCTTGTGGAGCGCCTCAGGGAGAAATGTAGGGAAGTCTACCTGGCTACCTCTTACGACCCGGCAGGGCGCTTCACCGGCACTCAGAGAGAGGTGTTCTTCAGAAACCTCAACCAGCTGCATGATCTGGTAGATACTGTTAACGTAGTGCTCACCAAACAGAACATCCATCTCTTCCTTGACGGTAAGGAAGGTCCGGAGTTCAAGGACATGTGTGATAACTTCAGTGTCTACTTTGACCACTACATTCCAAGTCAGATGTACGAGTACATCCAACCGGATGAAGACTTGATTGGTCAACTGTACCTCAACATCAATGAACGGTACCCGAACTCCTATCCCATTCGGGACTGGAAGGAAAACAAGTTCAATGAGACCACCTGCCGCTCGACTAAGATCATCAATAAAGATGGTGTAGTCAGCACCTGCTGGTCGGAGGCTGGTAAGGATGCCATCCTGGATGAGGCAGAAGGTCTGCGCGCCAAGGACGCCGCAGAGGTTGCGTTCGTTGAACATTACGAATGCTTCAGTTGCGAGTTCTACTCTAGATGCGGCCTGCGTTGCTTCCTGCACGATACAGTACTGGGTGAGAAGTCGAAGGTCTGCTCGATAAAGGAAATGTTTAAAGCCATCTTGTAACGCGGCATAAGGGCAGGGGCCACGGCCCCTGCCCTATGTCTGCTGTAAAGTCAGGCTGGCGTGATAACCTTTTTATTGTCTATAATAGACGGGATTAAGTTAAAACTTTACAGCCATTCTACTATGACTTATTTCAAACCAGCCATTTAATGCCAGGCACATTGTCCTGGCAGGGGGATTAGAAAATCGACCTCATAGTCAAGCCCACACAGCTTTGCAATTTCCGCTGCACGTTCTGCTCCAGTACGCATCTGAGTGAGGACGCTACAGCCACCGTATCCCTTGATCAAATTGAGCAGTTTATTAAGAGGTACCCTGAAACCCGCACAATCATCATCAATGGTGGCGATCCCCTGATGATGCCTCCTCAGTATTACTGGGATATGATCGAAATACTGGATCGGTTGGACTCTGATGCGTCAATTAGCTTTACCTCCAATCTCTGGCCTTTCTTTGTGAACCCCGAGAAATGGGAAAAGCTTTTTAACCATAGACGAATGGGTATCACCACGTCGTTTCAATATGGTGACAAGCGTTTGAAGGGGGATGGTACCCCACTGACTGAGTCTGAATTCATTGCGGTGAGTGACCTCTTCCTCGAGCGCGTCGGTTACCGGCCTGAATTCATTGCGGTGATCGATAGGGACAATGCCCATACCGTCCTCGACACCGTGCGACTAGCTCGATACCTTGGAGTTGAAGCCAAAGTCAACTATGCCGTTGCTTCGGGTCCCGTGGTTGATAAAAAAGGGATCACCATGGGCAATGAAGATCAGATGTATACTCAAGCCGACATGTATAAGGCATACATCGAGATCTACGATGCAGGACTGATGGAATGGGAATTCAATACCAAGCAGATGGTCAAGCGCATAAAGGGGCAACAAACGATCTGTCCACTGTCCCGTGATTGCGATGAGGGCATCCGTACGTTACAGCCTGGTAACGGATACTTCTCGTGTGGGGCTTTCGGCGATGACCTGAAATACCCAATCGACTTTCAACATGAGATGGCCGGAGGCTTCGTAACTCCCCTGCGCAACCAGGAAGAACTCTGGTCGATGAAAGAAGATTGCAATACATGCCCCATGTTCCTCATCTGCAATGGTTGTCGTAAAACAATAACCGATACCAAGCGCCTTGGCCTGGTCGAACATCACTGTAAGACCATGAAGAGCATCGCCCCACGGATCATCGAGATGAACGGGATGCAGGACTACCTGACCCCCACCCCGTACGTGGACGAGTCTGTCCAACTCATTGCGAGAGGCTAAGTGATGCGGGCTGACAATCTGGCACTGGCAATTGCCATCATCATTTCGGAGGGTTTGTTTTGTCCAAGCCAAGAATAAACCTCAGTCTGAACCCCACGTACTATTGCAACTTTAGCTGTGACTTTTGTTACTTAACGACAGAACAGCTTAATGACCGGACCCTGTTACCAATCGAGGTCATCGTTGAGCGGGTGGATGAGTTACTTGACCACTTCGAGATAGGTCACGTTGACCTTTATGGCGGTGAGGTTCTACTCTTACCAGAGGAATATCTACTGGCCATAAAAGAGATATTCCTGTCGAGGGGGATAAATGACATTGTATTAGTCACTAACCTTTCTCATGTCCCCGATCTTGTTCACGACAGTGACTTCAAGATCTCGGTGTCCTATGACTTCTCGGCCAGGGAGAAGCATGAGAAGGTATTTGAGAACATCATGCTTCTGAGTAACAAGTTCGTGATGCTTACTCTAGCAAGTCGGGAATTTCTAGACAAGGTGACTCCTGACGAGTATGTCAACACTCTAGCTTCCCTTCCTCATCTATGGCATGCGGAGATAAAGCCATACAGCTCCAACCAGGCTAATGTTCAACCCGTGTCCTTTAAGGAATTTGAAGAGTTCGTCTGGCAGGTGATCAATCACCCCAATCGTAATTTCACCTTCGAGAACGAATGGCAGTTAGAGGATGTGATCAGCGGGGAGCGCAATGCATTTAGTGACGATCACGTTTACATAACCCCTACGGGTGATCTTGCTGTCCTAGAATTCGACAGCCAGGATCGCGAATACTTCAAAGTAGTCGACGGGATATCCGGTTATTTGGAATGGTGTGAACAGGAGAAAGCGCGGGTCTCTATGAATGCGATCTGCAATGCCTGTCCCTATTACGGTAAGTGTCTCTCTGAACACTTGAGAGAGGTGGTGGCACTGGATGAATCCTGCAATGGGTTCCGTGGACTCATAGAGCGCTGGGAGAAACTGAAATGATGACTGATCCTGCTACATTCACTGTGAACTTCAATCTGGAGATCACTGCCGGGTGCGGCTATAACTGTCTAGGATGTACAGTCGATAAGAATGGGGCGAATACCCAGCTCGAACCGGAACTAGGCGATCTTCTGCCCCTTCTGGAGGACATTAGATCGAAAGGCTGGCGCACACTCGAATTGAAAGTAGGGCCAACTGACCTGACCACTGCTGAGAACGGCTTTACCATCCTTGATGATCCTGTCTTCGGGAAGATAGTCAGCTACTTCAACTTGATCTCAATTAATCTGGCAATGTTGAATGACCATGGCCTTAAAAGGTTAGCCGACAAGCTTGAAGAATTGATCCCTGGCAAATACCTGATGGTAGGTACCCCTGTCACCCTCAAGAACATGCTGAATAAGAAATACATGACGCAGTTGAGGGAACGATTTGCCCGCTTCAAGGGTATGTTAAAGACCATTACATTCACTCGCATTTACATGACCATCAACGTCGATTCGGATTCCATCCGCCAATTCAGTGACGAGACCTTCGATGCAATCAGCGACAGTAACCTGACAGAGTTTGATTCGGTAGAATTCGTTTTCACCGATGTGAGGCGTGGCTTTGATAACCTCATGGTTGCCGAACAGTTCAAGCGGGTGACGCGCCAGTTTTCATCGTTCGTACTTGATCGTGAAAAACGTGTGGCGGGCAGTCATGTCTTCACTCGACTGGTACCTCGTCCACAGGAGGGGTTCGAGTTCACTTACCGTACAGGTGACCTCTATACAACGATAACCATGGTTGAAACGCTGACTATCTTTGACGATAAGTACAAACTCCCAAAACCATGGACATTCGAGTCACTGATTGACTTCAGGGAAAACCAGTACGCTGATACACTGATAAAGTATTCAGGGCATCCTGAATGTGGCGATTGTTGTTACCTTGACAACTGCTCTCGAAATAACATCCCGACGCTGATGGAAGAGGCCAGCAGTGATAGGTGCCTGTTCGACATCAAGAACAGGTGGGAACCTGCCTGTCACCTCGAGAATCCGGAAAGGAATATCACATGAAAAAACCTATAGTACAGCATCGCCAGCGCCTGGAGATTGCCCTCGATATTCTAAAGGGATGTGGTCACTCGTGTAGTGGCTGCATGATCGATAAGGAACTCGGCGGTAGTGCAGAAGACATTCCCCAACTGTACGCTCTAATTCAAGAGATGGTGGCTGATGGTGGGTACGTTGCATTTGACCTTGGTGTAGGACCGACTGACTACATGTCTTCGGATAACACCAGTGTCCTCATGGACAACCCAACATTTAGAACCATGGCGCAGATGTTTGACCAGGTTACGTTCAACGCCGCCTTCCTCGAGAAAGACCTGGACAAGTACGCTAAAATGTGCGAAGAGATCGACGAGGCCTGTCCCAACAAGGCGATTCGATTTCTGATGCCTGCTGCCCCCGACTTCTTCAAAACAGATAAGTTCGGGACCATGATTGCCAGTAAGCTCCAATACGTCAAAGATACGTTTAAGAAAGCCTACTTAAATGAAGCAGGGTTTGTGGTCAACTGTACCTCAGACACTGTAAGCGAGAACTTTGACGAATTGATGAAGAACGGCTTTGCAGTGGAGTTCCCCACTGAGAAAGACGATATCCTCAATATCCCATATGGTCGGCTACCTTACAAGGATATTATGGTTGGCCAGAACATCAGACGGATGTCCCACCGTATCAGTCAGTTCTACTCTGCTCTCTGTGGTGTGGATGAGCGCCGCAGGAACCCTGATCTCTGTTACCACACTGGCACTATGGTAAACCTCTGGTACACAGGCGGTAAGCTCTACTGGGTACCTTTCTTAAAAGATGATTGTCCGTTCCTTGAAGAAGAATTTGTCATCCCTAAGCCCTGGAACATGGAGAATGTTCTAAGTGTTCGTCAGAAAGCGATGAATGAGGCGATCGAGTATCTGGAAGGTACTGACTGCATGACATGTGTTTACATGAGCAGTTGTACCGAGAAAGGGATCATTAATATCATGAAACGGTTAGCAATCAAAGACTGTATGGTAGGGCTTCAGTATGTCAGAGATGATTCCCAATCGGGGGTTCAACATAACCTTGGAGATCCTTCAAGGGTGTAAGTACAGTTGTGTTGGCTGTATGGTCGATAAGGAACTTGATCCCGGTCCGTTCGATGAAGATGGACCGGCACTGCTCTCCTTAGTCGATGAGATGAAGGACAGTGGATATGAGCTCAATGAGTTCACAGTTGGTCCGGTTGATGTTATCGCGTCGAGTGCTGGTACCGCTATCCTGGACCATCCATTGATACAGTCCTTGGCAGATCGATACTGTGGTATGGTACTGCCGCTCGCCCTGCTGCAAGAGACAGGCCTTAAGGAACTGTGCGAGAAACTAAACTCCCTATTAAAAGGGAAGCGGTTGAAAGTTGCCACTCCCTTCCCCGTGAGAAGTATCCGAAATAGAAAACACATCGACCTAATCAAAGACCGGGTGCAGTATATCGTTGATCATCTACCAGATGTCAAGTTCGAGTTACTCTACCTCACCGTGAATATGTCAGACGACCCGACTGAACACCTTAGCGATCAACTCGATAAGGAAATTCATGCGTTGGATTTCGGCGTCCGTAAACTGGTGGAATATGTCTTCCCCCATGCTCGTAAGGGTTTCGATGACCTTGTCAACAGACAGGCATTCTTAAGAGCGTTTACAGGCTTCACTGAGGTCATCCGAGAAAACCGGTCGCGGTACCTGATAAAGCCTTTGGATGATTCCCTGGAACTCACCTATAGGAACGGGTACCTATATTACACCCCAACACTAATTGAGAAGTTTCCTCTATTCTCAGATCAATATAGCATTGAACGACCATGGACACGTCATGGGGTCGAAGGACTGGAAGGGAATCTCTATATCGACGAACTTACTCGTCGAGTTGAGCACGTTACCTGCGGCGATTGTATCCATATCGATCGTTGCGCACGAGGTGACATCCATCTGATAATGACCCATTTGAATTACGACGAATGCCTGGTCGGGATGAAGAACGATTGGACTATGCCATTATGACTCCACCTTATAAAGATTTTCAGCGTGTCTACAATCAGTTAATTACGGATCATCCAGATGACTTCAGTAACATGGAGATCATTGAAGACGATGAGTTGGTGGACAATGCCCTGTCTTATTTCAAGCACGCTACGTTCCCCCTTATCTACCCTAGTAAGAGTTACGCGGTCGCCATTATCTACGCGCATAAACTCAATGAAATCTACGGTATCGATAAGTACGATATACTGAATGACCCTGATTTATTCCTGGGTCAGGACATGTATTTCGTACCGTATAGTCAAGACCCTGAGACATACGACCGAATCATGGAACGTCTAATGACCATCCCAAATTGGATTGAGTCAGGGTGGGCCCCTCAGACCGTTAAGTATTGTCTACTTGAATGTACTGAGGAAGGCATTGCTTCACTTAGCGAGGTGTAATGTGGAAGTCTTTGAACTCTGGAAGACCCCGATTGTACGCATCAATGTTGCGGATCGGTTCAACATGGCAGACTGGACCGATGAGGTGTTCGCACTATACAGCATGACTGGTGGGGAGGACAGCCGCCAGCGCTGCATCGATAAAGATTTGTTTCCAGTCATCCTCAGTATGCGCGATGAGGTGATCACTCCGGCAGTGAAACAATTCTGCCTAGATCACTTCAATTACAAGGTTGGGAACTTCTACGTCGACACCAATGGCAAGTGGATTGTTGAGGGTGAAGGTCTGTATCCACATTACCATCCCGGTTCGGTTGTCTCGGCAATTTGCTACCCAGGTGACTCGGTAAATGGCATGACCATGTTCGACCCGAAAGGGAATGCATGTCGTGGTTACCCAAAACCTATGCGGAACAGTGCACTATTCAAAAACTTTACACTACAACCCAAGCAAGGGGACATCTATTTGTTCCCGAGTTATGTGCAGCACAGCGTAGCCCACGTCACCGAGGACTTGCGTCTGTCGTTACTGCACGAATACTACATCATCGAGGACCTTTAGCCATCGATGAGGGCGTCGCCTTGCGTGGTCTCCCTCGATCTTCTGCTCTCTGGGCGGAAGATCACTTACCTGCTTGGAGTTCACAATGTCAATTCCACCAATTATTCAATATCCCTTGGATCTCACTGGCACCTCGCCAACGAACCACATTGTTGGGGAAGTCCGTGATATCCTGACCGATGCCAATCGGGTCTTTATTCCGTTGGCCGGTCCGTTTTATGCCGACAGTTTCACCATCCTCGACAACGAAACCGGTATGCCGCTACGCCCTGTGGATGATTATATCCTGGCACAACCGTTTTCTCAAGCGTCGTTGCGCAGCGGCAAGGATGTTCAGTCGGCGGTCGTGCTTCGTGTATCAGCGCCGATCAGTGTCAAGCTTGACTACCGTGTAGTCGGTGGTGAGTATTCCTGGAACCTCGATGCGTTGCAGGACCTGATCACTCAGTTGGATCTGGATGACCGCCCTATCAAATGGGGTTCTGTTCTGGGTCGTCCAACAGCCTATCCAGCAGCCCCTCACATCCATGACATCGGTGATACCTTTGGCTGGGAATATGTCGTCTGGCAACTTGAGCGCATCACTCAAGCGATCATGGTGGGCGATGAAGCCTCGCATGAAGAGATCCGTCAGCAAATCCGGATTGTTGAAGAGCAGCTTATTTCGCTCATTGGCAGTTTGGACAATCGACTGGTCACGCACGTTAATGACAAAACCAACCCCCATGCCACGACCAAAGCACAGGTCGGGCTTGGAAGCGTCGACAACTATGCCACAGCCACGGCAGCTGAAGCCCTGGCGGGTCTGGTAAACAACCGCTTCATGACCCCAGCGCTGGCCAACACTCTGGCACAACGCATTGCAGCCGAACACGTAGCAGACCATGAGGCCAAGAAGACCAACCCCCATGCGGTTACTAAGGCGCAAGTGGGTCTGGGTAATGTGGACAATTACCTCACGGCTACCCAAGCACAGGCCACTAATGGCACCGCGAACGACAAGTTCATGACGCCCTTGAGGACCAAGGAAGCGATCAATGCCATCGCCGGGAATTTGCTGCAGGCGCACATCAACAACACCAGTAACCCACACTCTACGACCAAAGCACAGGTCGGCTTGGGTAATGTGGACAATTACAGCACCGCCACCGCCGAACAGGGTATTTCCACTACGATCTCCGATAAGTTCATGACGCCTCAACGGACTTATCAGGCCATCATGTCGCACGCCGGAAATGCCCTGAACAGCCACATCGGAAATCTGAACAACCCACACCAGACCACCGCAGCACAAGTGGGCGCATACACCACAAGTCAGACCGACACCCTGCTGTCCAGGAAATTGGGTTCGGCTGAGACAGCGGTCAATGCGAATCGTCTGGAAAACACCACCCGTGCATCAATCCTGTCGGATGCTTACGCAGCTGTCGGAAGCATGGGTAAGCGCAACGTGTTCATCTCCACGGTCGATCCAACCGGCTCTCAAGGTGCGGTAGGTGATATCTGGCTGACTTACTGAGGAAGCTGATATGCCTATTGACATGAAGATAGGTCCATCGACCTGGGCCAGGACAAAGCAACCGCATGTGAAGGTGTCTGACTCGAGCTGGGCGCCGTTGAAACGCGCGCTGGTGAAAACAACTGCAGGCTGGAAGGAAGTCTGGCCATCGGAAATGGTTTACACCCACACCGGTGTTGGTTATAACCTGAACATCTACAACTGTTTCGGTCAACCCAATTCGCCTGGGAAGTACGTGTTTGTTAACAACGGCTACATTGGTTCAGATACTACCGATCAATGGGCCTTGGCGACAGGTGTGTTCCCGGCAGGTTCAACTGTGGTCATCATCAACAATGGCCTGATCATTGGACGGGGTGGTCACGGTGCATCCTTCCATAGCTATGGAATGAGTTCATCGATCAGTCAGGCCGGCCCTGGCGGCCCTGGACTTAACCTCCAGACACCCGTCACTATCCAGAACAATGGGGTTATCGCGGGTGGTGGTGGTGGTGGCGGTGCCAGTGGAGACTTCGGCGGGAAAACACGTTGGAACTTCCGAGGGGGTGGCGGTGCAGGCATTGAGCCAGGTGTAGGTGGTATCCATACCTGGGGTAATACGCCACCTTCCCCGGCCACTTATGAATTGGGAGGTATCGCCAGAAGTGGCAGTGATGGACATGGTGGCAACGCAGGTGTAAATGGACGAACTGCAACCATGGTTGTCAACAACGACCACTCGATGATGACGATTGGTGCACCTGCTGGTATCTCCATTGGCAGTACTGGTTTTATTCAGGCCGGTTCTACCGGTTTGGATTCCACCCGTGTTAAAGGTCGACAGGTTGGGGGTACGGGACGTACTCGTATACGGGTTGCCAGTATCGATGGTCGAGGCCAATACGGTGATACCCTCACCGTGAACCTGACCTATGACGGCCCGGCTGGTACCATCGGCGGATCATGGATTTCAGGCGGTTCCATGATCTCGGTCGGGCGCATCGGAAACACCTTCAGATTTACCGCAACAGGGTACGAAAGCGGGTATTCGAGAAACTTCTGGCGCAGTGGGACCATGCGGTTCACCCTGACAACTGGGGAAGGCAGTGACTACCAGGATGTGTACATCCGAGTAGGTGATGGCGGCTACTTTGAACTTTACTAAGATACGAGTGGCGGGGGTTGTTGTTTCACGGGCGATTCGCTGGTAACCATGTACAACGGTGACCTCAAGCGAATTGATGAGGTGGTACCAGGCGATCTGGTCAAGACTCCGTGCAGTTTACGTGGGACGGTTCGAACGAGCAGATCCCAGTTTACAGCGTTTACGACTACGAGTTGCCTGCAGTGGATGCCTCACCATTCAAGCGCATCAGCGACAAGTAATTGCATACGGGAGGGGCAACCCTCTCGCTATGTCACGTCTCATTATATGACCAGAACACCTACCCACCACTCCGAGCAAGGGGTTATTCATGCTTGATGAAATTTACACCGGTCCTGACCGAGGCCATTTCAGGACCATCCGTCTACTGGACAATAGCGGTGTTCAGCAACTGGCAAACTGCCGAATCAAGGAAGCTACGGTATTCAACTACCTGAGCGACCTGAAGTACGCCATTATTGGTTACACCGTTGAATGGTGGAAGAATGACGAACAAGCCCCGCACGAGGGCGGTGAATCGCAGATCTACATTCCACACGGTCGACCCAATGTCAACAAGCTTTACTTCCGGGCTAAGTCGAGCATCACCTCGAACATGCTGTATCTGGAAGATGCCATCATCAACGACTTCCTGAACACCAAGGCATTGGCTGATCCGATGTCCCTGCAGTCGTACAGTCAGGAAGCGGCTGAACAAACTGCCTCAGTGGCCATCTGGCGTGAATTGGAAGGCACTCCTTACTCGTACAACGAAGCCGTCCACATCACCCAATTGCAAGCCACACCTGACAGCCCACTGATGGTGGTCTCTCAAGGTCTGCGGGCCAACTGGCGTCACACTGGTGCAGAGGAATTGCTCCAACTTCGCGTGACGGATTATGCCTTCACCAAACTGCGTGAGTGCTACGAAAAGCTCCATGCTGCTATTATTACCGAGGATGTATAAGTCATGGCCACTAAAGAAACCTTGAAAGAACTCCAGCGCCAAATGAAGGCAGCTGGGATGTACAGCGGCGCTATCGATGGACTCTGGGGCCCGATCAGTCACGGAGCGTTTCTCAATGCCCGCCGCAAAGCGCTGCGGATGAGCCGACCGAGCGCTGAAGCCAATGGCATTGGTCCGTTGCTGTTCAGTTACTGTAAAGCCACTGCATGGTCCGCCAAGGTCTCTGAAGAATTCGTAGGGATGGTACATCAGATCTGTGACGACCTGCAGATGGGTACCCAGGGCGCTGACCTACTGATGTCCTGCATGGCGTTCGAGACGGGCGAGACCTTCAGTCCCTCCATCAAGAACGGTGCTGGCGCACCTCACTACGGTCTGATCCAGTTTGGCAGGGCTGCTGCAAAGGACGTAGGGACCACTGTAGAGGCGCTGGTGACCCTGACAGCCGAACAGCAGCTGATCTACGTCCACAAGTTCTTCAAGCCGTATAAAGGCAAACTGAAGACCCTGAGTGACATTTACATGCGCATCCTCTACCCTGTGGCCGTTGGTAAGCCCGAAGACTATGTATTATTCAGTGAAAAGAATACGAAGTCTAAGGCATATGTTCAAAACCGTGGTCTCGATGCTAACCGTGATGGGCTTATCACCAAAGCCGAAGCCGCTGCAAAAGTACAGGACAAGTTGCGTCGTGGTCTGCATCCCCGTAATCTGCGGGCCTGCTGAAACAAAAAAAAGAAAGTGAAGCTAGAGGGAGCCCTAGGGCTCCCTCTTATGCCGGCTGTAGGTATTCTTACGACCGTTCTGATTTGGTAAGACGAGTAGCACGAATGCCACAGAAGTTGAAAGTGTCTGGCAGACCGTGAGTCAGATGCCAAGGGCTGATTCCAGGTGCGCAATCTTACGTTCATACTCCAGAACCTCTGGACTGCGAACGCCATAGCGACGCATTGCCCGTTCGAGCAAGCGTACGGTATGGTCCAGATCGGATTTGAGGGCGCGGTTGTCGATACCGAACAGTTTCTTAAACATGGTGCGCCCTCCTTTGGGCCAGTAATAAATTAGGTGGTGAGATTAACGGCGCTTGGATGAAAGCATGCCAAGGCCAATACCCAGCAGGGTACCCAGGGCCACTGAAGCATTTTCAGTGGCCCTGGTGTGAGTGGATGTGCCAAAGGTCCGCACCACAGTAGGTTCTACAGCATCCCACGGATCATCGACCGGTACTTCACGCACCTTGGGGTTAGCCTCAGTGCAGTTGTTTACCAGACCGACGATATCGTTGTACCCGATGACGAAATGATCGACACCGAGGGCGATGCATGCTGCAGCTACATGATGCTTCTCAGTAGCGGACAACCCACTCCAGGGATTGAAGTACAGGGTGTAGGTGCAACGGTATTCGATCTGCACGGACTTGAGTTCCAGCTGACCTTTGGTGGTCTTGTTGAAGACCACCTTGTTGGCTGTACCGCGACCAAAGGTAACGACCACACGGGTGCTGGTCGATTCGACATTCGCAGTCTTGGAGAGAATGGTGGCGATAGCAGAAACATCGAGGGTATGAACATTCATGGGTAGTTCTCCTAAGAACAGGGTAATGGTGTTAAATCAGTTGTTCGAGTAAGTGTCTGTGAAACTGCTCACGGTACGAGCGATCATCTCCTCCAGCCGCGGTGAGGCTGCGAATGAGACGCCCGTCGTCTAACCGGTAATACGGTTGTTTAAGGAACGTGGTCAGTGGCATGAATGTCATGGCTGACCGGGTTACTGGGACCATCACCCCCGTCTCGGGGTGCGGCATGAAAAAACGGTACGTGTTAGGTACTGTGTCAGTCATGGACCTGACTCCTGAGGGGATTGCTGGGGTATATCACCAGTACTATGTAGGGTTGAAAAAAGTTCGAATCAAAAAATAAAGGGATGATAGATCAGTTTATCAGGCACAGGCCTAACGACTGATCTATCAGAATTTCGGTGAGACGGCATAATGGGTAGTCAGGGGCGATGGCCATTGCCGATCGCTCGCCTGATCCTACCCCGGAGGCACTGTGGTACCTATCCTCCCTATAGCATACTGCCGACCTAGTTATTTTTTACTATTTTGACTGAACTGACTTCGAAGGCACAACGAATTCTAACAAGAGAAGTGACCACTTCACCTAGGTGATGTAGGGCTGACTTTAATTCGAATCGAATCGGCATGGGGAGGCAGTGCCTCCCTCGTTATGTTCAGAACCCGTTCATCTTGGTCCATTCACGATCTGTCCACTTGGGCGTATCAGGCGATACTGCTACCAAGCTAGACCGTTCAGCGATCCATTTGTACTTCGTGACCCCATCGTAGTCACCCGACTTGCAGAACATCTCGAACGCATCTGCAGGAGTGTACTCGTAGTCGTTCTTATACCACTCTCGCTTCTCCAGATACAACTCATCACCATCAATCACCTTGATGATAAAGGGGGTCTTCTGTAAATCCTCGAAGTAGATCGCTTGTTTCATTGTTATTGTCCTATCGTGATGACCATTACCAATTAACTAAGTTGACCGCCGATCCCACCCCAACACCTTGTCCCTCATCGTCGTCGGACTGCGCTTAGGGACACCAGAGCCATTACCCCGGTCACACCAATATACAGGTTTAGTGTTTATTCACGCCCGACCTTAACAAATAGTGTGAAAGATCTTTCTATTGACTTACTTCGGTGACTTACAATGCTACTCAATATGGTTATGGCGGCACATCAAGGGCGTCTTCGTTGGGGTCGGAGACCCACTCCCAATGGTCAGGTACTGTTCGATACACCGGGCACATTTCAATGGACGTGTCCTGAAGGGGTCACCAAAGTATGCATTGCCATGGTTGGCCATGGCGGCACTGCCAATAGAGATCCGTCGTACGTAGGCGGTGGCGCCAACATCCGTTATATAAACGACATCGACGTAGTCCCTGGACAGGTATACGGCATCGTTGTAGCAAGACCTCATCCACATTTCGCAGGTAACGCCAACAATAACTGCGGTGCGCTAGGTTATAGCTGTACATCTCCGCTTAAAGGTGTCGTACAAGGCTGGAATGGAGGCGAGAGTAGAGTAAGTATCGCTCAGAACGCGAATCGATTTGGTAATAGCGCAGGCAACCTGGGAACTCACGGACATGGTATAGATCTCCGTACGTTTAATACAGTCCCTCCTAACAGTGCTACATTCTCTGGTGGTAACTATGGCGCGGGTGCTGGTGTGAGTAATCAGTGGCGAATGACAGGCGCGGCTGGAAGGTCAGCACTCCGCATCATCTGGGGTGAGGATCGTACCTTCCCAGACAAAAACATCGGTGATCTATAATGAACCCACTGTTAATCGCAGCTGCACACCAACGCTCAAAGGGTAGTGGTTTCAACCCCGCTGCCTATCGCTACGCCGGGACTGTCGTAATCGGTCATATTTCAGCGGGTGGGGCTGAGTATGGTTACTACAAACCCACCAACATTGGCTCAATCACCCCAAGTACCCTAGACACCCGCGCCATCACTCGCGCCACTTGGAAAGACAAACGATTCCAGGCGCCTGCTAGCCGCGAACTGGTCTTAACACTCAATGGCACCCAACGCCCCAACATTACCAAGCTCGCCTTGGTCAAAGACGGTCAGTTGGTAGTCGAACTCACCACACCGTCCCGCGAAGGTACCTACGGCACCCCAGAGTACAACTTGATCTATCTCACGGGTGACGCTGAGATGCCTATCAGTGGGACAGTACAGCTCTATATTGAATGACATCCGTCATAACAGGGGAGCCAGTGGCTCCCCCTTATGACGTCGCGATTGAGACACTACCCCATGCATGGATGGGTAAATACCCATTTGTTCAGGGGATGACATACCGTAGATCGTGCATGGTTCGATCAAGTTCACAGAAAAGATCATAAGAAGTCGTCGCTCCGCTCCTCCGCTAGCGCATTGCTTCCGTACCCTCCAGCAATGCTTTTTATAGCATTCTGAATTTATTCAGAGAATAGACCGCCAAGGTAATTAATTACCAAATCGTATGTATTAGTCCATCTTTAGGTAAACCATGAAAACAGCAATGATGGCAGCATCTGGACGTCGTTTAGGTGACTGGAGACGACACGTAAAGATCGATCTCTGGCGACTTCACCATGGAGACGTTTATCAACTTTGATAGCCTCTCCAATAACAACCAGTACATCTTCGACCTGAACAACAACAGCATGACGTTACGGTACTATGGCACAAACGGAATTCAGTTCGCTCATTCTGGTTCGCTGGCATCTCAGTTCATTCCCACTGTAGGTGTATGGTACCACATCGCCTTAGTCAGAAAGAACGGTGTTGTTACGGGTCCTCTTGGATCAAGTATCCCAGATACGTTACTCTACATGAAGATGATGGTGGGTAACTACGGTGGTGGCGGTGGTTATAACGTAGCAGGTCGTTTGTATGGCTTCAAGCTGTCACTCAGGGCAGTTTATGACGGTAACTTTGTACGTCCTACTTACTGACTGTGATTTAACCGAGGAGACATAGGAGGAGGCCCTAGGGCCTCCTCCATATGCGTTACACCTTAGGTGCGTCAGAGATATCCAAATCCTCTTCCTCTCCCTCGGCAGGTTCCTCTCCTTCAGCCTGTTCTTCCTCAGGAAGCTCCTCGTCCAGTCCTTCGTCGTCCGGATCTTCCCCTTCAGCAGGTTCGTCTAGGTCAAAACTCCCCTCCTCATCACCTAGGCCGTCATCCCCTCCTTCGGCATCAAAGCTTTCCTCGCCGCCGGCGTCATCCCCACCGCCGAACTCACTACCACCGGCCTCATCCTTAATCTCTTGCAGTTCCTGTTTACGGTCTGCCAGATCTTTCAGGATTTTAGCCCGCTTCGTGGCCGCGGTCAGCAACTCTTTGACGTAGTCGGCGATCGAGCCATTGAGTCCATCCAGATGGTTGCTTGCCGTCTCCAGTAGGTTGAAGGCTGGAGAGCCATCTTCCTCGTCGACTGTAGTGAAGATATCCACTTCCGGCATGATGTTGCGCTTACGCAGCCAGCGACGCTGGAATTCGGCTTTGACCACGGCGGTAATGGTTGGGATCATTTCCTCCATGCCAATGGCGGTATCGGATGCAAACATCTCTTCACTGATGTACGCCGCGATGACCTTGTCCAGTGCCTCACTGTACGCATCGTAGCCCTGCATGGATTTGCTGACATCACCCACTTCAGGCGCTGGCAGGTTAGCATGTAGCGACTCGACGAATTCAAAGATGAACTGGTCAATCAGCTCTTCTTCAGACAACTTCTGTTCGCCCGTGTTGTCCAAGAACTTCTTGTTCTCGGTTACGAACTCACGCATCTCAGCCAGGAAGATCCCGGAGTTGAGCAAGTAGCTACGGATGAAGTCTGTCAAGAACGGATCGAACTTGTCCTGGTTCTGGATCACGCGCTTAAGCAGCATCAGGTTGTTCTGAACTACCGTGGTCGCAAAGTCCGTTGAGTTGATACCCTCCATGATCTCAGGGCTCAGGCCGAACATCTGGATGTGTCGACGGCGGTACATCTCTTCCATCTCAGTGTCGATCGGGCGAGAGGTGCCTTCACGCTGACTGACGTCCAGTTTGGTCTCCGGGTAGCGGGTGTTTCCACTGACGACGACGTTCACCCCGTGATTTTGAATTTGATCCGCCAATCCTAGAGGGTGCGTCGAGCCTACGATGCGACTGAACCCCTGGCTGTTGACCTTGGCGTATTCAGAGAGCATGAACTCTACTGTGCTGACCGGGTCTTCGTCCTGTGGGTCCAGGGTGATCTCCAGGGTCTTTCCGCCCACGGCGTTGTTGATCGTAGCCAGCGTGTTAGCCAACATGATCGCCGCACGAATCGAACCTAGAATCTTACCGTCTTCCAGCACTGTCTTACCTACACCGAACTCGTTGTAGTCAAACGCAATGTAGGTCATCATCTCCGCAGGGACAAACAAGATCATGGTCCGCTGACCCTTCAGGTGACGCGACAGCCAGATACGGTTGTGATTCTCAGTCTTGCCCAGTTCGTAGTTGCCAGACAATGCCCCAGAACGTAGGCGGCTCAGTAGATCACCCTCGATCACCTCCCCGTGAATGCGCCCCAGTTCGTCAATGATTTCGTTCTGAAAGCCGCCCATGCCTTCAAACCCACGACGGGCTTGCTGAATCATTTGGCTGGCGTAGCTGTCGACGTTGTTCATCTGAGCTTTGATGTCGTCGTAGTACGAGCTCTGATCGGCGACATCGATAGGGTTGCCATCGATATCCAGAAGAACGTAGTACCCGACATGCTCTGCTGGGTTACCGGGGACGTGGATCGGGATTACCGATTCAGACGGCAGGTGCATGACCAACGGATGACCGTAGGTTTCAACCCCCGTCTGCCGATGCGTCATCACTGGCTGTACCGGTACGTGGGTGTAACGGCGCTTATTGTAGAAGCTCCGTTCGATGGCAGACAAGGTTCGCTTGGCGCCCTGATCGCCCTGATCGGCACGGCTCTCAAGTGACGCCCTGGAGTGCAAACGCCCACCATAGATACGTTTGACAGCCAACTTGCGACGGGTCTCCACGACCATCGGCCGTTTGAGGATGTTGAGGTTATCCAACACCTCGATAGTGGACCCCTTATCAGTAATCGCCTTCTGCATCGTTTTGGACAATTCACTGAGCTTACTGCGCTGATCACGGTGCTCACTGTCTTCAGGAATCAGGTTCTCCAGCGAGACCTTGATACCGGTTACATTGACCTCATGGTTATACTGTTCACTGCGGTAGTTGATCGATTCGAACGAGACGCCCGAGTACGAGTCAACCTTTTCAGGATTGGTGGACCCTTGGCCCAGTACACCCCACGGTAGGTAACGTCCTTTGTTGTCGGTTTCCTGACGAATGTGGCCATCGAGCTGCCGCACCGCCGATTCCAGAGACACACCACTGTAGTTGTCTGCGTTGATAATGCGGTCAATGGAAGACTCGGGCAAAACCAAGATAGGATACGAACCCTTCTCAAACAGAACATCGTTGAGAATAGGTTGCAGCAGCGACGTAATCCTATAGGAGTCATCGAAGAATTCCTGGACCTTCCTCAGTAAGGGTCCGGTCAGGTTGGAATCCAGTTTCTGGTTTTTAATCGTGTACAGCACCTTGACATCTGTCAGGTCACCTGGTGCCAGCGTAGCTGAAATCAGGATCTGACGCGCATAATCCATGTCCGGAAGGATCTGGAAAAGGTTGCGTGCATCGCGAATATTGCCAATCGTTGTGTTAGCCACATGCGCCAGCACACGGTTGTCTGGCAGACGCATATTTTGCCGGGGCGTCGCAGCGCCACGCGGGTCAGGCTGCATCTTGCTGAGTGCCGCTTTGGTTTCATTGTCAATGTCACGCGTTGACAAGAACCTGGGAAAGCGGCGTGTTTCGTCGGCCATCTCACTACTCCTTTTGGATCTTAAACGATGAGTACTCTGTATCAGATTTATCACGAGTCGGTGATTCGACTGGCAGCAACTTTGGTGGTCAAGGACGAAGCAACCTGCACCATCATCAACCAGCGCCTAGCCCTTCTGGGTCATGAGGTGTTGGAGGACCGTCCTGAGACATGGAAGTATTACCTGAACCTTGCAGGTCAGTACCATCCGTCGGACACAGTGATGACAGTGGTGTCCATGGACACCCATGAGAACATCGAATTCACCAAGGAAAACATGACATTGCACCGTGCCACCTGGCGCGAATATCAGTACGGGTCTCGTTACTATAAAGAATTGTTGGCGCGCTACCCCGCTCAAGATGCACTGATCCACGGGATTTTAAACCCGGTGGACCTGAGCACAGCAATAACTGCGCCGGATCATAGTATTCTGTATCATGACGCCGCTGAAGTTGAAGCACGCGAAGTCAACCTTATTGCCGAGTTGCAGAACTGGATCAATGCTCAGTTTGTTCGTTGGGCAAATGACGACTACCGTATCAACAACGCGTATTTTGTCACGGCTCGCCTGGGTGTCCTGTTTATGGCCATGCCGGAAGCGATCAAATCCATCCGATCGGCCAATGCACGAACCAACCGCGTCCACAGTTACCACATCCGTCGGTACCTTGCCAGTTTTGGTCCGCTGGATAAGTACTACGACTCGATGAATGAGTTCCAGCGCCTGTACTTCTACCGGAACATCCGCTATATCCTGAACAACAATGGCAAGGACGAAATGTTCCAGGAGCTGGTTGGTAAGGTCATGACCGAACGAAAGTTCCCACTGGCCGAATACGTCATGCAGCAAAATGACACCAGGCTACTGGAACAAATGGACCCCGAGATACAGTTCGAACGCATGAGTGTCAATGCCATCCCGTCGGCTTTGGGTGAAGACATCAAGACACCTCGGATGATGTTGAGTCTGCAGCGTACCTTGGCGCGCTCCAACGACGAAGAAAACTTCTACGCCGAGCAATACGTGCCAGAGGCCATGAGCCGCAGCTTGACGTCGGAGGTGCGTACCAAGTCACTGGAATCCAACGTCCTTGACCTTAAGGAATCGGAACCCTATACCCTGAGCGAGGTCCTACTCAACCACTGGATCTATTTGGCTGACAGTGGCCAGTACCGTACAGTGTTGATCATGCAGTTGCCAGACGGTGGTGATGGCGTCAAGCTCAGCATGAAGGAAGCGTACCTGGTATACCAATACCTTTACTTCCGGCGCATGGGCATCGAGTTGACCGAGATCCCACGGATCATGGCCAAACGAGTCCGTCGTCAGCCTCTACCGACGTTTGAGGAGCTGCGGTCCATCACGACCACGGCAGTGACCTCAGACGCATTTATCCATGAGGCACTGCGAGACAACGAAAGCATCACGTCTTATGTTTCAGTGGATTCATTCCTGAGGCTAAGTCAGAACATTCAGCGTCGAATGCTGTTGCATCGAGACCTCTATGTTTACCGGGAAGACCTGTTCCAGTACGGGGAGATAAAACTTCTCGTTGACCGGTTCTATGTTGACATGCCAGTGGACATGGACAACGGACAATATTACGCTGATTGGCTCAGGGCCCGCAGCCTTGACTTTGAGAAGTACAGCCAGGCAGAACTCGATGAGATCATGCTGGGAATTCTGAATCAGGCCACCGGGTTGGAATTGCGTACCGCACAGACGGTCAAGGACATCCAGCGAGCCATGTTGGGGATCATGTCTCAGTTGTCAAGCTACAGTGTTCATTATATCCAGCAGATCAACGATGAAGCCGTGATCATGTTGGATTGGCCTCATCTGCGCTGGCATAACCCAGGTGGTTGGGTTGGACATGACGTGCGGCTACCAGTGCCTCAGGCAACGCCTTTAGACTTTTATGGCGCGGCAAAGCTCAAAGGGGTAATCGACCTGTCCGGGATGACTATTCAGGACCTGTCCCGCAGTGCTGCCCATGAGTTTGGTCTGGACCTTGGGATTGACTTCAACCTCAGTGGTCTTAACCAGCACCTGGAAGGCGGACTGATGCTGAACTCACTGGTCACTGTTCTCGGTCAGCCGTCATTCGACCTCAGTCAACTGAACAACACCACGGTCATCATTCCTGCATTGGCAAACAAGCCGATTGCAGACCTTTTTAACAGGACTGTGTCCAATGACTTCGTCAATCCTTAATGGCCCTAGTAACACCCAAGCTGCTCTCCAGGAAAACGACGAGCAGGCGTTTTATCGCCTGCTTCGCTCCATGGTGAAGGCAGGTGTTGAAGTAGAGGGGTTTGAACATTCTGTACCTGTCACTGACCCGACAAATCCCACTCAGGCGTTGATCGAGGTGGGCATTACTCCTGCTAAATCCATGATCGACTACTGGGGGTATCAGGACAAGATCCAGTTGACATATCGTCGCATTCCCATGAGCGCCATGGTGCAGCGCTACGGTACTATCCTGCGTGCTGACCTGCCTGTTACTGTCAAGACGCTGATGCAGGGGTGGTTTGACCGTGCCGGGCTATACGACCGGTCAGAACAATTTGTCGAGCAATCCATTGCCACCTTCGGTCAACACATAATGACCATCAAAGACGGTCAGTTCCTGCTTTATGGAGGAGCCCCCTTTGAGGTCAAACCGCTACAGCGCCAGCTGATAGATGTCTTGCCAAATCGTACGGTTACGGGTTTCCGGACCCCCACTGACTTTGACACCAACGTCAAGGCGGTCCTGCTGTCGCAGTTAACGGCTGCCAATCCCGACACCTTACCTTACCCCTTGGAAATTGACCGGATCACGTTGAGTCCAGTCGAGGTTATGGGTGGGTATGCACATGACAACAGCCGGATTCGGTTGACTGCCAGTAGTGAGGGGTATTACCTCGGTGATCTGGATGTCATCTACAGTCGACTGGACTTTGGCTGGTACACCATGGGTGATCAGATCTACATGGAAGGCCCACCGCTGCCAACCCTCAACTACATCCTGAATCAGGCCAGTACTCAGACAGGGTTTCCATTGTCCAGTGACGATGTCGTCGCCACTACCTTCTCCAAGTTGACAGTGGGTGACCTCGCCACCCTGACCATTGCCTTCAAGCCTCAGAACCTGCGGTATGTGGGCGAACTAACCATTGATTATCGAGCGGTGTAACTGTGGCGAACTTTAGTCTTGAACAACTCCTGCGTTTTACACCGTACGAGGCCGCACTGATCAGTTTCAATGAACAGCACGGCACACAACTCAACCCACGTTACGTGGAGCTGACAGAAGTCATTGGTAGTGAAGGTCCGCAAGTCAGCCTGCGGTTGAAAGCGTCTTCCATAGCCCCCAACAGCGAAGAGAACCGCTTCACCAATCAAGCCCTGATTACCATCCAGCGCTTGGATATAGGTGCGCTATTCGCCGGGGCTGTTCGTATTCCGTACAGTGGCCGGATTGTCAGCTACGACGTCGGGCGCATCCTGACCCAACGCTCAGGGATAGTTTTTGATCCCAGTGACTTTATGGACCAGGTCCTGACGCCTGAGAGTAACATTCTGAAGGCTTCCCCTAAATCGCTTCGCTGGTACGGTCAACTCACCGTCCTGCAACAACCCTAATAGAGGTGGGTATGTATATCCGTCCACTGAAGTACAACAAACCGGTCGAGCAGCAACTGCTCGACATTTTGAACTTTACCAACGGCACCGCTATCGAGCCGTGGCAGGTTACCTTCGGTCCTCCCATCCCCGAGCAAGATCGAGAGATCCCGATTAACCTGCCTCACGTTCACGACTACGATCTTCAGCGCCCCAACGTCACCACGCTGACGCGGATCGAAGTCAAGCCGACACCGGAATCGGGCTGGCGCCGCTCGCAGCACCTGACCTACCGCCGGCGGATCATCCAGGACCATTTTGCTGCAGTACCGTTTGTCATCTATGCAGTGGAAAATTCCGATGCGGTGATCCTCAAGGCACTGAAGGATCAGTACGGACTTCACCTTGAACCTCACCTGGTCACCATCGACTTCGAACAGATCCCCATCACCACTGTGCTCTTTCAAACGCACATGGGGTCGATCATTGAGAACAATATCGAATGTGAAGACTACATTCCACCTGTGACCTGGAATGCCAACGTCAAGATCAATCCAGACCACCCGATCTGGATGGGTGAAATCAAGGTCTATATCCGTGAGGCTGTCCTGCTTCTGGATCGTCCGATCAAGACCACCCTGGAAGTCAAGCGTTACCTGGGACCAGGCAATCACGACAAGCTTCCTGCCGAGATGATCCTGCCCATGGATCGCTTCGTTGATTACGACCATACCCTCAAGCACCTCAAGCACGGTGATCTGGTTGGGGCATGGGCAGTGGATATGGCCAAACGGGTCACTGGTGATGAGTGGGTGTTCGAGAAGCGCCCGTTGCCTTTTAACCTCTATGGGGCAAAGGTAGTTTACAACGGCCTGAACACGGGCGAGATCTACATCAATGACCCTAAGGTCTCCAATGCTTTGATTATTCAGTTCCATGACGAGTACTCGAATAACCTTGCAGGCCAATGGATCATCGGCTACTACAACCACGAGAACTGGCTGCGGCGTTCGCGCATTGATCATCTGCCGATACAGGATCAATGAAAGCGAATTCTATGACCATATCCTATCTTTACGCTTGCTAAAGGCCTCGTCATGCAAAAGATTGTCCCAACCCAACTGTCCAACTACCTTCAGGTAGCCAACTTCCTTGGCAGTTCCTTTGTTAAAGAAGAGAACACCACGCTCAACCAGAAGTTCGATATCCAGGCCAGTGCAGCCATTCCGCCCAACGCTCGCCCGACATTGAAGTTCTTCACCATCGGTATCGGTGGACACGGCTACACCATGGGGCCGAACAACATCCCCTTGAGCCAGGGTGTCGACCATACCTCGGCAGACGCCGGCCTGTACCATCACCTGCCGTTCGTGGTTCGTCCGATCAATGACGACCTGACTGCCGGTGAGCGAACCCGCTACTGCCTGCGCAAGACCATAACGGTTGATTCCGTGAACCTGGTTGCCTATTACGGGAAGCGTCTGGACCTGACGTCGGTCCGTCCCCGGATGACCAAGCGCACCATTCTCGATGATCAAACCATCGTCGAAGACTACGTCTACACCGAAGCCAACCTCTCCCCTACGCCGCCAGAAATCCCCAACACTGGAGCGGTGACCACCAGCAACGAGTACCTGGCCACTTCGGCTATCGTGCCCATGCCGTTCACGGAAAAGGACGTGGCTGAGCTGTACAACGTCGCAGAGACCCTGTTTGGGGATCGTCGGTTGGCGGTAATCAGTGAGTTCGGTTTCTGCACAGGAATCGATGCCGATGTGTCGATCAATACGCCGGCTGGCGCAGTCAACTTCAAAGAAGTCATCGCTGCCCAGATCGCCTCGATCATCAGCGGCCACTACGAACTGATTTACAACAGCAAAGGCTTTGACTTCAGTCTGGAAGTGGGTGCTGTCCAGCCGCTTCTTGGCACCAGCCAGATCCCGACGGTGTCCATGCAGATGCTGGGTGGTTAACACCCGGTAAACCGACTCCCTGGGGGACCTAGCCATGCAGTTTAACGATGAGTCATTCATCTACCGCATCATGGGGATCGATAACGGCTCGTCTATGTTAGGGATGGTGGTGACAGACCTGGATTTGCGTACTGGATTGTACGAGGTCGTCACTGCCGAAACCTTCGTGGCCGAGAAGATCCTAAAGGACTACCAGGGGTTGGTTTCATCGCACGGGGCTCGTTGGGCACGTCAGCACGCATTGCAAGATGCGGTGGCCAGTGCATTGCGATTCTTTAACCCGCATGTCGTGGCTGTGGAGACTCCATTCTTCATGCCACGTCGGGTACAGAGCTTTGAAACCCTGACAGAGATGATGATTTTCATTCGACTGGCTGTAGAAGATTACGGTCTAGGCAGTGACATTATCCGCGTCACCCCTGGTCAAGCCAAGCGGGCTGTTCAGCCTGCTAACTTCACCATGAAAAAGGCAGTCATGAAGGACTGCGTTCTTAGAATGGAAAACATCCATTATCGAGAGGGAATCCACAAAGACGCGCTGACGGAACACGAGTACGATGCAATCGCTGTGGCCGTGGCCCATGGTCGAGATGTGAGAAGTGCGACGGGTTTCGTCAAGCCATAGACCATGAGGGGCGTCGTGATGCTACTGTCTGACGTGATAAAGGTAATTGGTGACGATGAGCTCGAAGAGTTTCCGTGGGGGGGCGTGGTTGTCGATACTGTCAACCTATTCGTCACTGAAGAATTTCGTTTGAAGCTGTCTTCAACCGGCCACGATGTTGACCGCGCCCTGAATTCTCTGGGTGCGGATGTGAAGGATCTGGTGCTTAGGGCCAACCTGGACACCAGTCAATGCCGTATCACTGCCCCAGTGGGCGGTGGCATGGTAGTAGAGTTTGAAGAGACTACACCTGAAGATGAAACACGTAAGCTATGCAAGGCCATGAAGAGTCCGGTCTTTGTCGTAGTGGCGGTGGTGGTGATGATGATGATTATAGTCGCAATGATTATGATCAGTCTCCTGCCAGGAAACAGACCAATCGACCGGTCCGAGGTGTTTTCAGAGGCGGTTAGGATCTTCTTCCCGTCCCTATTAAACCTACCGTGAGTAACGGACTATGGGTACTGTTGAACCTGTAACACCACCTGAGAACAAACGTGGATTTGCTTTCTACGTCAAGATGGCCATTCTGGCTGTCGTATTGTTGGTTGTACTTTCTGAAATTGTTATATCGCAGCGCGCGGGAACCTCATTCAACATGGAGATGCTCGATAAGCTTCTCGATACCTTATTGACCCTGCTGGCCCCGACTCCTGAATGATGTACAGACATAGAGCCTCCTAGAGCCCCTTCAAAGGCTCTAGGAGGCTCTATGCGGCACGTTAGTGCTTCTTGCGATGCATCGGGTTGCTTACCTCAAAAGAGTTCTTAAACAGCGTCCTGACGAACTCTGCATCTTCCTGGGTCTTGATGCCGGGTTTGATCACGCGGATGTCTTCCAGGGCAAAGGGAATCTCCACCTCTTCGATCTTCACACCATCCGGTACTTCCAGATCGATCTTGACCATCGATTGCTGGACACCCTCGGCATCTTCAAAGACGTCCACTTCAAGCACCAAGTCACTGTCCTTGACCGGGAAGAAGTAACGGGTCTTTTTCAGACCAGTGGGTACCAAGGAACGGAAGATAGCGAATGTATCGGCCGAGATCTCCATTTCATTCTCTTGATTGCCGTCGGGTTGTTTGACCTTGATGGTTTGGGTGTAGACAGGCTCACCGTCCCCGGTCTTTGTCATGCGGACACGGATGTTACCGTTTATGCCCGTATCACCCCCTACGTTGCAGGGCATGCCCCATTGTTCCTGGAACTCCTGACGGTCTGCCGACTTGGCCAGTGCTTCAAGGTCCTTGACTTTACCGTAGATCTCATATTCCCGTTCCTGGACCGTAGCCCCTTCTGCATTACTCTCCAAGCTGACGGCGTAGACGGGCGCCATGGCTTGTTTGAGGATTGTGTTCATGATAATGTCCTGTAGACGTAAGACCGACAAAAAAAGAAATGCACCATAGAATGACAGGGAAAGGCCGAAGCCCTCCCCTGTCACCCTGTGGCGTATGACTTAAGCCAGACGGATACCTACGATGTCGCGGGCACCACTGATGGCCACCAGCTCGAAGCACAGGTTGTCAGCGGTCATCATGTAGATGTGCCCTGCGCCAGCCAGACGGCGTGCGGTGGCATACAGCTGCACCAGAACTTCAGCCAACTGCGGTTGTGCACCGGCCCCAGTCTTATTGGGGGTGCGCACTTCCTCAGAGACCAGCCCGAATTCTTCAGAGCTCACCTTGACATGGATCATGCCCAGCGGCTTGAACAACACCGCGACATTTTCACGGAACTGACGGTAGGCTTCCGGATCTTCTTCAGCGATCGGCAGCGTGTCCGTGCACTCCATGAACTCCATACGCATGGCCTCATCGGTCAGCGGCGTCAGGCTCAGCAGCAGGTTGCGGGTACGGCTGAGGAACTGTGCTGCATAGCCGGCACCGAACTTCTTGAACCGACCGCAATTGAGCAGGTCTTCAAAGTCCTCAACAAAGCTGGTGATCTTCAGGCCCGACAGACCAAACTGATCCAGGACTGCACGGTTCACCTCGTCGGTGTAATGCTTGTCCAGGTAGTTCATCACGTTTTCAGCGATGTTGCCACGCAGTGTCTTCAGGCGCTTTTGCAGCACCAGTAGATCCGCTTCGCTTTCATTCAGCGCTTTGATGGAATCCAGCGCTTTGATGGTCTCCTTGTCAGCGGGCAGTTGGACAGCTACAAACTTGGATGTCACAGTGATGTGTTCATCCTGCTTTTGCGCAGCACCGGCCGCCTGAAGGGCAGCTTCTTCCAAGCTGGAAACTGCCTCAGTGCCAGACACACTGTGGACACTGTTCAGTTTCAGGTCATCGAGCACGTACTTGCGGACAGCTTCTTCCACATTCTTCAGTGCATCGAGGTCAACCACATCTAGGTCGTTGCTGGGGAACAGGTCATCACCGCTTTCACGGTCAGACACAGAACGAACTTGGTTGGGGCGGGTCATGTTGCGGATTTCGTGGGCGTACTCGACCAGGTCTCCAGTCACGGCTAGGAACTCCTCTCGGACAGAGCCGTCCTTGCCCTTAACAAGGAAGCAGACTTCCTGGTCGGGATCGTAGGTACGGCGGGTGTGTTGTTTGGGTGACCAAGTCCAGGCGAACTTGGAACGGTGGGCCAGCTGCCAGTTCTCGCCGTTGACCCAGAAGTCATCGTACGGACGATCTACATTGAAATCAGGGCCGTCAGACTTCTGAGTTTCAGCAACCGGTTCTTGACGCACGGTTGTCGGGATGTCAGTCCGCGCCACATCGACGCGCCCTTGACTAATACCCGATGCCTCTTGACCGAACCCGGCGCGGCGTGGTTGTTGCTCGTCACGGTTAAACAGGCTAGCACGCGGCTGTTCAGCCTGCGGGAC